AATTCAGTGTCTAATTCTAATTCGAACTATAGCTTTCAGCAATGATTTATAATTTGGATAAAGGCCTTGCCTATTGGCAAAAAATAACAAAACTCAAAAGGAATTAGTAGAGAGATATCGAAGATTCTGAGTAGAAATCAAGAGATGAAAAGAGTTAGTAATCTATTCCACAAAATAACGGATATTGAGAATATTTACCTTGCAGACAAGAAAGCAAGAAGACATAAGCTCAATACCTACGGAGTAAAGCTGCATGATAAGAATAGGGAGGAGAATCTTTTGAATCTCCAGAGGATGCTCATAGAAGGTACTTATGTAACCTCTGATTATGAAACTTTTATAATATATGAACCTAAGGAAAGAGAGATTTACAGATTACCTTATTATCCTGATAGAATAGTACATCATGCTCTTATGAATGTACTTGAGGGAATCTGGGTTCCTATATTTATAAAGAATACATTTTCTTGTATTAAAGGAAGAGGCATACATGCTGCAGCCAAAGCTGTAAAGAAGGACCTAAAAGAAGACCCTGAAGGAACTAAGTATTGTCTGAAGATGGATATAACCAAATTTTACCCATCTATAAACCATACTATACTTAAGAGAATAATCAGGAGAAAGATAAAAGACAATAAGGTACTCCGTCTGTTGGATTCTATAATAGACTCGGCAGAAGGAGTACCTATAGGTAATTACTTATCGCAGTTCTTTGCTAATTTATACCTGGCATATTTCGACCATTGGATATATGAAGAATTGGGAGTAAAGTATTACTACAGATATGCAGATGACATAGTTATACTGCATCACAATAAGGAGTTCTTACATGACCTCCTGGACAAAATACAAACCTACCTTTGGGACAATTTGAGACTGACTCTTAAAAAGTGCCCGGAGGGGGGGGGAGTTATAAGAAAATATCAGATATTCCCAGTGGACTCAAGAGGAGTGGATTTTGTAGGATATGTGTTTAGACATGGCTATACGAAACTACGGAAGTCCATTAAGAAAAACTTCTGCAGAAAGGTGGCTAAGATAAATAAAAGAGCCTTAACAGTTAAGGCTTATAAACAGAATATCTGTAGCTGGTGGGGATGGTGTAAGTATTGTAATTCTCATCATTTATTGAAAAAGATTTTAAAAACAGATGTATATGAAAGCATACAGCAAGGAAGCACCAAAGCAGGTAGAGCTGATAAGTCCGGAGACTTATAGAGTAAGATGGGATATTTATAAGGCAAGGGAAGAGACTGAGGATGGAGTTGTAGAACAATATGTTTGTAATGAATGTACTGTCTATGCTCCACTTACTCAAGATTCTATTCTTCAGGCTGCTATCAGAGCAGGAATCTCTCAGAGTGAAGAGCTTAAGCTTATCAATGACTACAATGCCTATACACTTGGCCTTACTACTGACCCAATGGTGGTGGATAGATACAAGAATTATATAGGATGGAGAGCTAACCTGAAGACCAAGATAGATACGCTTTGTGCCAGCAATAATATCAAGTAATGAGATGGGAAGACCTTAGTATGAGAGAAAGAGCACACCTCATGCACCTTTATGTAAAAGGTGGAGTTATGCAATTATCTCAGATGAAGAAGCACTATAATGCTTTTGGGGGTCCTTTGAGGGATGAGTATGACAACCCTGAGCAGTATTATGACTATAATACAGCTGAAGAAGCAGGAGGTATGTATGATGAAAAGTCCAAACACTGGGCCTCAAGAGACCCAAGGACTGGCATGATTCTTAAGAATCCCAAGCATCCTACATTTGCCTTAGCTATAAGAGAAGACCAATCTTCAGGTTATGCACCCTTTATAGATTCCTCTACAGGCAGATATTTCACACTGAGACCAGAAGAGTATGCTACAGCTCCTAACAAAGCTACTTTGAGGAGAGCTTCTACTGAAGAGCTTGAGGCTATCTATAAAGGGTCCAACTTAGATAGTTGGAATAAAAGAGCTGACTTCTCTAAGATAGTCCCTGGTTACACCCGAGAAGAGATAGCTCAGAGGAAGAATCCATACAGAGATACTGTATGGGAAGCTGCTAAGGAGAACAATATTAACCCTGAGATTATAGATGCCTTAGCTACCTTAGAATCAAGGTATGATAATGATGCAACTTCTCCAGCTAAGGCTAAAGGTATAATGCAGCTTATGCCTGTCAATACTAAGGATATTAACCCAAGAGATGGCCATCAAAATATAAGAAGAGGAGCAGAAGTACTTGCATATTTCCTGAAACAGAATAAGGGAGATATGAAGAAGGCTATAGCTGCTTATAATGGTTATACAAAGAACCCTAAAGCTAAGGTTGAAAAAGAGGAATCTAAAGGTTATAGTGATAACTACTATAGAGGACTATTCCCATTAGTTGACTCCTTACAAAAGGACTCTACTGTAGGGTATCCTTTTGCTGATGGAGGAGATCTTGGAGGAGCTCATGGTGAGGTACCTTTTACATCAGATTATTCTCAGGTCCCAGTACGGGATACTCGTAAGATTATTACCTTAGATAATCTTCATGAGCTTGCCAAGGATAACCCTAAGATGTATAGGGAATATATGCAGAAGCTTCCCAGAGAATATCAATCTAAGGTTATTGAAAATGGAGTTAGAAGTAGATATGGGTGGGAAGGTCTTAATGAGGCTATGTATGCTGTGGCAGGAGGACTTCCCGGAGTAGCTGCAGATGTCACAGGAAGACTTGGAGCTAAGGTAGGCTCCTTAGCTTCGGATGCAATGAATTTATCTGAAGAGTCTAAGATACGAAAAGGCTTAGAGATAGGATTAGGAGTAGCAGGGGGCTTGTATGGAGGTTATAAAACAGGTGCTCAGGATATAGGAAGTTGGCTTAAAAGTGATAAGAAGACTTCTTATATACATAGACCCTCTTTCCCAAGAAAGGCTAAGCCTTACAGAATTCATTCAACACCTATAGAAAAAGAAGCAAATAATCTTATAGGGCATGATTTCCCATTAGCTTTTGTAGATGAGGCCAGAAGGAAGAGGGTGCTAACTGGTGCCTATGATCGAGTTGCTGCCTCTCATGGCTTAACAGCTCCTTCTGGTAAGGAAATTTTATTGGAAGTAAATGATTTTAGGAATCTTCCAGGAAGTCCTATGAGCTACCAAAATCGAGTTATCTACATTCCAAATGATAGACTTTCTCTCTCTGCAGAGGGTATAGCTGCTCCTAAGCAGCTATATCAGGCATACACACATGAAGCAGGTCATGGAATGACTGATATTGTGGGGTTAGACTTTTCCATGCAACCTAAAGATTGGCCTACTTTTATAGATGAATCTAAGTTAGCACCGACTACTTTTGAATATTTTAAAGGTAATCCAGAAATAGGATTACGAGAAAACTGGGATGAGGTAATCCAACGAGTTGCTCAAGTAAAAGATGCTGCTGGTATTACTGATGGTAAAGAGTTGTTATCAGGTGATCAGTTAAAGAAGCTGTTTAGGGACTATACTTCCGATCCTACTAATAGCCAAAATGCAGTAAGTGACTTAGAAAAGTCTGTTACTAATTGGGATGAATTTGCTAAATGGTCTAATAAATTCGTCCCTGCAATAGGTTTAGGGGCTATTCCAGCAGCTTCCAAAAAGAAATCTAAAAAATAATTGCCAAAATATTTGGAAATGTCAAATATTTTACTTACCTTTGTAGCATGATTTAAAAGATAAAGATTTGTTCTGGCTATGAGAGACAATCTAACGAGGGAAAACCCAACTTGGAAATACGCTCTCAGGGGTAGAGTAATCTACCCCACGATGAAGCATGGTGTAATGGTAACACTATAGATTTTGGTTCTATCATTCTTGGTTCGAATCCAGGTGCTTCAACAAATTATTAATTTAATTTTTCATAATATGAGTAGAAAGTGGTGGACAGTACTTATTGTAGCTGTCACAGTTATTGGGCTTTTTGCAGCTATTAAGCTTATGCCTTACTGGGCAACTCTTGTAGCTCTTGGGTCATTCGTATTTGGTTGTTTCTCTGGTTACATTCTTAAGAAGAAGGAAATCATTGAGAAGATTGTAGAGAAACCTGTAGAGGTCATCAAGGAAGTAAAGGTTCCTGTAGAGGTGATTAAGGAGGTTATCAAGGAGGCACCTGTATATCCTGTACCTGAGACAGTATCAGCTGCTGCTGAGATAATCCCTGAGGAATCTAAGGATGCTCCTGTAGAGGCTAAACCAAAACCTAAGAAGAAGAGTAAGAATAAGAAGGTAGCTGAATAAGCTACCTTTACTTGGGCCTTTATGCTAATTGGATAAACTCAGGGCCTTCTAAGCCCTCATTCTTGGTTCGAATCCAAGGAGGCCTACAGATATGTTGGGTTAGAATAGTAGGTTAGTTCGTAGGACTTTCAATCCTAAGAGAGTGGGTTCAAATCCCCTACCCAATACTATGCTGAGTTAGAATAGTGGTTAGTTCGCCAGTTTCTCAAGCTGGACACCAGGGTTCAATTCCCTGACTCAGTACTTTGGACTTAAGAGACGAATTTAGACGAGGAGTTCTGTCCTACCAGAACTCATGGACTATGGGGCTGCTTGGAGTGGCTACCTGCCTGTCACGCAGGTTATCAGATGGGTTCAAATCCCATATAGTCCGCAATGGAGAGTAAACTATAGAGGTTCTATAGTCCTACCTGCTAAGTAGTGAGCTCCGACGGGAGTATGTTTCGAATACATTGCTCTCCACAATATAGTAGTAGTTCAGTCAGGTAGAATGATAGCTTTGGGAGCTATTGGTCGGAGGTTCGAATCCTCCCTACTATACTATGGGCCTATAGTGTTTAATTGGCTAAAACAGTAGATTTGCATTCTACAGTTCTGGGTTCAAGCCCCAGTGGGTCCACTTGTGTTTTCATAGTGTTAAGGTTGTTAAAGGATAAACCTTTGCCAGTTCAGGTTATTAAAAGTTTGGAGACTGGCTTTATAGGGGATTAGTTGAGTGGTAAAAATGCCTGGCTTACATCCAGGAGGTCGTAAGTTCGATTCTTACATCCCCTACTTATTGGGATATAGCTCGAAGGTCGAGCAAATGGCTGTTAACCATTAGGAGAGAGTTCGATTCTCTCTATCCCAGCTACGGAGAGTTGTCAGAGTGGCTTATTGTGCTGGTCTTGAAAACCAGTGGTCCTAATAAGATCCAGGAGTTCGAATCTCTTACTCTCCGCAAAATATGGGCGGAAAGTTTAAAAAAGTACTCTGCAGAAGTATCTTTCCCACTATAATTGAAGGAATAGTGATATGCAGGGTTACATCGGTAAAACATTAGTTTGGAAATACTAAAAATGAAGGTTCGAATCCTTCTCTGCCCACAAAGCATCCTTGGTGTAATGGTAGCACGATTGTCTCCAAAACAATTAGTTGGGGTTCGAATCCTTGAGGTTGCGCAAATAATTTTTTATTATGAAAAAGTGGTTTAAATGGTTTACTGAAAGCAATAGGTGGAAACATTTTTTATATGCAATTCCTTGTGGGGCAATAAGCATCCTTTTTGCTCTTGGATTAGCTATAGGAATGGAATTTAAGGACTATCAGTATAATAAAAATTGGGATTGGTTAGATTGGAGTTGTACAGTTGTCGGAGGAATGATTGGACAGATACTTACAATCCTACTTTTATCTCTTTAATGGAGAATATCCCCTCTGTCCGATACACAGTAGAAAGGGTAGCTGGTCACAGGTGAGTTCGAATCTCACTTCTCCAACTGTGTCTGTAGCTTAATGGTAGAGCGCAGGTTTGTGGAGCCTGTTGGTGAGAGTTCAAGTCTCTTCAGACACCTATACTCACTTAGCTCAGTTGGTTAGAGCACTCGGCTTATACCCAAGTGGTCAGGGGTTCAAGTCCCTTAGTGAGTACTATGGCTCTGTACCCAAGTGATTTAAGGGGGTTGCCTGCAAAGCAATTATTCGTAAGTTTGAATCTTACCAGAGCCTCCACACCCTCATAGCTTAATTGGTTAAAGCTGAACACTTTTAATGTTAGGAGTGGGAGTTCGAGTCTCTCTGGGGGTACAATTAAGACGTTTGCTTATGAAACCATATGGCATAGACTCAAAGATTAAAAAGAACTTTAGGGATTACCATCCAAAAAAGGGCTATCAGAATTGGTGGGAGGATTTTCATAAAGTAATCAAGGCAAGAGAAAGAAGAAAGAATAAATGCTTTCATAGCTCAATAGGTTAGAGCTGCTCCCTCTTAAGGAGAAGGTTTGGGGTTCGAGTCCCTATGGAAGCACATGGAAGATTTTAATAAAGAAACAATGCTATATGAGAATAGTATTGCAGATGCAGAGGATACTACAAAAGGCTTTCTAAAGTTTGTTCATAATAGATTGAGAGTTTTAGAGGGTCTTTCAGGTCAGCAAGATATGGATTATCTTGCTCATTTAAGAATAATTATTAAAGAAATATAGGGAGTTCTGCTCAGATGGCGGATGGGCACCAGACTGTAAATCTGGCACTAAGATACTCAGTAGGTTCGAATCCTTCAACTCCCACTATGGATTTCTGGTAGAGGTGGTCAATACGTCAGACTGAAAATCTGAAGATTAAGGTTCAACTCCTTAGGAATCCGCATAAGCCCCAATGGTGGAATGGTAGACACGCCTGCCTTAGGAGCAGGTGCCTAAAGCGTGTAGGTTCGAATCCTACTTGGGGTACTAAAAAGATTAAAAATAATCACTAAAATATTTGCATATTTCAAATATTTTACTTACCTTTGTAACATCATTAATAAATGGAACAAGAGAATATTTTTGAGCCTTATCCAGGTGGACTGAATGTCCCTCAACCTGGGGGACTCAGCTTTTTCATTAATTTCCTCAATGTACTTGAGGGAGTGAAGACGAAGATTAAAAACCTCCACTGGGCGGCTCTTAAACTCCCTGTGAATGAGAGACTTGAAGAGCATCAGATTCTTGATGACCTTCTTGATATAGTCTCTGACTATCAGGATAAGATTGCAGAGTTCTCTCAGGGTGTCCTTGGACATATGGACATGGATGTAATTCAGGGTACTTACTTTAAAGTACAGAGTATTGCAGTACTGGTAAAGTATATACTTGAAAAGACCATTCCTTTCTATGAGAATATGCCTAAAGAGACTGTCTGGGTTGGTTTGAAATCTGAAACTGAAACCTTTATATTCAATGTAGGTAAATACAAATACCTCTTTGAGTTGGGTGAATAGTTATAAGGCCCAGTAGGCCAACTGGTAGAGCCATCAGACTTAAACCCTGTAAAGTGAAAGTTCGAATCTTTCCTGGGCTACTGCCCCAATAGTTTAGTGGTAAAACACCTGATTTGTAATCAGATATCCTCAGTTCGACTCTGAGTGGGGGCTCTCCGAAGCTGGTTATTTTCTCTCTTTCCTTGAGAGACCTATCAGAAGACTTGTAATTCGTGGATAGGAGTCAGTGCAATGCTGGGTAGATACTTTAACTCTACAAAAAGCAAGTATAGTATAACGGTTATTATGCCAGTCTTCCAAACTGGATATGAGAGTTCGATTCTCTCTACTTGCTCTTTATGCGAGGTAGACTGGAGGTGGCACCCAGCACTGTCTCATAAGCAGTTCTACGAGGGTTCGAGTCCCTCCCTCGCAACTAATATGGAAGAGAAGATGAAGATTCTTTATTTCGATAGTACATTGACTATGCAAAGAGTGGTCAATGAAAAAGGAATTAAGAAAGAGCAGATTGTAAGTATTCTGCAGCTACCTGTGAATCAAATAGCTTTAGTCTACTATGAGTAAACTTATTGGGAATGATAAAACAATAGATGGCATTCTTGAGGGAATGTCTAAAGTTGCTGAGGTAGTTGGGTCCACCTATGGACCTAAAGGCAGAAATGTGGTAATTGAAGATGAGGAAGGGAGACCTCATATTACCAAAGACGGAGTTACTGTTGCTAAGTCTGTGGAGTTCAGTAGACCTGATTGGAATATTGGAGCTTCACTTATCAAAGATGCAGCTATCAAGACTCTGAAAGAAGTTGGAGATGGTACTACAACCACTACCATTTTAGCTAATCTGGCCTCACAGATAAGTGTCGGTGCTATCAAAAGTCAGTCCTTGAATCCTTTTGAGCTCAGGACTTATCTTGAAAAGTATGTAAATAAAGTCATTGATTATCTAAAGTCAATTTCTACTCCTATTCAGCCATCAGACAGAGAGACTCTGATGAAGGTAGCTCTTAACTCAGCTAATGGAGATGTAGATATTGCTGAGAAAGTGACTGATTTATTTACACAGATTGGTAAAGATGGCATAGTGTTTGTAAAGAACTCAGAGATTTTGGGTGTACATACACAGGTCATTAAAGGTATTTCTATAGACAGAGGGTATGTATCACCCATGTTTTGTGTAAATGGGCAGTCATCTATAACTCTTGACAACTGTAAGATTCTGATTGCCAGACGAGTAATTAGAGACTACAAGGAAATTATTCCTTATCTTCAGGAGGCTAAGAATGAGGACAGACCTATTCTGCTGATAGTCCCTGAAGTAGATAATACAGTGGTTGAGTTGTTCCTTACCAATGTTCTGAGCGGAGTTATTCAAGGATGTGTAATCCAGGCTCCCTATTCCAATGAGAGACAGGATGATTTCTTCCAGGACTTGGGAATAGCATCAGGAGCTGTTAAGAGTGATAAGGACCTGAGTGCCCCCTATCTTGTAGGAAATGCAGAGAAAGTTATTGTAGGTAGATATGATACGGAGTTTAGAGGTCTTTCACATGATGAAATGGTTTATAAAAGACATCTGGCATTTCTGGAAGATTTGGTTCAGACTCAGACGGATAGGACTTTAGCAGAAAAAGCCAGTGAAAGATTGGCTATGTTTGCAGGTAGCATAGGTTATATTCATGTAGGTGCATCCTCAGAGGCTGAATCTCTTGAGATTAAGGACAAATTGGATGATGTAATCCATGCTGTAAAAGCAGCTCTCAAGGAAGGAGTAGTACCTGCTGGAGGAGTGGCATTGGATAATGCAGCACATTTCCTTGGGTTTTCCTCAAGGCTTACAGAAGAAAAAGCTAAGCACGCAGGACCTGCTATCACCATTAAGGTTAATGAAAAAGAGGCAGCTCTTGTAATTATCCAGGAACTCTGTAGAGCTCCCAAGAAGTTTATCGGGGAAACCAGCACAAGTACACAAGACCCTACCAAGGTAGTTTATACTGCTCTTAAGAATGCTATCTCAGTGGCAGGTCTATTATTTACCTCTAAATATGTAATTTTAGATGAAAGACAATCAGAATATACAGCCTTCGAATGATGAAATTAGCATTAATAATCTAATGCTTAAAAGTTTTGAAGGGGTAGGACAGTTCAAGTCTATAGCCAGAGCTATTAGAAAAGGGTATGTAACTCCCTATGGCTATGTAGCTCCAAGAAGGCCTTTTAACAATAGAAAGGATAAGTCCAGAAGTGGACGTGGGTTGAACACAATTAAGAAAGGTATTTATGCAGACATCAAGACCAGACTCACCCATCCAAGGGCAGAGCTTTAATGAGGAACCTGTATATTACTGTGCCCACTGTCTATCTCTAAAGATAAGAGAGGTAAATGGCTTGGAGTTTTGTGACAACTGTAATAGTACAGATATAGAGACTTCCTCTATCCAGGAATGGGAAGAGAAGTATGAACAACAGTACGGACATAAATTCATTCAATAATATGGAAGAGATGAAAAGACTGGGAGAGGAGTTTGAGGCACTTTCTCCTGAAAAGCAGAGACAGGCTTATATTACATTGATGGTTCAGCAAAAACAGCTGATTGCAAGAATGCAGCAGATGAGTGACCAGGTTATGTTCAAGAAGCTTAATTATCTGTTTAAGGTAGTAGAGCTGGGTGTCTTTGATGAAAACTTTGAAAATAAGTGTAAATCAGAGATTGAGCTGATTATGTTTGGGGAAGAGACTCCTGAGGAAACTGAAAAATAATAAGTATGGAAAGCAAGAATCCCAAAATAAACAGTGTTGTGAGGATTCCTGCTTCACTAAATGGTAGTTTTTTCAGGTTCTGGTTTGAGTTTTTATCTCCCATTCATAAACTCACAGAGAGGGAAATGGATGTAATAACCTCCTTGGTAAAGCAAAGATATGAGCTTTCTAAGGTCATCAAGGATGAAGAAATTCTTGATAAAGTGGTTATGAGTGAGGATACCAAAAGGAAAGTAAGGGCAGAGTGTAATATAACTCTGCCTCATTTCCAAGTCATAATGGGAAAGCTTAGAAAGAATAAGCTGATTGTAGATGGTAGAATCAACAAAAGATTCATTCCTCAACTTCCAGAAGATGCCAAAGAGTTCAAACTACTGTTATATTTCGATATGAACAATGAATGAGATATATGCTAAAGTAGCTGCTGAGATGGGAATACCTGTGGAGGTAGTAAAAGAGGCTTATCAATCTCAATGGCAGTTCATAAGAAATACAGTAGAAGCTCTGCCTCTTAAAGAGGAACTTAGTGAGGAGGAATTCAATAAACTAAGAACAAGTTTCAATATACCTTCTCTTGGTAAGTTATATACTACAAGAGATAAAATCCTCAAGATAAGAAGAAGGCTTGAATATTTAAAAGTTTTAATAAAAGATGCTAAAGATTAAGAAACTGACCCCTGTGTATACAAAGATTCTGGTTACCTGTGATAAGTATACAGAACCTGAGAAGATTGACAACACAGACATTATAGACCCTGCAAAGGCTAAAATCATGATTAAGGAGTACCAGAGGGTACTTGCTGTAGGTAATATGGTAAGACTGGTAGTACCAGGTGATATCATTGCCATTAACCCTATGAAATATGCCAAGTTCAAGCAGGTTGCTCAGAAAAACTCTCTCAGAGAGGACGTACAGCAATATAAGAAAGAAATTGTAGGATTTGATTTCCCTACCATGGAAGTGGATGGAGAGGAAGTTATGCTCCTTGAGGAGAATGATATTCTCTACATTATCAATGACTATGAAGATGATGGACAACTTCCTGAAGGAGTTGTTGAGTAGGGGAAGTTTTACTTCCCCTTTTTTATTAAAAGATTATGAGATTATTCAAATACGAGGGACATAGAGTAGTGATTTCTCCGGAGGCACTGATACTCAAGCCCTTCAAAAAGATATGGGAGAGGGATAAGTCCGAAGATAAAAATAAGGCACTCTCAGAACTGGCTTTCATCTACTTTTACTGTGACCCCAGGTCAGAGTATATGATTATCATAGATGAAGAGACCAGAATGGAGGAGATTAAAAAGGGAGAGGGACTGAGAGAGTCATGGACTCCTGACAAAGTTATAAATGAGGCTATGGAGCTTTATAAGAAGCTTACAGTGACTGCCTCAGCGGGTCTCCTTGATGATGCAAGATTTGCTATAAACAATATTAGAAAACAACTGAGAACTCTTTCTTTCGAAGAGGTAGACCCCTCTAAAATGCCTAAGGCTATCAAGGATGCTGCTGATGCACTTACTAAAGTACCCGAGCTTATAAAAGCTCTACAAGCGGCTGAGAAGTCTCTGAATGCTGAGATTCTTGACAGTTCAAGAATGAGAGGACAGGGAGAAAAGAAAGTGTTCGAGGATAATTTGGATTAGTATGATTAACTCGATAGTAGAAGGATTGAACAGAGTACTGGAACATGAAAGAGAGATAAGAGGAATATCAGCTTCTGGATTTTTCAAAATATACTCGAATTCTCAAGATATTTCTTTTGGAAGATTATCCAAGACTAAATGGATAGTAGCTTATATAAAGCCTGGAAAGCATCCTGTAGAAGCATTTTACTTTGAATTGACTTACAATCCAAGAAGAGATGACTATCTGGCAACTATAGATATGATGCTTACTACTCAGATTATATACTTCGTTAAATCTGATAATTGGGAGAAAGTAATAAATGGAGAGGACATTCAACCAGTACCAGACACCTCTTACTGATGAATTGCTGGCCTCTTTGCCTGAGGAGGTAAGAGATGAATTACTGGACATTATAAACAATGTCCAATTCATTCAGAACCTCATCAGTCCTACCAGGGAAAGAGCCAAGGATAGACCGAGGGATGAAAGAGGAAGGATTATAGTAGATTTGTGTAAGCCTCATATACTTGAAGATATGGACTATTTCAGAGAGTCTGCACTTCATTTTAAGGAGCATGGATGCTATACTTTCCTTAAGCCCAATGGTAATCCCAATTCAGAGTATGGTAAATGGATAAGAAGAGAAAGAGATAGATGTTGGGATGGAATGGTAAGACCTTCAGATGGTGAATGGATACCTGGATATATGTATTTCTATCTCAACTATTGCCCTATCATCATGTCAGACCAAAGAGAGGGAACTGCTCAGGCTGACCGTATTACAGACTTTCCTAAAGTCTGGGAAGGTATTTACTGGAGATTCCACTATATTGACCAGGCCAGAAGTGGGGGTCTTTATAATGACTGGAAAGGTGCTTTGAATGGTGCAGAGTTAGCTTCCAGAGGTAAGTCCAAATCTTACTGTATGAGTTCTATCCTGGCACATAATTTTGTACTGGGAGAGAATAGAAAAGCTCATAAAGATACCAGAAGTACCATTACAGCTTATCAAAAAGAGTATCTCACAAAGGATGGTACCCTCAATAAGTTTGAAACAATGATTGACTTCTGTGCCCAGAATACAGAGTTTCCTGCAAGAAGAATCAAGAGTTCTCTTGATAAGATGAACTGGATTATGGGCTATCAGGACCTCGAGACAGGTACTAAGATGGGTACTAAGAATGAGGTGCTTGGTGTAACTTCAAAAGACAACATTGCAAAGCTTAGAGGTAAAAGAAGTGTATTCCTCGGTATTGAGGAGTTCGGTTCATTCCCTAACCTTTCAGACCTTTACACTGTGATGAGGCCATCTGTCAGGGATGGTAACCTTGTCTTCGGAATTATGTATCTGCAGGGTACTGCTGGTGATAAAGACTCAGACTTTGCTGGTGCTCAAGAGATTATGTATAACCCCACAGGTTATGACATGTATGCTCTTCCTAATGTTTATGACAAGACTTCTGCTGGTAAGCCCAAGTTCGTATTCTTTTTTCCAGGCTATGTAAACAGAGAGGGTTCCTACAATAAAGATGGAGTATCTGATGTAACCAAATCTTTAGTTGAGATACTTCTTGACAGATATAAGGTAAAGTATAATTCTACTGACCCCAACACTATTGTCAAGACTATTGCTGAGGTACCTATTACTCCCTCAGAGGCTATTCTTAGAACCAAGAGGAATATCTTCCCTGTAACTGACCTTCTTGAAAGATTAGGACAAATAGACTCAAATCCTGCAGAACTGAATGATGTATATGTAGGTGAGTTTACTCTAAGTAATGGAAAGATAGAGTTCAATCCAACTGTAGGGGACCCTATCAGGGAATTTCCTCATAAGGATAATAAACTCGATGGTGCTGTAGAGATATTCCAAATGCCTCAGAAGATATCTACGGATGAAGGACTTGTAATCCCTCAGGGAAGGTATATAGCCTCTTGTGACCCTGTAGATGATGACTCTTCTGAAACAGCTTCTCTTCAGTCTGCTTTTGTACTTGACCTATGGACTGACCAGATAGTGGCAGAATATACAGGCAGACCGAGGTTTGCAGAGGATTACTATGAGCAGTTAAGAAGATTGTGTTTATTTTATAATGCAAAACTAAACTATGAGAATAATAAGAAGGGTATTTTTGCTTATTTCAGTAAAGTTAACTCTCTTTCTATTCTTACTGATACTCTGGAATATCTCAAAGATAAGGACATGATTAAAGGTACCCCCTATGGTAATAAAGCCAAAGGTGTACAAGCTACCTTACCTATCAATAACTTCGCAAGAACCCTTATCAGAGATTGGCTACTCAAACCAGTCAATACTATAATGAATGTGGATGGAGAACCCACAGAGGTTCAGATTCCTAACCTCTTCAGGCTAAGACAGAGAGCTCTGATTAAGGAGCTTATCCAATGGAATAGTGAGGGTAACTTCGACCGTGTGTCTTCATTGGGTATGCTTATGCTGCTCAGAGAGGATAGAATGATTCTTTACAGTGGTGATGTTCAGAAGATGCAAGTTACTAAGAGAAAGACTCTTGCAGATGACCCATTCTTCCAGACCAACTACAAACCTGAGAGAAAAAAGAATATGATAGCTGAGAGATTATTAAATCAGTAAATTTAGGCAAAAGGCTGAGGGAATCTAACAATTTTCCTTAGCCTATTGTTTGTCTGGATATTTTTACTTATATTTGCACAAATCAAAACATTAAAGTATAATGCCCCAATTTATACAATTACCAAGGCAACAATTATCCTTCTCCAAGAAGACAAAAGCATGGAGAAAGGAACACCTTGATTGGGCAGAGAACAGAACTTTCTTCAACTACAGTCCTGTAAGAAGGTCAGTATTACATAAAAGGATTAACTATGACCTGCTCAATGGCAAGATTCACATGGAGGATATGGAGATTATCCTCAACCCAGAAGATGTCAAAGCTGGTTATATTCCTGACAAGATTCAGCACTATCCCATCATGAACTCTAAGATTAATGTTCTTAGAGGGGAAGAGTCGAAGAGAGTCTTTGATTTTAGAGTAATAGTGACAAATCCTCTCGCAATTTCTGAGATAGAGAACAATAAAAAGAAGGAACTTTTTGCAAGACTACAGGAGATGGTTCAGAACACTGCTCAGTCTGAGGAAGAGTTCAATGCAGAGCTTGAGAAGCTGAATGACTACTTTACTTATGAGTGGCAGGATGCAAGAGAAATCAGAGCTAATGCACTTCTTAACCACTATTCGAAGGAGTACAACATGCCTCAGATATTCAATGCTGGGTTTGTAGATGCCATGACAGTTGCTGAGGAGGTTTATCAGTGTGATATAGTAGGTGGAGAACCTGTTATAGAAAAGCTCAATCCTATGAAGGTAAGAGTGTTCAAATCAGGATATTCCAACAAGATAGAGGATGCTGATATAATTCTTCTCGAAGACTACTGGTCTCCCGGTAGAATCATAGATACATACTATGATGTTCTCACTCCTGCAGATATGACTTACATCGAAAATCTTCCCAACCAAGGTGAAACCACTGATGGTATGGATAATTACGATGAAAGAGATAATTTCGTATTTGCAGACTTTGTGGACCCACAGTATATTGATGTGGAGAATATGTTCCTTCCTTTTGGTACATTTGGTGGTAGTAAACTCTACTATGACTCTGCAGGTAATGTCAGAGTACTTAGAATGTACTGGAAATCAAGGAGAAAGATTAAGAAAGTAAAGTCCTATGACCCTCAGACGGGAGAAACAGTCTATAATTTCTATCCTGAGACCTATCAGACTAAGGTAGAAATGGGAGAGGAAGAAGAGATATTCTGGATAAATGAAGCCTGGGAAGGCACTAAGATTGGTAGAGATGTCTATGTGAATATGAGACCTAAGCCAATTCAGTACAACAGACTTTCAAATCCTTCGAGATGTCACTTCGGAATCATAGGCTCCATCTATAATATAGGTGACCAGAGAGCCTACTCCTTAGTAGATATGATGAAACCTTATAACTATCTGTATGATGTAATTCATGACAGACTGAATAAGGCCATAGCTGCTAACTGGGGTAAAATCATGGAGCTTGATATTGCTTCAGTACCTGAAGGATGGACAGTAGAGAAATGGATGTACTATGCAAAGGTAAATCACCTTGCTGTAAAAGACTCCTTCAAGGAGGGTAATTATGGTGCAGCCACAGGAAAATTGGCTGGTGCATTTGCTTCTAATTCAAGGGGGGTTATTGATGCTGAGACTGGCAACTACATCCAACAGCATATTAACCTGCTGGAGTTCATTAAGATGGAGATGGCGGAAGTTGCAGGTATTTCCAAGCAGAGAGAGGGGCAGATTTCAAATAGAGAGACTGTAGGAGGTGTTGAAAGAGCTACTCTTCAATCGTCTCACATTACAGAGTGGCTGTTTGTAATCCATGAGGATGTTAAAAGAAGAGTCCTTGAATGCTTCTTAGAGACAGCAAAGATAGCCCTGAAAGGACAGAAGAAGAAATTCCAGTATATTCTTTCGGACATGTCTTCACAAATCATGGAAATTGAAGGTGATGAATTTGCTGAAAATGACTATGGTCTTGTAGTAGATAACTCTAATGCTTCTCAGGAGCTCAATAGCAAACTGGATGCACTTGCTCAAGCAGCTCTTCAGAATGATAAACTGACTTTCAGTACCATTATGAAACTCTTCAGCTCAGCCTCTATTGCAGAAAAGCAAAGAATGGTTGAGAATGATGAAAGAAAGGCAATGGAAAGACAAACTGAAGCTCAGCAAGCTGAAATGCAAGCACAACAGCAAGCTGTTCAGGCTAATATGCAAATGAAGCAGGCAGAGCTTGACCAGAGAGCCAAAGCTAATGAACTGGATAATGAAACTAAACTACTGATAGCTCAGATGCAGGCATTTGCTAATGAGGAAACATCAGAGGATGTAGAATATTCACCAGAAGCCAAGGCTAAATTGGATGAGCAAATCAGAGAATTTGACAAGAGACTACAGCTTGACAGAGAGAGACTGGAATTTGATAAGAATAAAGCCAGTGTAGATGCTCGTCTGAAAGAAAAACAAATTAGCAAACAAAATAAAAAACCAACAAGTAAATAAGCTATAAGGGGGGGGGGTACTCCCCCGTAGCTTACCTTTTATATTATGGAAAAGAAAATTATATTTACCCCTGTGGAGCCTAACAGAAATCTCTTATGGCTACACTATAGAGGAGACCTTCTGGTCTTAGAGAGATTTGGTTCTAATGGTTGGGAGAGTATAGGAGGTACAGGCTCTGTAACAGAAGAGGAGTTTATAGAAGCTCTTAAGAATAAGGCAGACTTAGTTAGTGGTAAAGTTCCTGCTGAGCAATTGCCGAGTTATGTAGATGATGTTATTGAATTTGAAAGCATTATTAATGGGAGCAACCCTATTAATTTTTATTTAAATGCTCAAAGTTATACTGATAAAGTTTATTATATTCAAGGCTCTACTTCTATTGAAGGAACTTTAGCTTTTAAATATAATAAGAAATTTATTAATTTTGGAACTAATACTTCTGAAGATGATTGGATAATTGTTGAGCCTGAAGAAGGAAAAATTTATATAAAGATTGGTTCTGGTAATGACTCAAATCATAGTTTTCGTTGGAGTGGTAGTGATCTTATTGATTTAGATAAAAATTGGTCTGATAGGATAAATACTCTGGAATTAAAGACTTTAACAAGTAATTTAGGGACTATTACAGATCCTCTTGATTTATCTGTATCTACAAGTACTTCATCATTTCAACAGTTATATACCTATCTTAATCAAAGAAATAAATCTGTATTGATTAATTTACTTTGGTATTATAATGGTATTGCTTATAGTGCTCCTATAATTGATGTAGATCCTGTTGAAAGAACTTTTGCAATATATAATCAAGGGTACTTACAAACTTATAAAGTTCTCAAAGAAGATGATAATTATAGTCTTGTAAAAGTTAAGGAATTTTCTGATTTTGTATATCTTGATTACAGCACTGTAGGGTCAGTTTTAGATGATAATACTATTGAACGGATAAGAAACGCATCTATAGTTTTAGTAAATAATGATCCCTCTATACCCAATATTAATTATGTTTATACTGCTAAATTAAAAACTAATACATATTTGCAATTTGTAAGAGTTAGTGATTTGGGTGAAAGTGAGAATGTTATAGTCTATCATGAGTTGTCTATAAACACTAATACTAAACAATGGACTATAGTTACTAAAAGGTATACACTACCTTATGGAGCTTACACTTCTTTTGGATTCACAGGTAAATCCTCTTCTGTTGTTAATCAAGAAGTAGCAAGATTAGTTAATATGAACTCTTATAATATTACTTCTTCTGATTTAAATAAAGTACATAGTGGTGATAAGTTAGAGAATATTAAGAATGCTACTTTCCTTATATTGGATGAAGGTAGCGGTAAGACCAGGATTTTTATAAGAGGTTATTCATCTGATGCTACAATATATTATAATTGTTTAGAGAGTAATGTTTCGACGAGTTATATTACTTTGGAACTGCCATCTAATCTTTTGAAATCTATTAGAAATAGTCCATTAGATGATATAATGTTTAATAATTATAGCGCAAACGGTGGTACCAAACTTAATAAAAAATCAATGTATAAAGAGCTTGCAGCTCAACTTACAGAAAATACTTATGTAATAGATTCATCTAAATTAAATACTGTACTTACTAATGAAGAAAATACTGCTATATTAACTGCTACTACTATTATAGTAAGTAATTATCCTAACGATAAACCAATGGTTTTCATAAGAGGATACGACCAAACATCTCAAATAAGTTTTTTAAACATATCTGAATCTATTGATGGTAGTGTAGTCTTTAATAAATTAAAATATATTAAAAATAGTAAAATAGCTTCAATTACTGCAAGTGTTGTTAATCCATATCAATGGTATGCAACTCATGGAGGAACTATAATGGATCAAAGTAATTTCGAATCTATTAATGCGTTCTTATATGATAGAACTTATATTATAGATAAAACATTACTTAATACTACTATTACAGATACATCTATTCAAGATAGTATTAAGAGGGCAAATATTTTGGTTGTTGAAGATTCTACTGACAGTAGCTATAAAGTATGTATTAGAGGATTTATTTCTACTAATTCGATTTATTTCTTTAATCTACAAAATGTAAATGTTGATAATATAACAGCTACCAGAGTACAATTTAACACTACTACTAATTTGTTAAGTAGTAGTGACGTATATTTACAATCTGCTTTCAATGCTTATAAATTAGGTGGTGGTACTAAATATACTACTGAATCTACATTTAATACCCGATTTGCGGAAGTCATGGATGCCTGATTATTTTAAAAAAAATAAAATATGTTTACAAGACAAGATATTTTAGATATTGCGAAGAAGCTTAAGTTAATTAGTATTAGGGATTCTGAATTTGAAAAGAAAGAGAGTCTTGATGAATCTGATGAAATAAGTATTCTTAGAAAGATGCCTGATGAGACCTATTCTAATTACAGAATAGGTCTCAAAAAGGCTATAGAGGAACACTCAACCAAAATAGAAATAGTTCAGGAAACTGGACAGTCTACAGAGGCTGTTATGTCCCAGAAAGCTGTAACCAAAGCCCTTTTGGAAAAGGTTGGCTCTGGTACAATCAAAGGCGTAGAGGTTGTTTATGGAACAGCCCCAAGTCAAATAGACAATATTTTATATATAGAGTTAGCAGAAACCAACTAATATGGGACATAGGATAAAAGCTCTTGTCTACAATGGGGAGATACTGGCTTCTGACAATGGCTCTTGTATTACAAGAGTGTTATATAATAGAGAGGTGATTTGGCCAAATACACCAGCACCTGAGCCTACTAACCTTGTGATAGCTACATATAATGATACAATTGCTACATTTGATGGTGTAAAAGCTGGCTATTGGGAGAGGCTATTCAGAGCTATTGCCAGGGGTAATAAGATTAAGAGAATTATGTTCAATGGAGAGAAAATATGGCCTACTATAAATACGTATTTATTCCTTGAGAAGGAGAATATTATTCTTGAGGAGGCTAATAACTTCTCAGATACAAATGCAATTTCTACTAATTCTACATTTATGATATCATAATATGGCGGATGTTATAAAAAATAAAATAATAGTTACTCCAGGATCAGGTTCTGGTAATACTATTCTTCAGGTAAAAGCTTCTTCAGCCAATATAGGCAATAGAGTGGCACAGTCCTCTTCATTTACTGTTACAGCTCCAGGAGTATCCCCTGATAAAACATTTACGGCTACTCTCTCTCCAGCTGTAGAATTTGTATCTTTTGATGATGGAGCTGAAATGGCTGTTGCTAAGGCTGGAGGTACAGTGGTTCTGGAAGGTGTATCTAATTCAGAAGAACTCACATTTTCTAAAGGAAGTGGGTCCATAATTTCCACAGACATTGCAAGAAGTGAATATAAGGTTAATTCCTCTATTAATGCCAGAAGCGGTACAGCTATTACAGGCGATCCTGGAGCTTTAGCTAAGTTTAGCTTTCAGCTAACTCTTACGACAACTGGTAATGATACAGTTTCTGAGAGAACTCAGCAAATTACGGTTACTACATCTGGTGGTAAGTCTGCCACTATTACTTTAAAGCAAACTGCAGGAGACCCTTACTTAACTATTACTCCAACAGAGATAACTATTCCTCAAGATGGTTCGGCAGTTCAGGTTGAAGTTAACACTAACACTACATTTTCTATTTCTTAAATTTGATGAAAAATAAGTTAATTGATAGAGGGGGGGGGATATTTGTCCTATTACCCTGTTGTCAATAGGTAAATTAATTATATGAGTGCTCAGAAAGTTTCAATTCCTTGGGGTACAGATGAAACAGATGCTATTCACTTAACTTGGGATGATTCTGACCTCCCTGGAGCTGTTGTAGTGACTATTACATCAGATGTGAATACTACGGGCGCCACACGCCGAAAAAATCTTACATTTACTACCTTATCTTCATCTGGGCCTCAGAAGCAAGATAATCTTGCAGTAATACAGGATATAGAAAGTTTAGTAATAGTTAAGTATAATGGTATAGTTAGCACATTTAATGATACTAAAGCTGGCTTCAAACAAAAATAACAATAAGATATATGGCTGAAATATTTAAACCAATAGAAGATTTTACTGAAGTTATTCCTTCAGGCAATGAAGAAATTCAAGTCTCAGATACAGAGAAAGTAACACTATCTAAAATTGCTGCTTTAGCTTTATCTCAGTCTCTTTCAGGGTTTTCTTCTCTTCCCAATACATCAGCGGGAAATATTAATAATGAAGATACTATTTTAGAGGCTATAGAAAAGATAGTTTATATGCTGGCTCAGGGTCAAGGATACTTCTTTAATGCTAATAGTGCTTCTAATAGTGGTTTCTTGGGAATTGCTGTAGGTATTCCCAGTTATGGGACTATGGCGTTTGCCTTAAACTATGGAGAAGCAGAGCTTTGGTTGATAGATGATCCGGAGATAAAGACCATTGATACGATTATAAAATTAAGTAATTTAGACTTGCTTAGCTGGATACAGAACCATGTAACCCATAAAGCACCACTTTCATTTGCAAGTACCCAAACTCCAAATGTCAATACCCTTCCTATTAGTAGCAACCTGAAGTTTGTCAATAGTAAAAGCAATATCAGTGATTTACTTAAGATGTTAGTTGCAGCTATTAATGTAGGACGTCTGAGGATTGTATCAGGGAATCCTTCCACAGGAGCATCAGGTAAACCTGAATTGGCTCTTATTATTAACTCTGAGCAAGGTACTAATGCTGAGACAGCTGGGACTGTAGGCTTGCAAATATTTCATCTTACTAATGATTATATCCATATTGTATCCTCATCAGGGTCTGGATCGAATTGGGCTTCTCTTCAAACTTTAACAGATGAAGATATCATTAAAAAGCTAAATTCTACAGCAAGTGGGGATTGGGGTAGTCTGGGAGTAAAACTAAATTGGAGTGGAGGAGGAAGTGGAAGCACTTTGAAAACTGTTAAAGTAACTAACTTTAAAACTAATACTTTCGCCGAGGGTAGTGGTAATGACATTGCACAAGGGGAATTTTTTCTATTCAGTAGTGATGCCAGTGCCACAAATGGACCAGGGGTAGCCTTACATGGATATGGTATTAAGGTAACTGCAGTGTCTATTAGCTACGTAGGAGTAGATGAGTATACAAAGGTTGGTTTGTACCCAGTTCTATACCAATTCAAATCTGCTTATGTGTATGATACTAATTGGAATATCTTGGGAACTTCCACTGGAATTTCAGCTTCAGTATATGAACTTACCACAGCGACAGATGTAGTTCCAGAAGGGGATTTAAAATACATACAGGTAGCTGACATTTTCAGAATGCCATTTGGCACACCAGGTGAGAGTGGGTATAGTCAACTGGATTTTATAAGAGCCCAAGATACCACGTATCCCTCTCAATATGTTTTTATTAACCCGATAATAAATACTGCAGTTGACAATAAACAAGGAGGACTTAATCGTATTAGAGTTGATGCAGAAACTGGGGTTATTAATATGGAAACTGTTTCCTTTCAAACAGAAAGTTTCAGACAATTATTTACTGGAAATATTGCATTAGCTAATGCAACACCCGAGACTTTTTCTCTCGGTGCTAATGTGACTGATGGAGATATTCTAATGATTGTTTATAACTTTATATCAGATAGCCACACTATGCTTGGAAACAAGCAAGGTCGAAATATAATATGGAAATGTACCAGTGGAATGGAGGATATAACTATTGAAGCTCTTAATTATAATAATTCTGGAGGTATTAGTGACTTGGTATCTTTCAATCTTATGTTGTCAGCATCAGGTACCACACTGACTATGGAGGCTACTGGAGATGTTGATACCGCTATAGAGGCTTTCCATGTAGTTGGGATTTATAGACTTAGGAGAAAAGTATCGTGAGAAAATACCTAATAGGGGTTATATCTTATGTTCTTTTAGGATTAGCTATCTTCGGGCTCTGTAAAAGTAATATCTCTTTAAGAGCTGAGAGAGACTTACAGATGGAAAATGTAAAGGCTTATGCAACTTTATATTCAAATTCTGAAAGCGAGAAGAGAGTTTTCAAACTCTCTCTTGACCAGATGAAATCTGTAAATGACTCCATCTTTAACAAGATGTTGCAGATGCAAAAGGAACTTAAAATCAAAGACAAGAATATAGCACAACTTCAGTATAGGTTATCCACCGCTAAAAAGGTGGATACCCTATTACTGAGGGATACTATATTTAGAGACCCTGATTTTGAGTTAGATACAGTATTCGGGGATAAATGGTTCAAACAGAGACTTCATCTAAAATATCCTGGAGAAATCGCCTCATCCCCAGAGGTCACATTAGAAAATTATGTAGCTCTTGAAAATAGAAGGGAGACAGTAAAACCTCCTAAGAAGTTCTTTCTTTGGAGGTGGTTCCAGAAAAGGCACACTGTTACAAAAGTGGAAGTAGTAGAGAAGAATATATATGTAAAAGATTCAGTTTCAAGGTTTGTAATCATAAATAAATAGATATGGCCACTGAAGTAATAATAGCCTTAATAGGCATAGCTTCTACTATAGTAAGCTGGGCCTTAGGCCGTAGAAGGACAAATGCAGAGGTTGCAGCCATGCAAATGGACTACATTAAGAGTGCAGACACCTTCTACAGAGAGAGAATAGACAACCTCCAAAAGGAGGTTACTGAGCAGGCAAAACAGATAAGGGCACTCAGGCTAATCATTGATAAAATGATAGACAATGCCTGCTTAGTACAGAAGTGCCCTAAAAGAAAATATTATAATCCGGATACTCTTGCATAGATAATGGATGAAGAAGGAGTAACTTTTAGTAAGGTATATGAAGTTAAAGCTGGTTAGGAAGTACCTGGGTCCTGAGTATACTATTGGTGATTTATATATTGATAGTAAACTCTATTGTAACACCTTGGAAGATGTTAACAGAGATGCTAACAAGAATGGTATATTCGATGGCTCAGAGAAAAAAGTAGCAGGAGACACCTGCATTCCCTTTGGAACCTACAAAGTAACTGTAGATGAATCCCCAAAGTTTGGCAGAGAATTACCAAGACTGCACAATGTTTCATCCTTCAGCGGTATTCTCATACACAGAGGTAATACAATAAAGGACACTGCTGGGTGCATCTTAGTTGGTGAGAATACTGTAAAAGGAAAAGTACTCAACTCTACTATGTATGAAGTGGATTTGACCAAAAAGATTAAAGATGCTATTGCAAGAGGAGAGGATGTAACAATTCAAATAGTTTAATATGGCAAGACCAAGACCTTTAGGAGGTCCAAGTGCTGGACCATCTGCATATAAACTGAATGACCCTCGGAGTGACAAACCCTCTTGGTTTAGTTTAGGAGGTTATTTTGAAAAGAAAGGAAGGGGTAAAAGAGGAGTTAGAAGCTCCTCTTTAGCTCAACAAAAGACAGACAAAGGTAATAGAGGAATTCATGGATAAAATGTTATCACATAAATTAGCTATATTGTGTGTAAAGTATATTCCAGTAATAGTTGCTCTAACGGATGTACTTGCTATTATATTGACTTTCCTTAATATTGGAACAGGATTACTCGGCTGTATCTTAGGCACTTCTGTAATCTCTTTAGTACCTATGTATATTATGTCCTATGCTTTCAAATTTTGCAAGTATCACAGGAAGATATTGAACTACATAGTATTTAATAAGATTGCATATTTGGTAGATTATATCTTTGTAATTCCTGCAGCAGATAAGATAATCTTTATGCTGTATCTCATAGTAGTAGGTGTATTTCTTACTTTAATTATTCGTGATTATTTAAAATATGGAGATAGAAACAGTGCTTAAGGTCTTGGCTAATCTATTAAGAGATTTAGCTGCCAGAATAGATGCAGGTAATTCTAACTTGACAGAAGAGGAAGCTATTGAATTGGTTAGTGTGATTGGACATTATACTAATGTTGACACAGAAGAAAATGACTATTCCTATATTTGATGTAGGTTTTAGAGTATGTATCTTTGACGATTGGTCTGAAGTTGAAGATATAGTGGGGGATTCAGAACCATCAAAAGGAGTAACTCTTGCTTTCCCTGAAAGCCAGAGAATCCTGGTGGCTGTAGACAGACACTTTCCTTCCACTATAGTTCATGAAGCAGAACATGTTAAGAACTATATCTGGAGATTCATTGGTTATAAACCAATGGAAGACAATGATGAAGTAGATGCGTATCTATTAAAGTATATCTATAATAGGATAGTTGAGGTCTTCTACAAACATATAGGGGTAAATCCCAAAGACTTGATAGGTTAGTAACATCTTACTAATTTTATCTTTTGTAACCCTGTAAGGCTTAGTGCTTTACAGGGCTTTTTTATGCCCTTAGGATTGTTAGGTAATTTCCAGAAATATACATATATTTGTACCTGTAAGCTTACAAAACACACAAATCAATTCGTATTATGGAAATTATTGAAAAAGTAAAGGAAAAGGAGATTCCTGCTGCAGAGTACTGTGACAAGTATGGATATGGCTCAGGCTATGGCAGAAGAGATGTCAATGGAAAGGCCAATGCTGGTCTTACTCTTGGTATCATAGGTACAGCTCTTGGAGCTTGGGCTCTGTTTGGAAGAAACAGAGGTACTGGTCTTCTTGGTGGAGCTTCTGGTTTAGGTTCAGGTCTTGGTGGAGCTAACATCAATATCAATGGTCTTGAATCAGGTATGGGTACTGCCAATGGCATTACTTCACCTTCTGCATTCCAAGCTTGGCAAAAGGGCTGTGAGAATGCCCTTGACCTGCAGGCTGGTATCTACAATCTTGCTATGACTTATCAGAACAATAGATTTGCTGACAGACAGCAACTTGACAGTGAGCTGTTTGGAGTATACAAGAGCCAGATTGATGCAGATTTTGGTCTATACAAATCTACAAGAGATGGCTTCGATGTTCTAAGTGCAAAGCAAAATCAGGATGCCTTCAATCTGTACAAGTCTCAGAGAGATGCTGATGATTCAATCAGAAAGGAACTCTCAGACCTTAAGGCACAAGTAGCTATCAATGCTGCTGTAAGACCATATCAGGATAAGCTTATCCAATGTGAGATTGACAAGGCTTTCACTGCTGGTATCAACTACACTGACAGAAAGACTTGCAATGTCATCTATGGTCAGGTTTGTCTACCTAATGAACCTACTATTACAGGCTATGTTGGTGCAAACCAATGTGGATGCCCAAGAGTAGTTACAGCTGCTGCAACCCCAACTGCCTAATTTTGGGTAATAATACTACAATCCTATGGTTCCGGTGAATAATGTATTTTTAGGAAGCCCTGACCCTCTCCTTGGGTCATTAGACCCAACTACGGGGCTTGATGAAAGAATGGCTATGCTCGAAGCCTACCAGAAAAAGCTGGCTGAGCTGAGACAAGCCAGAGCACAGATGAGTCAGATTCAACCTCAGGAGGCTACCCCCAGCCTATGGAATGAGATTGATTCTGAGGTATATCCCCTTACAGATGAACAGAAGATGAAGTTAGCACAAGATGAAGATTATGCTCAGAATGATATTGCACTTCAACAGATGGTTCAAACTGAAATTCTTAACCTTGTAAAAGGTAAGATAGAAAATTCTCAATCAGGCAAAGAGCTTCTTACTAATCAGTTAAGCATCGTGAAAAAGCTGAAGAAGAAAATTGTCGAAGAAACTAATCAAGAGATGGAGGCATTTAGAAGATTCAAGGAATACTCTAAATCCCACCCTAATGTAACTTACGAAGAATTTATTAAAACTGTTTATCAATGAATGTAAATATAGTGGCTGAAAGAGTCAGGTCTTATATCAATGGACAGATTACAAGGATGGCTATGGATAATCCTGTTGTGGGATTCATGAAGCCCATAATCACCCGAGTAATAGACAACAATGTCTATAAGATAGAAGATGGACTTAAGATGATAGCTGATAAGGATGGTAATATAGATACAGAAGCTATTCTGACAGAGATGTTGGATAGTGTAATGAAAGCTAAACCATTCACAATAAATACACCATTCATCGGAGACATAGAGATTGGTGAAGGTCTGGTTAAATTAAACCTACCTGTAGTAAATAAGAGGATTGTATTTAACTCTACAGACCTTCAGGAATTAAAGAACTTATTAACTAAATAAGGCTATGGATGGATATATGCTAAGAAGACTGATGGAGGAAAGAGGAAACAGAGGCTCTAATATGGTGGAAAAGTTCAAAGAGTTTATGAGGTCTGAGAGAGGTGGCAGACGCCACTTTGATGATATGGACCCATGGGACTATGAATATTCCAGTAGAAGAAGAGACCATGAAGATGCTGACTTCCGCAGAATGATGGAAAGTATGGAGGACTCCGACAAAAGAAGAATGTGGGAAACCATGATGGAATCTCATGAGGGTAGAAGAGGTAAGCATTTCAGCCCTTCTTTTGCTAAGATTGAGGTCGAGGAAATGTCCCATACTGAAAATGGTAATAAACACAGAGGTGAAAAGTACTCGATGGAAAAGGCTGAGGAAGTATTCAGAAGATACAAATCAATCCTTCCATCTGAAGTAACTGTAGCTGATGTGTATGTAGCAATTAACTGTCACTTCCATGACTTTGCACAACTGTACAAGGCATGGTTTGGTGATAACATTGATACTAAGATTATTGAATCAGCTATAGTGTTCTGGTTCAAGGATGAGGAATTCCAGGATGGTGAAAAGCTCTGGAAATACTTCAATTATATGAAGTAATCTGCTAAGGGGATACAGCAATGTATCCCCTTTTTAATAGACAAAAGACAGTAAATAAAGTAAATTAATTAATGAAGTATAAGTAATGAATTTAGCCTCTTGCTTTATTCAAATATTTATCATACTTTTGCACTGTTAAATATAAACTAAAAGGAGAAGTTTATGGGAGATGAATTAAGCATGGACCTTATTATGACAGGGGATGAGGCTGAAGACCTATTCCTAAATAATAGTCCAGAAGAAAAAGAAACAACTGTTCCCCCTGCTGAGGGACAGAATAAAACAACTACTGAGGGTGAACCAGAGCCTATAGAGGATATTAATCCTGAGGAACTGTTTAGCTCAGAGGGCGTAGGTAGTGGAGAGACTCAAGAGAATGGAGAGAATGCCGGAAACCAACAAGGTGATGGTTCTTCTCCCAATGACAACTTCTACTCTTCCATAGCCACTGCTTGTAAGGAGGAAGGTATTTTCTCCAATCTTGAAGATGACTCTCTTGAAAATATCAAGACAGCTGAAGACTTTAAAGAAGCCATGAATAAACAAGTCATGGCTATGCTTGATGAAAAGCAAAGACAAATCAGTGAAGCTCTTGAATATGGAGTAGAGCCAGACGAGGTTCAGAAATACCAGAATGCCATTAACTACCTGGATAGTCTTTCAGAAGAGGCTATTAAAGAAGAGGGTGATAAAGGCATATCTCTAAGAAGACAGCTTATTTATAATGACTACCGTAACAGAGGATTCTCAGAGGAAAGAGCTAAGAAGTATACTGAGAGGTCTTTTGAACAAGGTACTGATGTAGATGATGCTCTTGATGCTAAGTTAAGCAACAAAGAGTTCTTCTCAACCCAGTACAGTAAACTGGTAGAAGCTGCAAAAGAACAAGCTGAAAAAGAGGCTAAACAGGAAAGAGAGAAGGCTGAGTCCATTAAGAAGGCCATCATGGACACTGAGGAGCCCTTTGAAGGTGTGAAACTGGATAAGGCAACCAGACAGAGAGTATTTGAAACTATTTCCAAGCCTGTCTTCAAAGATAAGGAAGGGAATATGTATACAGCTCTGCAAAAAGCTCAGCATGATGATGAAGAAGGATTTATCCGGAAGCTCGGATATATCTTTACCCTTACAGATGGATTCAAGAATCTCGATGGTCTCGTAAAGGGAAAAGTTCAAAAAGAAACTAAAAGAGGATTCCAAAGAATAGAGCAGGCTTTGAGAACTCCCCCTACGCCAGGTGAACCCAGATTTGCAAGTGGTGTTGGAGGAGTAGAAGAAGTTAAGTCAGGAGGATTCCTTCTTGATGTATAATAACAATCCAATAAAATAACAAATTTATGGCAAGATTAGGTAAATTTCAAATGCTTACCTTCAGTCACTGGAAGGGTAGACCTTAGTGTTAGGCCCTTGTAAAATCGGGTAAAATCGGTGAAATCCTTCAATAGGTAAGGGGATAATACCGAGCTAACCTATTCAATAATATGAATAGATAGTGTAACGCGTAGAAGATGAAACTATGAATGGTTTTATTTATATTATCAGGAACACAGTAAATAGTAAAGTTTATATTGGGCAAACCAAAACTTCTGTAGAACAAAGATGGCAAGAACATCTAAGACATGCAAAGTATGGTACCCAAATCATAAATAGAGCTATGAGAAAACATGGTGTTGACAAGTTTTATATAGAAACTCTTGAAATTTGTACTCTTGATGTACTTGATTATAGAGAAGTTTACTATATAGATTTATATGATTCTACAGATAAAACCAAAGGTTATAATGTAAGTATTGGAGGTAAAACTCCCAAGTTTAAAAGAAAGCATTTGAGTATAGCTACTTTAGTAGATTTATACTTAAATGAGGGGAAAACTTTAGAGGAGATTGCTTCTAAGTTTGAGACTACAAGATATATAATTGCTACTCAACTTAGAAATGCAGGAGTCTTAATAAGGGATAGACATGAATCTACTATTAGATTTACTAAAATTCCTAAAGAATCTCTTCAAGAATCATTGCAGAAAACTAATTCTATTAGAGGAGCTGCAAAGTATCTTGGAATTCCTTATTCCACTTTTAGAAAAGCTTGCATTCATAACAACATAGAATATAATTCTTCCAAGAGTATCCGACATCTTAATAGATGAAAATGTACGCTGACCTTACACAATGATAAAGTGTAAGAACTATAGGATAAAAAGCCTATAGGGTAACAAATGCTAACAAAGGACAATCACCTTGGCTCAGTATTCCAGCTGCAACCTCAGAGAGCCACCACTATGATGGTTCAGCTTCTTGCTATGTACAGAGGAAAGAACCTTGAGACTTATCTATCTCAGTTCCCTACAAAGGAATTTGATACTGATGATGAGTACACATGGGATGTAATTGCATCCTCAAGAAGAAATATTCCTCTTGTAGAAGCAAGAGATGAAGATGGTAAAGTAGTAGGTCCAAAGGGTCTGGCAGGTGTAGGAGGAGCTCCCTTCTATGTTGTATTTGCAGAGGACTGGTTTGCAGATGGCAATGTAATTGTAGGTGAGAAGAATGAAATCTATCCTCTGAGAATTCTTGGTGACCCAAGAATGGAAGGTACAAATGCAGTCTACAAGGTAGAGCTTATGGGTGGTGTAACTACTGGTATGCCTGGTGAAGAGCTGCAGCTTGGTAAGAGATTCTCGGATGACTACTCACCTGTTGAGAAGGAACTCTCAAGAAAGGTTGGTGACATCCAGTTCACTTCACCTGTAGCTATGAGAAATGAGTGGTCAAGAATCAGAATCCAGCACAAGGTTCCTGGCTCAATGCTTGGAAAGAAGCTGGCTGTAGGTATTCCTTCACTCGACCCTCAGACAGGAAAGAAGTTCGTAACTCCTATGTGGATGCACCATGTTGAGTGGGTATTCGAGAATAAGTTCTCAGAGAACAAGAATAACCTCATCATGTATGGTAGAAGCAATAGAAACCGTAATGGTGAGTATCTGAACATTGGTAAGTCAGGTAATGTCATTACAATGGGTGCCGGACTTAGAGAGCAAATGGAGGTAGGTAATGTAGTATGGTACAATGACTTCTCACTGAAGCTTATTGAGGACATGCTATATGAGCTGTCAATCTCCAAGCTGGCTATGAACAAGAGAGTCTTCATCCTGAGAACAGGTGAAAGAGGAGCTGTTCAATTCCACAGAGCTGCTAAGGACATGGTATCAGGATGGCTTCCTATTCCTACAGTAAACAACCCAGCTGTTATCCAAAAGGTACAAAGTGCACTTAACTCGAATGCAGTTGCTGCAACAGACTATCAGTTTGTAGAGTGGAGAGCTCCTATGGGTGTTATTGTAAAGGTTGAGGTAGACCCATTCTATGATGACCCTGTAAGAAATAAGATTATCCACCCAGATGGTGGTGTAGCTGAGTCTTACAGATATGACATCATGTATGCTGGTGATATGGACCAACCTAACATCCAACTGGCTAAGGCTAAGAACTCGCCTGAGATGAGAGGTTATCAGTGGGGATTCAGAAACCCATTCACTGGTGGCATGAACAATAATAACATGTCCTATGATGAGGATTCATGTGTAGTACATGGTATGTGGACTGGTGGTGTCTTCATTCTTGACACAACAAGAGTAGTATCACTAATCCCTGCAATACTTGCAGCTTAATTATTAGGGGAGGGTTAATCCCTCCCCTTATTTTACTAAACATATAAGGGAGAATAATATGGGAAAAAATCAAGAAGTTGTATTGGACATTACACCTGAGGAAACTCCTGAGGTAGTCCTGCAAAAAGCTCCTGCAAAGGAGAAAGAAGCTTCAGCTCCTCGTACTTATGAGGAGCCTGTAATGGTTTCTTGTCTCAGAAATGAGAGAGTTACTGTAAGATTCGTACCAAGACAGTCAGGTATTGTCACTGACCCAAGACATGTTAACTATGGTGGTATGGGTGAGAACTCGAAGAGAGTGTTCACTGTTCCTAAACTTCTTAGCACCAGAACCTACATGAATGTACTTACTAATGAGGAGAAAGCTTTCCTTGAAGAGTATATGGGACTTGAATACAATGACCTGTCAGTGTACAAAAAGAAAGATAACTTCTGGAGAGAATATAAGGTAGAACTAACCAAAGGTGATACTATCCTTGACCTTTCAGTTCCAGATGATTATATCAAGTATAAGGTCCTGCTTGCAAATAAGGACTATATTGCTCCATCGTTGAGTGTCCTTCAGGATGTACCTAAGGCAACCTATCAGTTTGTAATGGTAAGCAGTGAGGATGAAGCCAAGGCTTCTATGAGACAGCTATCCTACAACCAGAAGGCTTATATGCTTCTTGGTAAACTACAGGATAATGCAGATGCTCTCAAGGTTATTATTGAGACTGTAGATGGTAGACCTATCTCAGACAATACTAAGCTTGAGTTCCTTCAGTCTCAGGCTGGCGAGCTAATCCTAAGTAATGCTAAGCTGTTCTGCAAGGTGGCAGATGACCCTTATCTTGATGCAAAAGTCCTCATTAGAAAAGCCCACTCTGCTGGACTTATCTCTAAGAGAGGCAACTATTACTATATCAAGAAAGACAATACCCCTCTGTGTGAGAATAATGAGGAGCCTACTCTTTCAATGGCTGCTAAGTTCCTGAATACTCCTAAGCATCAGGAGATTAAGCTCTCACTTGAGGCTCAATTACAATAGTATGAAACTATCAGAATTCAGTGCTGAATTTGACATACTGTATAATAACATAATGAGCAATATTGCGCCTGGTCTTACTGAGTATGAGAAATCTGTATTTCTCACTCAGGCCCAGGAGCAGTTGGTTATTGAGATTTATAGTGGTCAATACAAGGGGGAACCCTTCGAGAATAGTGAGGAAGTAAGGGAATACCTCAAGTCCCTGATACAAACAGAAACCCTTGAGAATCTTACTGAGGTAACATCTGAATTTCCAGATACTTACACTCACTATACTGTGAAGCTGGATGCACAGAATTTCTGGTTTGTCATACTTGAATCAGTTATATTCTCTGGGGAAGAACCCTGTACAAATGGGAAAAGAGTGATAGTACAACCAATCACCTATGATGGTTATTGGTCTATTATGAGAAACCCATTCAGAGGCCCTAACAGAAATAGAGTCCTGAGATTGAATATTTCAGGAGATACAGTGGAATTGATTTCTGACCATGAGATAGGTAAATATACCTTCTCTTTCCTGAAGAAACCAAGTCCCATCATTCTTGAAGATATTGAGGGAGGAACCATTGATGGCAGTAGCACAGCTACAGACTGCAAGCTTCCTGAAGTTCTTCATAGAAGTATTCTTGTTAGAGCAGTGAATTTAGCAAAGAGCGCTTGGGGACAATCTCAAGAGCAACAATAATGTTTAATTAAACTCTTTTTTAAAAAATGGCTACTTTTAGCACAAACCAGGCAAGACAGATTTATGTCGCAAAGGAAGTTAAGGACACCCCATCTGCTGTTACAGCAGAAGGAGATATTGCTCTTGGAGCTCCTGAAAATGCCGATTATATTTATTTTCAGTATCAGGGTCCTGAGACTATTCTGAGAAGCGATATCCTTAAGAAGGACCTTATCACATCAGTAAAGCTGACTCATGGTAACAACATTCAGAAGTTCCTGAATGAGTATGAGGTAACTATCACTAATAACCCTGTTGCAGGTCAGGAGTATATTCTGAGAATTGACATGCTGGGTTATGCTTCTCTTGGCATTGAGAATACATACCAGAAGTATGGCTTTGTGAAGGCTACAAAGAACATGACTAAGGCTCAGTTCTATGCGAAGCTGGCTAAGTCACTTGCAGGTAATTTCGCAAGAGAACCATATCCTGTATATGAGTTCATTCTGTCAGATGGTTCAAGTGAGACCCCTGTTAAGGTAGATACTGACCCAGATACTCTGACTGGTAGCTATACTAAGCTGATTATCAGAGAAGTATCAGGTTACTGGCATGTAGGTACAGACGAGGATATGCCTCAGCTTGCTAATATCTTCACAGATAGAATCCTCAATGAGGGTGTTGAGGAACTTTGGGGTGAGGTAAAGCAGAAGACCTCTGGTCTGAAACCAAGAAAGGATACTGTCTACAGACAGCTTGCTGACCTGGAGTACTTCCTGATGGGTGAGAGAGCTGACAAGTACAGACTGGTTGGATGGCCTAAGGTAATCTACACAGATTACATGATAGACAAGATTGGTCTTACTCCTGAAGCTTTCCTTGGTACAAATGACAGCACAGGTGTAGGTATCATTGATATCCACTACTCATATGTAGGTTCAAATGAGTCAGTACAGAAGTCAGAGAAGGATATTTGCATTATCCTCCCCAATGGCACTTCTGGTGAAGCTCTGAAGCTTGCACAGGATATTGCAGACCAAGGTATAAGTGTACTGCACAAGAAGTATGATGGTACAGAGGTACCTCTAACTCCTGCAGAAAAACCTTAATCTTATGGGGAGGATTTATCCTCCCCTTTTTCATTTTAAAATAATTGGACTATGGTAGTTTTTAGTGAATTAAGAGTAACACATGATGGTGATAAGCTTATCATTGATGCTTTTATAGATACCAGTATCTCTGGAGATGAGAATCAGAAGATAGACCAAATCTGGGTGGATAAGAATATTCCTGTCTACAGAGAAGGATGTCCAGCACCATCGAATGATGCTGTCTTGATAGCTTCTACTGAGGAAGCTCTTGACCCTGATGACAAAGCTGAGTTTGACCCTGCTATAATAGATGAAGCTCTTGTAAGAGGCTATAGAATCGAGGTACCTTATGGAAAATACTCACAATTCAGTATAGCCAATGATATGCTGCATGTATATGTAGTTACATCAGGCCAAGAAGAGAAGGACTGTGAGTGCAATCCTATAATAGGAACAGTGGTTAACATCTATCCTTACTATCAACTCTCACTATATTATATGAGAGAGATGCAGGATAGCTGTGTTCCTCCAAGAGACTTTATAGACTTTATCCTTAAGCTGAAATCTGTGGAGATAGCTGTTAAAACAGGTAACTATGACCTTGCCCATCAGCAATGGGAGATACTCAGAGGGATAAAGAAGTTCCCAGTAAAGCACTGCAAATGTAATCACAATGGAGTCATATCTTAATATACTTGGAGAGGCCTTCAGTAGATTCTACAAGACTCTTGAAAGATATGGGTATGTCAAGGATGTAGATGTCCATAGATTGCTGGTTCTCTCCTACATTGAAGAGCTTCTGTCAGGTAGTCTGAATGTGTTGATATCAGATGAAGAATATGATATAATCAGAAGAGTGCTTCTATGTCTTACCGGAAGTAACTGTCTTATTCCTTATCCTGCATATCTCAATCTACAGGAAGACTCCCTGATTAGACCTTGGCTTGCTACAAAGTGGCTAAGATACGCTGAATCAGATATTATGAGAATTTCTGAGGAAGGAGTTCAGAGAGCTACAGAGAGGGATTCTCTACTGTAGGGATAAAAATTTTACTTAAACTCTTGCAAATATGGTAAAAAATACTTATATTTGCAAGAGTTTTTTAATATAACCTATATGGAGAATAGAATAGAAAAAGCCTTAGGGCTGATTGAGGCAAAGCCTTATCTTGCTACGATGGGAGCTAATACAGTAGCTGCCAGATATGGATACTCCAAGCAGGAAATCCTTTGGGCTAAAAAGCTCTTCTATAAAAAGAGGTCTGAAAAGAGAGATGTCAAAATACTTATATTCGATATAGAGACAGCTCCTATGAAGGCTTATGTATGGAAGAGATGGAAAGAGAATGTATCTCTTGAGCAAACTATCTCAGAGTGGTTTATGATTTGTTGGTCAGCCAAATGGCTTGGCTCTGAAGAGGTCTTTCACGAGTGTATAACTCCTGATGAAGTGCTGGTTGAGGATGACAGAAGAATTACAGAGGGTCTGTGGAAACTATTCAATGAAGCTGATATTATAGTAGCTCATAATGGAAAGAAGTTCGACATTCCTAAGATGAATTCAAGATTCATCATTCACAAGTTGCCCCCCTGCTCACCTTACCAACAGATAGACACTTGTGAAATATCCAAGAAGGTCTTTGGATTCAGCTCCAATAAGCTCGATGCACTGGCTACTTACTTTGGCATTCCCAATAAGGATAAGACAGATTTCGAATTATGGAAAGCCTGTCTTGAAGGCAACCAGAAAGCCTTGGATTACATGTTGCAGTACAATATAAATGATGTGCTGATTCTTGAAAAGGTGTATCTCAGGCTGAGACCATGGATGCCGCATCATCCTAATGTAGGTCTTTATAAAGAGGCAAACAAGCCTGTGTGCCCAGTATGTGGCTCTACTCATATGGAGGTTACACCTGACCATGCCTATACTTATGCCTCTAAGTTCCAAGTACTTAGATGTACAGATTGTGGGGCTTTGGCAAGAGTAAGATTCAATTCTTATTCTAAAGATAAAAAGAAATCATTAGTACTATCAGTATGACAGTAAAAGAAATAGTCTACATGATTCTTGATGAGGTCAAGAATCAATCAGATGACGCATATTACACAGAAGAGCATATCATATTCCTTGCTTCTAAATACAGGGCTTTCCTCTTAAAGCAAAGATATGGTACTGACATAAAGAAGAGTGTACCTGAGTCTAACTATCAGACTATCTGTTTAGACCTGGAAGAAGTTCCTTTAGAAGACTTCATCTGCTATACAGGACCAAGACTGGTAAGCTCAGTTGAGATACCCACTATGTTGAATATAGGGAGCCGTAGAATCTTCTCTCAGGTAGATTTTACCACTATCTATTTCACTTGGGTAAGCAGAGACAGATTCAATTATGTGAATGTGAATCAGTGGCTGAAGAATATCATCTATGCCACTAAAGGGCCTGACCACAGGCTTTATATTAAGTCAGGTAACCCACAACACCTCTACCTGAAGAAAGTCCGTATAAATGCCGTATTTGAGGATTTTGAAAGGGCTTCTGAATTAGAGTGTGACAATCAGACTGGAGAGGACTGCGCTGTAAAGGATATGTTGGATAGAGAATTTCCTATTGAAGATGCACTGGTTCCTCCCCTTGTAGAGCTTGTATTGAAAGAACTTACTCAGGCCATTTATAGACCCGTGGATAATTCCAACAATGCAGCAGATGACCTTTCTAAAGTAGGACTTGCAGTTAATAACAAGAAATGACGTTAGCAGAATTCAGTGCGCAGGTAAGGAGAGTAGGCTCTCATCCACACAAGATTACTGGTTCCTGGGGTGTGTATGATTACTTCAAATTCTATAGAAGGACAAAGCCCAAAGAAAAGAAGTATATACTCACTGAGAGTCAGTACTTTGCTATTATAAGAAAAGTGAATACCATCCTTGCTGAATCTTTCGTGAGAGGTAAGGAGGTTCACTTTCCTATGAGAATGGGAACCATAGAACTCAGGAAGACCCTTAAGAAGCCAAGACTTGGCCCTGATGGAAAGGTAATCTTCCATACGTTGATTGATTGGGACAAGACAATAAAACTCTGGTATGAAGACCCCGAAGCCTACAAAAATAAGACTATTATCAGACAGGAATCAAGAGAGGTATTCAAAACATTCTACAATAAAGCCAGAGCTACCTTTGAGAATAAGTCGGTATACATGTTCCAGTTGAATAAGGAACTTAAAAGAGAAATATCAAAAAATATAAGAAAGGGCATTATAAAGGATGCCTTCTTACTTTCTTAATATGGGAAAAAGTTGGTGTGTATACAGACATATTTCTCCTTCTGGTAAAGTTTATATAGGTATAACAAGTATGAAGATTACTAAAAGGTGGGGTGCAGGAAGTGGCTATAAGTCACAAGTTCTATTTTATAGAGCTATCAAGAAATATGGCTGGAAATCCTTTAAACATCAAGTTATGTTTTCTGGTCTAACAGAAGAGAAAGCTAAAGACTTAGAAAAGAAACTAATTGGTCATTATAAGAAATTGAAAATTTCATATAATGCAACTGATGGTGGGGAAGGAATCTTAGGTTTTCAATTTTCTGAAGTTTCCAAAATAAAGATGCGTGAATCTCATATAGGAAAGAAATTGTCGGAAGAACAGAAGAGAAAAATAAGAGAATCTAATAAAGGAAGAAAAGCATCTAAAGCTTTTCTTGATTATATAGCCACAAGAACTGTACATCCTATGCTTGGAAAGCATCATACCAAGAAGGCTAAGGCTATTATATCAGAAGTTTCTAAAAGAAATTGGCTGGAAAGAGATAAAGAATCAATTCGTCTATTAGGAAAGCTAAGTGGAAAGGAGATAGTTCAGCTTTCTTTAGATGGTGAGATACTAAACTATTTTCCGTCAGCAGCAGAAGCCGCAAGAAAATTAAAAATAAATAGAGGTAATATTACTTCTTGTTGTCTTTTAGAAAGAAAGACAGCTGGAGGATATAAATGGAAATATAATGACAAACTATGTAAGCCTTAAAACAGTTTTAGACAAGGTAATGATTCATCCACTATTAGTGGATTTATCATTTGAAACAGCAGTTCTATATACCTTAGAATTTCTAAGAATAGTAGGAGTCCCAAGAATATTCGAGGATAGATTTAAAACTCTTGAGGTTAAGGACTACAGAGCTGTATTGCCTTGTGATTTGTTAGATATTATACAAGTTAAGGAACATTGCTCAGCCTATGCACTGAGAGCTACTACAGACACCTTCTATCAGGATGACAGAGGCCCTGCACCTTATGAATATACATTCAAGGTACAGGGAGATATCCTTTATACTAATATGAAAGAAGGAGCTCTGGATATAGCATACAAAGCAATAGTAACTGATGAAGAGGGGTATCCTATGATACCTGATGATTCTACTTTCATCAGAGCTCTTGAGCAATATATTAAGAAGCAATGGTTCACTATCCTGTTTGACATGGGAAGAATACAACCTGCTGTATTACAGAATGCTCAGCAGGAATATGCTTTCTATGTAGCCCAAGCTCAGAATAAACTGGTTATGCCTACTCTCTCAGAGATGGAGAGCCTGAGTAATATGTGGACATCTCTGCTGCATAAGACCAATGAATTTAAGACAGGTTTTAAAACTACTGGAGCAAAGGAGCTCCTTAAAGTACAATAGTTATGTCAGCTAAAGCACAAATGTTTGTACCCAAAGGTATGAAGAGGGACTACTCAGCTTCTAAAGCTGACCCTCAGTTTGCCTTTGAGAATCATAATATAAGAATTACCACAAGGGAGGATAAGACCCTTCTTTCCATTACAAATGAGAAGGGTAATTCTCCTATTGTACTTGACCCTGAAATCTCTTACGTTGGAATTGATATATCATCCTCTCCAAGTAGTGATTCTTCCCTTCAGATTAAAGCCACTCTACAAGATGGAGTTTCAGCAAAAGGAATAAAAATTAAGGTTAAGTACCTCGATAATACGGACCTACAAGAAAAAGAGGACTATATAGTCTTTAAAGACACTGGAAAAACAGCATTTACATTTATCCCAAGAGATGCTACACAGATTTCAACAGAAATGTATTTTTCCAACACTAAAGATAATATATTCTATATTAATGGTCAAGAAAAACCTACCCCATTCTCAGGAATATGTGTTGGAAAATGTATAGTAAATAATTATCTGATTCTTTTCTTGTGGGAAAAGGGGGTAAGCAGAATTGCCAGATTGGAGAATAAAGAGGAGACGTTTTCATATAAATGTTTATATGAAGGGACTATGGAGCTTGCTCCTACCCATCCCTTGGATACATTAGGTATCTATGAGAATGCTAATATCCAGAAAGTCTACTGGGTAGATGGGATTCATCCTATCAGAATGATAAATATTGTAGAGGATATAGAGCTTACAGACCTGGTAAAAACAAACCCCAATTATCTTGATATCGTAAAGAATATTCCTGATGATGTAACTATTAAAGTTGAAAGATTGCCTGAAGGAGACGGAACATTTAGTCAAGGTACTATTCAATATGCTCTTACTCTCTTTAGAAAATATGGTTCGGAATCTGGTATAGTGGCTATAAGTCCTATAAGCTATATATCTTTTACAGATAGAGGAGCCAACCCGGAAGAAACTGTACAGACATCTTTTAGAGTTGAGTTAAATGGCCTTAAAAGCTTGGATTATTTCAATTACGCAAGAATATACTCTATACATAGAACAAGTAAGGATGCTACCCCTACTGTAAAAATAGTTAGGGACATACCATTAGACAGCCCCTCCTATCTATTTATAGATACAGGTACTTTAGGTTATAATGTAGACCCTACATTATTATTATACCTTGGTGGGAATAGTATAGGAGGTAACAGTATAAATCAAAAAGATGGTACTCTCTTTTTAGGAGGATACTCCCTATTAGATACCCCTATTCAAGAAGAGCTAAAAGAGAAAATCAAAAAGGAATGTACTATTAGCTTCACTCAGGTGAGAAGTCCAGTATACGTAGGCTCCAATTCAGAGACTTCCTCCCTTAAAGGATATATATACAGCTCCTCTCTAAATTATTCTTCAAATAGAATAACCACCTTCAAAAGTAGAGAGTGGTATAGATTTGGTGTACAATTGCAGTACCATTCAGGCAAGTGGTCAGATATAGTATGGGTAGGGGATGCGAGATGTAATGTAACCCCTAAGGTAGAAGCTAATTTCTTATATGTTGTAAATGCCCGTCTTTTCTTTGAGGATGCTTTCCTTAGAGAACTGTCTTCTACTTTTTTAAATATAAGACCAGTAGTAGTTTTCCCTCAAGATGGAGACAGAGAAGTAATAGCGCAGGGAGTTTTAAGCTCAACAGTTTATTCAGCAAGAGATAGATTTGGTAACTCTCCTTTTGCTCAATCTTCCTGGTATTTTAGAGGTCCTCTAAGAGATTACTCTGCTATCGAAGTTACACATAATGCGAGATTAATACCAAGTGTATTGTATGGAGAGATACAAGGAACCTGGGAAGGTTCTACTCCGGAGACTCCATATGTGACAGGAGAAGCTTCTGCTGGGGAGGCATTCTCAAGAAAGTATCCAAGTGCTTTTTATGTGGACTCTTCTATAGTCACTTTTCACTCTCCAGATATAGAGTTTGATGATAATTTTGTAAGATGGGATAATGCAAAACTTAAGCTACGGATTATAGGGGAAGCAGTATTCAGGTATTCTACAAGATGGAATATTCTTACTACGAAGAATCCTGGAAGGAATAAGAAAACTGCTATAGAGAATTTTACAGACTATGCGGGTACCTCTTCTAATCCTGATATGAGCATAGATGTAAATCCTATAGCTGGCAGATGGACTGACCAGTTGTATGGGGATGACAGTGAAAAGGGAATAAGATCATTTCCTGTTTATACTTGGCAAAGAAGTGGCTCTTTAGGGAATTATAGCAAGGGGGTGTCAGGAGAAGAGACGGCGGTTTTGGAGAGAAAAATAATGTCTACTCTGATTTATTCAAATTCCCCTACTTATTTTGAAACCTCTTCTATATGGGATGCCAATGGGAAAGTAGTTAAGGACGATATGGAAGGATGGGAACTTAACCCAGATACAAACAGAGACACTGGAATTACTAATATAAGAACTTTCCGCTCTGAAGAGATATCTATAGTGAAAATTCCGTCCCCTCAGTATTCGGGCCTGCCTGACTTATCTTACTACGGAAATGTAGATTCCCTCATGTCATCCTTTGGAGATGGAAGAGATTCTTCTTTGAGTTGGGAAGGCTACGAATATTCTTATCCTTTAAATGTATATAATACTGCCCGCCCTGGTAGTCTTCAATACCTATTCCGCAGTACTGGTTGGAGTGAATCTGATCCTAAGGTTAAAGCATCCGATCCTATACCTATATCCTACAAATCTACTCCTCATGCTGTATTTGCGCTTAATTATACTTCTACTGAACAACAAAGAATTATACCTTCAGAGCAGTTTGGGTCTGCTAATGGGGCCTATCCTTCTTTTCCATTTTGGAAGACAGCCCCAATTGGGCAAGGTACAGATTGGGTAACTTATGATACAATGCCTAAAGGAGAGGCAGCTTTCAAATTATGGATTGCTGAGCTATACAAAGAGACAGATTCGAATACAAGATTTGGAGGAACTTCTCAGGAAGCCTTGGAGGATAATACTTGGGTTCCTTGTGGGAAGGTAGTTCCTTTAAGTAATCCTCACGGTTTTTACTTGGTTTGTGATGTAGGAGATACTTATTTACAAAGATACGACTGCTTGAAAACTTATCCATTCAGTGATACTTCAGTCAATAATGTAGTGGAAATAGCCTCTTTTATTTGTGAGACCAGAATTAATATAGATGGAAGGTATGACCAGAATAGAGGTCTTGTAGATAATACAGCTGTTAGTCCAAAGAATTTCAATCTATTGAACTGGGCTTACACTCAAAATGATAATTTTTTCACTTATAGACTGATAAACTCAAAAGAGTTTTCTCTCTCTAAATATCCTAATTCTGTTATTTGGTCTAAGACTAAAGTTTTTGGAGAAGAAGTAGACTCTTGGACTAAGCTTCCTATGACTTCTATTCTTGACCTTGATGGGGATAAAGGAGGAATAGTAAGTATTCAGAAATTGAATAATGAATTGTATTGCTTCCAGCCTGATGGTTTGTGTAGAATACTTTACAATTCAAGGTCTCAAATGGTAACCTCAGACTCTGGTAATCAGTCTATTCCTGTAGAGCTCGCCAATACTGGTAAGGTAGAAGGTAAAGTCTATATAACAACTGGTGTAGGTTGTTCAGACAGAGCCTCTATAATTACCACACCTACAGGTATCTATTTCTTGGACAAGGACAGAAACAGCTTATTCATGTGGGGTCCAGGAGGTCTTACAGATATGACTGATAAGTTCAGTTTCAGAAGTTGGATAGATCAAATAGACCTTTCAAAGAGCTGGGACCTTGTTGATTACAAAGGAATGAAGGCATTCTATGATGATACTAATGGAGATGTATATTTCGTAACTGAATCTCCGAACTCTACAGTATGCTATTCGGAACTACTTGGTAATTTCTCTTCTTTCTATGACTATGAGAAGACTCAGGAGATGTTCTCTATCAATGGAAGATTCTTCTCCATAAGAGATGAAAATATGTGGGCTCAGGGTGCTGGTGAATATAATTCATTCTTTGGTACCAAAAAGCCTTACAGTGTGGAGATTATCTGCAATACAGATGAACCTGTTGACAAGATATTCAATACCCTTGAGTGGAGAGCTACTGTTAAGAAGAATGGTATGGATTCACAAGATACCTTTAATACAGTCAGAGTAACTACTGATGGAGAGTATCAGGACACTGGAAAAGTATCTATTGAGAATATGACAAGTAGGCCTCAAGGTGGTATGATAAACTCTCTGAATACCTCTCTTAGAAGGAAGTTCAGGATGTGGAGAATACCTATTCCAAGAGATAAGTCTAATAAGAGAGATAGGATGAGGGGTCCTTGGGCTAAGATTAAACTATCAAAGGAAGGGCAACCTGAATTTGGAGGTCCTGACAATGAGAAAATGGAGCTACATGACCTTGTAGTCCACTTTTTTGAATAGAGATTATGGTGGGCAAACTATTTTAGTATGTCCACCATAATTTATTTTATAACATGCTTTGAAATATCAAATATTTTACTTATATTTGCACAAAATTAATCACTTATGCGCAATAAGAGAGTTAAAAGACAGTCCATCCCAATAGTAAATTTATATGGGTTGGGGTCGCAAATAAAACAAGGTTGGCAAGGAATGAACTCTGGTCAGAAGGCATCTGCTATTGGAGGTGCAGCTTCTGAATTAATAGGAGCTGCCTCTGGAGGTACTGAAACCAAGGCTGGCAATATTATGGGAGGTATTGGTTCTACTCTGTCCTCTATTCCCACACCCTTTACACAGATTGCTGGTGCTGGATTATCAGTAGTAGGAGGTCTTGTCAATGCTGCATTTGGAACTAAATGGAATAAGGAGTTCATTGCTCAGACTGAAAGTGGTATAAAGGAACAAGCTAATACTCAATGGGATGCTTCTTCAAATGCAGACTTACTCAGCAGCTGGGATGACTTTGATATGATGAGTCATGTCAGTAGAAGTCAAGTAGGTAAGGATGGCTGGTTCAGTAATAAAGCTAAAAAGAAAGCCAGAAAGCTGAATGCTCAGATTGATGATGCTAATGAAAGAGCTGTAATAGGTTTTAATAATAGAGTTGAGGGAGTAGATACTCAGAATGACTTGGCTGTAGCTGCTAACTTTGCAGACCTTGGAGGATACTTGTTTAGAGATGGTGGAGGTATCTATATTAAAAAGAAGAATAGAGGCAAGTTCACTGAGTACTGTGGAGGTAAGGTTACCTCAGAGTGCATTCAAAGAGGCTTGCACTCTTCCAACCCCACTACAAGAAAGAGAGCCAACTTTGCAAGGAATGCAAGAAAATGGCATGCCTTTGGTGGGGAACTTGGTACTAATGGTACTGACTGGACCAATGGAGTAACTATCTTCGGAGAAGGTGGTACTCATGAAGAGAATCCTAATCAGGGTATTCCTCAGGGAGTTGACCAGAATGGAGTACCTAATCTTGTAGAAGAAGGAGAGGTAAAGTATCAGGATTATATATTCAGTAATAGACTGAAAGCAGATAAGGAAATCCTTGAAATGGTGGGACTTCCTGACAAATATAAAAGAAAGAAGTATTCGGACCTTGCTGAAAAGGCTTCTAAGGAGTCAGAAGAAAGACCTAATGACCCTATCAGCAAAGCAGGATTAGAAGATTCTATGTTAAGATTACAAGTAGCTCAGGAGGTACAGAGAGCCAAGAAGAAAGGTAATAAGTTCTCTAAAGGAGGAAGATTATTCGATGCTGGAGGCTTCAGATTCAGACAAGATGTACCTGGTTCAAATCAGTTTGTAACCAATAATAGAGATGGTAGTGTAGGTGTGACTATAGGTAGTTATCCTATTGGAGTTCCTTCCTTTGGAAATTATAGAGTCATTCCTATGGAAGCTCCTGTCACAAGAAGAGCTGCAGAAGCTGGAATTGCCGAGTCTATTCTTGGTACTATTCCCTCTAACAGGGATATAGCCAATACTCTTATGGCTACCTATGGTGCAGAGGGTATTGGACAAGGAGGTCTTCCTATAGAAGATATTCCAGAGATAAGATCAGCAGCTATCCAAAGTACTGCTTCTGATGAAGGGAGTGCCCTGCCTACTTACATGAGATATGCACCAGCTCTTGGTGGAGCCTTAGGTGCTTTGGCAGCTACACTTACTCCAGTAGATGCTCCGGATTACAGAAATGCTGATTCAATTATAAGAAGCAGAAGGTCAGTAGGTTATACTCCATTGACTCAGAAGTTGACTTACAGACCTTTCGATAGAGAGTTCTATCAGAATAAACTCAATGCTCAGGCTGGAGCTACAAGAAGAGCTATTGCAAATGCTTCTAATGGTAACAGAGGTACTCTGATAGCTGGTCTTACAGCAGCTGACTATAATGCCCAGAATCAAATGGGTGATTTGTTCAGACAGGCTGAAGAATATAACCAGGCTCAAAGAGAAAGAGTTGCAGGCTTCAATAGACAGACAGACCAGGCCAATGCTCAAATGGGTATTCAGACTGGAATGTTCAATTCTCAGATGAGACAGCAAGCTGCTGCAGAAGCTGCAAGAATGAGAATGATTGAGAATCAAAGATATAGAGCTGATAGGGCTGCTAAGAGAGATGCTATTGCGGCCAACTTCACTAACTTCCTTGAATCACTCGGTGGTATTGGTGAAGAGAATTATTGGAGAAATGCAATAGATAGTCTGCGTAGAGCAGGTGTCTATCAAGCTGGTACAGACCTTCAAGGTAGAGTAAAGAGAAGTGGAGCTAAAGGTGGTAAACTAAAATTAAAACTATAGGATATGCCGAATGGATATATGGTAGTAAACAGCAGATTTAAGCCTTTCTCTTATGAGGAGATGCTTAGACCTATAGCTGCTTATACAGATGAATACAATGCCCAGGAAGCTGCCTATGGTGAATTAGCCAATCAAGCAGCTCAATGGGAAAGACTGAAGAATAGTCAGATTGACCAAGATACTTATCAGCAATACAGAAGCTATGCAGATGAACTTCAGAAAGCAGCTGATGCACTTGCTTCAGAGGGACTTAAGCCAGGAGGCAGAAAGGCTCTTCAAGAGGTGAGAAGAAGATACACTGAGAATATAGTTCCCATAGAACAAGCTTATCAGAGAAGAGCTGAGCTCTCTAAATTACAAAAGGAGATGAGAGCTAAAGACCCTACTACTCTGATTGAGAGAGGAGCAGAAGAGATAGCTCTCAGTGAGCTTATAGCTAACCCTGAGCTGTCTCCTGCAACTTATTCAGGAGCTTATCTTGAAAATTCTGCAAGACAGGCAGCTTCTGCATTGTCCAAAGAGATGAGAGATGACCCAAGAAAGTGGAGAAGCATTCTGGGTGGTCAATATTATGAAACCAGAATGAGAACCGGATATACTGCAAAGGAAATTCAGGATGCAATCTCTGGTTCTGATACAGCTCCGAGAGAGCTTAGAATGGTAATAGACCAAGTTATGCAACCTATATCAGGTTGGGGTAATGAGGAAGCTATCAGTAATGCAAGAAACTATACAGCAAGAGGTCTGTGGAATGCTGTAGGAGAAGAGAAATATCAGATGGCTGAGAACTGGATGGGTAAGCTTAGAGCTTCTCAAAAGGCTCAGGAAGCTCCTGCAGACAATCTATTCCCAGGAGGTAGCTTTAGAATGGCAAGTCCAAGTGAAACTATAGGTGCTACAAAGGAGGTTCAAAATAGAATATCTGATATCCTCAAGAAAGGTAAACTAAGATATAACAATGGATGGGTTCAATCTGTAGGTGGTGCTCCTTACACTAAGGAAAGTTCAGCTACTTTATTCGATGCAGAGGGAAGACTTAGAAGCAGAGAGGCTGTAATGAGAGAGGGTTCAACTCCAGAAGAGAAAGCATCTATTTCCAATGCTTATGATAGTCTGATGGAAGACCTTGGGTACTTTGGATTTACTGATGGTACAGGTCTTACAGTAGGGGAGATTAATCAAGCTATGCAGAATAGGTCTTATGAAGATTCCCCCACAGCTCTTAATTTCGAGAGAATCCCTATTGACCCACAGGATGCTCAGGCTGTAGTGGGAAGCCTTCTTTCTGAGACTGTAAGTGCAGATGGTAAGACATTGCAAGGTGTAAAGAAGATAGAATCATGGGATAGAAATGGTGTTCCTAAGTTCAGCTCTTCTCCTGTAAAGAAGGGGGATGTACTCAATGAGGATAAGAATGGTAAGATTACTGTGAAAGGTTCTCCTGTAATTAGTGCATCTTACAATCCTAATCTGCAAGGTCAGGTAATTACCATAGATGGTTCGACATATCTTATAGAGCCGGAAACCTTCAGAGGAAGAGTAGGGTCTAATGATTTGTCAGCTGCTCAGGCTGAACTCATAGCAGCAGAGGAGGAGTTCAGAAGAGAGAATACAATGCAGGCTTATAGAGCCCTTGAAGTAGCAAGGTCCAACTATAGAAGAATACACACTCTTCCATACACAGTTTCTGCAGCTGGTGTTAACATCAAGCCTATAAGAGACAATTTATTCACTAAGTAATATGGCAGTAGAAGATATAACAGCTACAGGTGGTCATGATTTAAAGGGTATAAGAAACTCTGACCTATATCAGCCATCACCTACAGAGATAAAAGTAAGGCAAAGAGCCCAAGACCTAAGTATGGGTAGAGTGGGCTATGAAGATACAGGGGCTCCGGGTTGGAGCACCCCTGTACCTATGCCTGAATTGGGAGATTTCGGAGCTTCAAGATATGACTCTGACCTTTTAGTCAATCCACAAGACCAGTGGGATGTAGCTAATCTTAGAGCAGCTAATCAGCCAGCTTTGGCTAAATGGGCAGCTGCTGTACCACAAGCTGTAACTACAGCTGGTACTACCTTTATGCAAGGTACTCTTGGCCTTCTTTATGGTGCTGGAGCAGCTATAGGTCAAGGAGAGTTCAATAAGCTGTGGAACAATGATTTCACAGCAGCTATGGATTCTGTCAATAAGGCAGTTCAGGAGATAGCACCTATCTATCAATCTCGGGATGAGCAAGAGAATCCTCTAAGAAATCTGTTCCATGCAGGTTCTTTAGCACAGAACCTTGGTCAGCTTGTAGGTTTTATTGCAGGTGCTGCCTATTCAGGTTCTGCCTATATGAAGGCATTTGAATATCTTGGAAGAGGAATAGATGCTCTCAGAGTAGGCAAAGGAGCTTTCAAGGCTGTAAGTAGTCTTGCGACTTCTTCGAAGAATAATATGGCTACCCAGGCAGCTGCTTCTATCTTAGGTGCTAATGGTGAGGCCACTATCGAGGCTTATGGTAATATTCAGGACTGGGCTAATCTTAAGAAAATGCAGTTAGAGGATATATATAGAGCTAATCGAGATGATATTCTTGCAGAAGCAAGTACTCAGGCTGCAAAGGAAATTAATCCATATGATTATGAAACCAGTACAGATTACTTTACAGCTCTTGAATTGAGAGCTTCCCAGATAGCTGATGAAAGCTATAAGCAAAGACTTGCTGAAATAGAGGATGCTTCAGTCAGAATGGGTAATGTAATCTGGGCAGAGAATATGGCTCTTCTTGGATTCACACACTATAAGACTCTGGGTAGAATCTACTCAGGTGGTTATAGAGCTAATAAGACTCTTTCTAACTTTGTAAGAAAGGCTACCAATGAAGCAGGGGAAACTGTTCTTGAAGCAGCTCCAAGAGGTACTTTCAGAAATATTGTAGAATCCTTAGGAAAGGCAGCTTATGAAGGTGTTGAGGAGATGTCACAGTCTTCTTTTTCGAAGGGTGCTGGTTATTGGACTGAGAAAGATATTTATGAGCCTTTAAGAGAAAAGAGAAATAGACAAGGTGAAGCTGAGACCTTCAATCTTATAACAGGTCTTGCAGAGGGTCTTAAGGACCAGCTGGGAGATGCCAATAATTGGGTTGAGTTTATTATGGGTATGGGAGCTGCCATGCTGCCTATTCCTATGCCGCATAGAAAGTCCAATGGAAAGATAGGAATCTTCAAAACTCCTGAAATGATTAATACATTCAGAGAGAACAAAGAGATGAATACCTTGGCTGCTGAGACTGTGGATAGAATCAATGCTATGAGAAGCACTCCTCAGTATCAGACCCTTATGGATGCCCTCATAGTAGATGCTGTAAAGGAGAACAAAAAGAAAGGTAGCATGGGAGACCAGTTTGCCTATAAGTCCGAGGATTTCGGACAGTTGGTTAATCTGGTTACTTCTCTTGAGCAGATAGACAGAGTAGACCTATTCACTGATGAGGTAGATAAGGTTCTTGAAATGGAGGAAAATGATGAGAATGGCCAAGCTATTCTCGAAGGTCTTTCAAAGGATGGAGAGGTACCTGACTACCTGAGAAACAAGAGTACTATTGAGATAGTAAGGGAATACAAGGATAAGGCAAGACAAGTCAGAGAGGACATTGGCAGAATAGTCACCAACTCTGAGAATATTAGAGCTACTTATGGAGACCAACTGAGCAATGATGCTCTTAATTCTCTTGTAACTCTGAAGAGTCAACTGGATAACTGGAATAGAAGATACAAGGAAGTTGGTAAGCAAATTCCTGATTATCTGAAGACTGCAGAGGTAGACCCTCAAGACCACAACTTGAATGTATTGCTTAACTCAATCAATCAGGCTCAGCCTGCTCTTAACTTCAGAGAAGAGAATCTTGAGGACTTATATAAGAGAGTCAGAAGCTTCGTAAGAGAGAAATCCAAGGGACATTATCTTGAGGATGCAAGTGCAAAGAAAGTTACTGATGACCTTATGGATATGTACAGAATGGGTATGTCCATGAGAAATGGCATAGTAGCTTTCAATGCTGTTACTTTCAATCCTGAATCCTTTAATCAGAAAGTTGAGAAAGAGGCTCAGAAAGAAGAGAAAAAGAGAAAGAAAGAGAATGTAGGTGACCTTAAGTCGAGGTTTGAGAATGTCAATACATTGAAGGACCTGAGAAATCTCGAAGCCTCTACTACTCCTGAAGACTATACCTCTCTTATCAAGAGTCTTGAAGATAGCAAAGACCCCAAGTATATAGAGCTCAATAAGAAGAAAGCACTACTATCTAATGTAGTGAATGCTGTAGATGGTCTTGAGATACCGGAAGATATCAAAAGTATCATCAGTGAGGTAGCTGAGAATGTTATAGATAATAACCCTGCTACTCTTCTTGCAACTCCTTCAGGAGCTATAAGAATGAATACAGCTATAAAGAATGAACTTTCAAGAGTTATCTCTCCGGATGAATTCAATCTCACTCCGGAGCAGTTGGCGCAACTTCCTCAACTTATAGAAGATACTATCACTAATACCCTCACTAAGACTGGTGAGACCAATGCAAAGGTACCTGATATAGCTCCTGCATCTGAGTTTTCCTCTGAAGGTGATATAATCTTCGATGATGGTTCTGTCTATACAGAGGTAGAGGAATCTGACAGTGCTATGGAAGAGGATATGAGGGAAGCAGAGAATATTGTTTCTCCTGCAAAGGCAGACTCTCCTAACCCAACAGAAGCTCCAGCTACAGAGAGACCAGCCATTAATCCATATACACCAAGTCCTGATGTAGACACTTCCATAGAGTCTTATGGTGAGACCTCAGGTACAGTTACAGAGGTCAACTATCATGCTCTTAAATATACAGGAGAGCTTATAACTCCTGCAGATAGAGAGTCTTGGAATGCCTATGCAAGACAGCAAGGCATGATGGAAGTGAATGAAAACTTCACCAGAATATATGATTACCTAACACAAAAGGGAGCTTACAGCTATCTCAATAAAGGAGAACTGAAGAGTGGTGATACAGTAATTGCATATATAGACCATACCTTCGGGGACACTATCTTCTTTGGAAAACCTCTAAAGGATATAGGTGAGCTTCAGTCCTTAGATGACATTCAGGTGCTTATGGCAGCTCCTGGTTCCTATAAGCTGGATACCAAGGTAATGAAATCCAAGGATGGACAGGTTACTATAGGCACTAAAGCTCATTCTGTAAGTCAGATATTCAATGGTAAGTTCAGATTCGGAGAAGAAAGAGCTCTTGATTCTTCAGTAATCAATGCTCTATTCCCTGAAGGAGTAAGACCGGATTGGACTATAGGAGTTATATCTAATAATGGTCAGATATATTCCAATAAGCCTTTGTCGGAAGATATGATAGCTCATGATTTACCATTCTCTGCAAATCAGGATGGTAGAGTATATCTCTTCGTAAAGGGCCCTAATGGACAGTATATGCCTCTTTCACTGAGGGTTCTTCCATTCAATGGAATGTTGACTGGTGAACTTGGTGATAAGATTAGAGATGCTATACAGCTTATGTCCCTTGCAGCTAATGAAAGTCCTGGAAATGGTAATCACCCTCAGCTGAACAGTGGCCTTGAAGCTCTTTCCAAGTGGGTATATACTGGTAATCTTGTAGGAGTTATCACTGAATTCAGAGCAGGTCCTGGTATTCTCACAAAGCATCTTGCATTCCTTAAAAAGGACAAGGCTGGTAAAGTAATCCAGAAGGAATATGTACAGTTGGAGAAGCCTACTTTAGGGGATAGGACAAGAACTCAGGAAGAGCTGATGGAAGATATTCTCAATGCTCTTATGAGACTGGGAATGCACTATCAGGTAGATAAGAACAGACTTAAGACTGACAAGTCTTATGCTGATACTCTCATGAAATGGGGGCTTATATCTACCAACGTAATTCCAAGCCCTGTAATGGACACTAACTTCTTCCTTGTGAATAAAGTATATGAATCTGGTAGAACTGTGGCTACACCAGCTCCAGCACCTGCCAATCCATCTACTGTCACAGAGGTGCCTGTATCTACTCCCCAGCCTGCAAGACCAGCTCCTAAAGCAGTTCTTGGCTCTAAGCCATTCAGTGTAGAGCTATTCAGTGATGCTTTAGCTTCTATGTCTGATAATATCAAGGATTTACTTGGTAGCCTTAATGGTAAAAGCATGAAAGTTGAAAGACAGATGCTATTGGCCTTAGCTCTTACAGCTGACCCTTCTAAGTTTGAGCAGTTAGGTGGTATTGAAGCTCTGATTACTTCAATTATAGCAACCAAAAAGGATAAGTTTGGTAAGCTATATGAAGACCTTACCAAGAAATTGGGCCTTAATAAGAAAGCTATTCTTCCTGCAAAGATTCCTATCTATAGTAGAATAAGAGAGGCTCTTATGGGAGACCCACTACTTGATTCTCTTTATCAGGCCGACAAAGCAGCCACAAGTAGAAATAAGGATAAGAGTACAGCAGGTGTAAATAAATTCCAAAAAGATTTGCAAAATACAAATAATTTACTTATCTTTGCAGAGCTCACTGAAACTCAAAGGGAGAATATGGCTCAGGTGGGAATCACTGAAGAGGAATTCAACAACTGGAGTAAAGAGGAGCAACAGAAAGCAATAGAATGTTATTCATAAGAATATGGCAAAGAAATGTGTAAATCTTAATGCACCTGAGATTAGGGAGTTACATCAGCAACTAAATGCTGATGTAACTTCTTCGTCTATATCACCACAGCTGATAGGTGTGAATGTATCACTGTGGCAGGAGCAGAATAATACAGATGACTTTCCTACACTACCTGAACTTAAGAAGTTTATGAAGGTAAAGGAATCTGAGAAGATTCAAAGAGCTGTGGTAACTACAGCCTTTTCTCCAATAGAGAGAAAGCAAAGAGTAAGGTATCTTGCCAATAGATTCTCTGAGGTAGTTACTGCTCTATGGAATAGAGACAGAGAGGCTATAAGAGAAGAGCTAAAGAGACCCGGAGATGCTTACAGAAGAGAGCAATTACTTCATAGTCTGAATGTTATGGACAGGGCTCAGTTTATTACCCAGCAATATGGGGTAAAGCAAATCTGGGACCTTGTAAAATATAACTTCCTTGACCAGGCTATTCTTGACCCTGAGGTGGATGCTGTTACTAAGGAGAAGAAAGCCAGAATGTTAGAGCACTTTACAGAACTTGTAAAGGAAACTGCTCCTATTCTTAAGGCTACGGAAGGTATCAATATGTATGTAGACTCCGGAGTAGTCAAAGTATCTGACTCTTATCAGGAGAACATGGATGAAATAGACCAAAAGAATGACCAATTAGAGCAAGAGGAACACTCTTCAAAAGAAGATTGGGATTTCAGAAGTGAGAAGACTTCAGGTCTTGATACCCTTTCACTGAAGGTAAGGTCACTTCTTTCTGCTATTCCAAGAGTTGATATCAATGGTCAGGAAGAGGTGGATGACTTGGGAACTCCTATCTATCTGGATATGGACATAGCTCATGGAACTCTTACTGAACTGCTTCAGGGAATGCAGTCTGTAGAGGATATGATTCCTACTCTTGAGTTCCATGTAAAGGAATTTCCTTGGCTTGCCAATGTAATAGATTCACTGATAAGAAGCACTGTACTGAGAAACCTGTTCTATGGTGATTTTAACAAGACTTTTATTCAGTATAATTACATCGACCCTCAGTCCAATATATCCAAATCCCTTAATCAGAATATCAAGCTTAAGCCTATCATAGATAAGTACAATGAGAACATTAATACCGGAGTATTGCTATCTAAGGATAGTATTTATACGAAGGATAATGCAATTAATGCTTCCAATGTAACCTCTCTGAAAGAAAAGGCTATAGCTGCTCAGACTGAATATAAGAAAGCCAACTCAAGAGCTCAAGGTCTTACACCTTCTCTAAAGAAAACTATAGGCAATCTTCTTCATTCTATAGGTGTCAGCTACTCTCCTGATGCTCTGGAAAGAATACTCACTTCACCGAGAATCAGTAATACCAAGTCTGTTGCAGACCCTGTGAATATCATTTTCAACAATGCTATTCAGATTCTCTCAGGCCTTGACTCAAATCCTGTGAAGTTCAGTACGGAACTTATATCTACCTATAAGGGTAAATATAATGCGATAGCCCGTCTGTTCTTCTTGGAGCAGGGAGCAAGAGAAGCCAGCTTCAGACAAGGTGGTGATTCTTATTATTCCTACATGCTTCCTAACTATCTTTCCAAGCTGGTAAGTGGAATAAAGGGAACCAATTTCATGAACATTCTTCAAGAAAAGTTCAAAAGATTCTCTTTCTTCTATGACAAGACTGCTGGAAGATGGATGAATGGACTGCTTGAAAGATTGGAGTCGGATTCTGAGGCAAGAGAGAGATTCGGAGCTCACACATTGCTTTCCAATAAGGATGGTAAGTCCTATATGGAATGGGGATTCCTTGATACCATCATAGTCAGAATGACTGAATTCGGTGCTTTTACCAATGAGAAAAGCAATTATGCAGGGTTCATGGTTCCTGTGATGTCCGATGCTCCCAAGTGTTACTTTATGACACTTCCCAAGATTGAAGAAACTACTGCTGCTTCTGTAAGGGAGCAGGCTCTTGATTCCCTTACTGATGTGGTAATGCAGGAGTATGTGAGAATCAATCTTGTAAGACAGAGAGAGCAAAGAATGGCTGCAGGAGAAAATATAACTCCTATAACTAACTTTGACTCAAGGGCCTCCAAGGATAAGATAGGTGGAGCTCAGTTCAAGATAATCCCAGCTCTGAATAGTTACAGGGTACCTCTTTCATCTACAGAGTCAGTTCCATTCCTTGACAGAATGGATGACCTTATGAGACGTAAGTCTCTTGGTGAAGATGTAAGCCAGATGATTCTCGATGAAACCAGAGATGCTCTGTCAGCTATCCTTAACAATGACTTCAAGGCATTCCTCACCAAGCTGAAAAATGAAGGTGCTTTCACTGCTGATGATGAGGGGAGACTTCCTTTCCCAGGAGTTAAATTCGATATGACTGGTATTCCAGCTCTTAAGAAAGCTCTGGAAGGTGTGAGAAATGACCTTGTAAGGAATAGACCTGAGATGTGGAATGACAGCTTCGAGGCTTTCTATAGAAACCTTGAGAATCTGTCATTTGACAGAATAGCTGAGGGAGTGACAACTATAAAGAATCATCTGAATGCCAACAAGCTTCCGATGGTTGCCAAGAGGATAGTCTACAATAATGTACTTATCAATAAGATTGAGAACTTCTTCTATAATGATTTGGTAGCCTCAGGTCATATCTATGAGCTGCTTACTACAGACCTTGCCTTCTATCCTAACCTTACTGACCTTTCGAAGAGATTCAAACAGGTTCAGGGTTCTACACAGAAGCTGGCATGGGAACCTGGGACAAAGCAGAGAGTGGTAATTATGAAAGACTCTGATGTACCAGCAGGTGGTCTTGAGCAAATCAAGGGTATCTATGATGCGGCTGTCAGAAGAGGAGAACTTACTGCTCAAAGAAGAGACCAGTTGCTTGGAAAGCTCTCAGAGATTACAGAAACTGATGGTCAGGCTATTACTACTCTTCCTTACTATAAGAAGCTTATGCAGGCAGGAGGTAACTGGAATGCAGAACTTGAAAGAGTATATCAGAAGATGATGTCTCCGAGAGAGCAGAGATGGACTATGGATGACTATAGTGTACTATTCCAGATTATCAAGCCTTTCGTATATACTCAAAGAGGATTCCAGGATGCTCAGAGTGATGAGGTAATACCAGTTCCTTTCCAGAATAAGAACTCTATCTTCGTACTTACTCCTCAACATGCGAAGGGTAAGCCTGAACTTGAAGCTATGCTTCAGTATATGCAGGAGCACAATGTAGATGTAGTTCAGTTTGAATCAGCTGTAAAGGTAGGTAACCAAGGTAATCTTGAGCTAAAGGGAAATACTAAAGAAGAGATACTTGCCAACTTGAACAACCAAACCAATGGAAGGGATAGTCAGGTTATCTTTGAGATTGACCCTAATGACTTTGGAGTTCAGGTTAGTACAGTCCCTCACTTTGTAGACTCAGAGGCTCTTGTAGGCTCTCAGCTTAGAAAGATTGAGATGAAGGATATTCCTGATGATGCCACTTTCCCTGTAAAAGGTGAGGTTCTTTCCAAGCAGGAGCTAAGCAAGGCTATCAATGATATTCAGCTGGCTAATCAGGAAGAGGGTCTTGAGGGTGTAAGAGAGGTGTTCAGCTCAGATGAAAGACTGAGTGATGAAGTAACCTCAGAGCTTATGAAAGATGGTAGATTCGGTCCTGATGCAATCAGAGCTGTATCATTGGCTTCTGATGGTAAACCGGTTCTTCCATTCTTTGCTCCTTCAAGAGCTGCTAAGATAGTTGCAAAGCTTATCTCTATCATAAAGACCAGAGTATCCAAGCAGAAGATGGCCGGAGGTGCATATATTCAGGCTACTTCTCTGGGTATAAAGAGTATACAAGGTAAGGAATCTTACAATGGAGAGACTCTGGAAGTTAAGTTCTCACCTGATGGAAAGAAATTAGAGTATATAGAGTGTCTTGTTCCAGCATGGAGTAAGGAACTCTTTGGTCCTCTGATGGACCCAAAGACTGGCCTTCTTGATATCAATAAGAAGGACTCAGCAGGCAATCTGATACTGCCAGAAGAGGCAAGAAGAATGATAGCCTATAGAATTCCTACAGAGAATGGATATTCCATCCTTCCTTTAAGAATCAAAGGCTTCCTTCCACAACAGGGTGGTGGTGCTATTATCACTAATCCTCTGGTCTTCACTCTTACAGGTTCTGACCTTGACGTAGATAAACTCTATTTCTTAAGACCTTCTGTTCAGAAAAAGCAGAGAGTATCTTCTGAAATGGTTGCAGCTCTTATAGATGAGTTCAGTCCTTACGATGAGGTTACTACTGATACCTTTAAAAAGGTCAGAGCTTTCGCAGAAAGAGCTCTTGAGGATAAGCCAGTAGAACTGAATGACATAGAGTCCAAGATGTATGACTACATTCAGAATCACATGGACTTGCTGGAAGTGGGATTCGATGTAATACCTTATGGTAATATCAAGGATGCAGCCAAGGTTAAGGACAAAAGAGCAAGAGATAATGCACTCTTCGATGCTTATTGGTCTATTATGACCAGTGAATCTTATGCTCAGATTGCTACAAGACCTGGTAACTTCGACTCACTGAAGCATGCAGCTCGTATAGCTACTATTCTTAATAATCCTGATGCAAAGGTTCCAGGTTCGATAGATGCTCTTACGAAGATGTCTATTAAGGAGCTTGAAGCTTTGATTGACAATACTCTTGCCAATCCTCTTTCACCAGCTCACATAGTAGATGTTCAGGTAAGAAACACTGTAGGTAAGAACCTGATTGCAATCATTGCAAATCATAATGCTCACTATGCAGCTACTCAGGGAATGAATCTGAAGGTAGGCTCTAAGTATCAGTTCAGTATAGATGACTCTATTCTCGATGATGTAAGTAAGCCTTCTGTAGGAACCATGAAACTGTCACTGGCTCTTTGTGAGTATCTTGCAGCTATTGTGGACAATGCCAAGGACCCTGTTCTTGGTGATATGGGAATTACCCCTGTAACTATCAATGCTGCTATGGCTATGGTTAGGTCTGGCTTCAGTCCAGTGCAGATAGCTCTGTTCCTGAATCAGCCCTCTATTAAAAGAGCTCTTGCTGCTTATAACAAAGATACTTCTTCTTATAAGGACATCACAGATTTCGTAGATAAGCAGATAGGTGAATATACCAATGCAAGAAATGCCTTTGCATTTGCAGCTGGTGAGAAGTGGTATCCTAATTATGAGTTCAAGTCTTCTACTCTATTCCAGAATATCAAGACAAGTAGAGAGAGTCAGGGAATGGATGCTGAGCTTATGAAAGCCAAGAAAGGAGATGCAAGCTATGCACAGTATCTGGAATCACAGCTATCAGCTCTTTTTGCATTCAAGAAATCATTGGCAGTGGGTGATTATCTGAATAAGATGATTACCAACTCTAAGTTCGACACTACCAATGGTTCTCCTTCTAAGTCTTTCTCTCATGTGATTAAGAACATATTGAAGCTGAAGAACTTCTATAATGCTCATACTCACGCTGAGAATCCTATTATCTCCGGTGAGCTTCTGGTGAAGCCTACTGTAGGTAAGGGAGAAGATACTAAGAAGGCCATTGAAGAGTCACATCTTCCTTTCATTCAAGGGTTTTATTCCAATACTTATGGTGTAATGCCTGAGATATATGGTAAATATTTCCCATTCCTTAAAGACTATATGCTGAATGCTCTGGATGACCTTTCGAGAAATAGCAAAAGAGGAGAGCTGAGTGAAAAGGAGATAGATGAATATCTTGAAGATTATCTGACTTATAAGGTATCCAGACTACCTTCACTTGGAACTGAGGTACTACCTGATGGAACTGTAATGACAGCTGAAGAGAAAAGAAGATATTTTATCAACTCATTCCCTAAGAGATTTGTTGATTTGAGAGCTTCTATTCCTGAGTTAGCTCAGAATGATTTCATTCAGAGAATCAAGGCTTACAGAGCCAAGAGTAAAGATGCTTCAGGTAAACCCTTCCTTTCACCTACACTTCTCTTCGAGAATAGTGGTGGATTGAATGCTCTTGACAGGGAAAGATATACCAATGCCTGGAGAGACATGCTCTATAGTGACAATGCCGATGTAAGACAACTTGCAGTGGATATGTTCAAGTATGCCTACTATAAGAATGGTCTTGGCTTCGGCCCTACTTCATGGATGCACCTTGTACCTATTGAAGTGGAATTCAGTATTGACGGATATAGAGATGAACTCATGAGAATCCAAGAGGAAGAAGGTGAGGATATGGATGGTTTTACAGAGCAATTCATACTGAACCATACTGACAACAGGAATATTATCTCCTATGCTCCTGAGCAATCTGCAAAGGATATTCTCGGAAGTATTGAGAATGGTACTTTCACAATAGATATTCAGGATGCTGTCAGAGACCCAGAAGGAAATCAGAAATGGCTTGTATCTGATGTAATAGGAGATGTGATTATCTTTAAGAAGATAGTAGGTGTAATGTCGGGAAATACTCCTAAGATATTCCGTCTAATCAGTGAAACTGAGGACACGGTTTCTTATGCAGAGGTGTCCAAACTCGGTGTGAGAAATGCTTATAAGGAATACTCTTATGGTGCAGATATAACTGACATGAAGTCCCAGGTAGGAGAATACACAGAAGGTGACAATGTACTCAATACTGGTATAATGCCAGGTCCTGCTGAATCACAGGAGGAAAGATTCGATATAGCCGGAGCTGTAGCTGAGGCTAATATAATGAATCAGACAGAGGCAATAGCACCTGATATGCCAATGCCAGACCTTGCAGACTTAAACAAAGCACCTCAGAATCTTGAGGATTATGCACTGGAAGATGATTGTCCATTTTAATAATTGATATATGGCTTGTATAAAGGAAATAACAAAGGATAGTGGGCTCTATAAGAGCCTGCTATCTTTCCTTCCGGAAGATACTGTGGAATCCCTGATTAGGTCAGTGAACTCCACTGCTTTTGAAGAAAGATTAGGAAAATTCATAGAGACCAGAAAGGGAGAACCTACTGTAACCTCTATACTAAATATTTCAAAGGAAGCTCGTGAAAAGGCTGATTTGAATAAGCTTGTTCCTATACTTGAAAGAGAGTGGGGACTCAGAGATGACTCAGGCAAAGTATCATTTCAAAGCACTGATAAGCTCAATACGATGAAGAATCTTATAGATTCTGCACCTATTGGCAGATTAGTTTCTTTGGAAGTATCTGAAACTAATCCTGATGATACTGGAGTAGTATTCAACCAAGGCTCCTTTGTGCAGAGAGATGGCCCTTCTACTGAAGCACCTACACTGCTCAGCTCTTTAAGAGCTCTGTTAGAGGGAGCAGGTATCCCCAAAATAGCTATTTCCAGCCTCATAAATCGCTTCAATATGGAAGGTAGTACAGATGACCCACTTGCTATAGCAGAGGGCTTAAAACTCTTCCTACAGGGCAAAGGAGATATTACTGATAGGTATGTAGATTTTGTGGTCTCAGCTCTTGAGGGAACCCCTGGTATTACCAGACTGACTGATTATATCACTGAAAAGGGATTGGCTCAAAGAATACTCGGTGAAAGCTTTGCCAACTATCAGCAATTATACAGAAGTGATGAAAGTAAAATAGCCAGAAGGGCTGCTTCTTTTCTGCTGAAGAATCTTATGGAAGGAAAGGATTACTCCAACTCTTCTATAGGAGTCTATGAGCTCAATGCACTGAACAGACTTACCTCTCTGACCAAGAATAACTGGGAATCCATGAAGAGGAATATCTCCATGGAGCAGCTTAATACAGCTATCAATACTGCAAGAGGTGTAAGTAATGAGGCTAAGGAGACTATGGATGCTCCTACTGAAACTACTGTCGAAGCTCCCAAAGTAGCCAAGACAAGAATTGAGATTATAGCTGACAGAGAGCTGGCTTCCCTTAAGAAGGCTTATAAGACTGAGGCTATCAGGCTTAGACAATTCGGTCAGAATAATAAGGAGTTTTCCACTGCCCAGAAGAAATTTCTCAATAACTTGGCTAATAGAATGAAGAGGGGCCAGTATAAGGCTGGTATTTATGAGTTCATAAAGAGAGCTGACCAGGACTCTTCTGCTCTTGAAAAGAGAATTGCCACACTTGAGTCGAAGGGATTGAAAGAAAGAATGACTCAGTTGAGAAACATTGACTCATATCTTTCATCTTATGTTCCTACTATCAATGATATTATTAACTCTACAGATGCTAACTCTTCAGAGTTTCAGGAGGTATATTCACCTCAGGTAATGGCTCTCTTAAAAGAGACCAGAGCAAGGCTTGAAGGAGTTACAAGAAAGTATAATGCACTGAGTGTCAATACTTTCCTTGAGTTCTTAAAAGCTGAGTTCGGTCAAGATTTCATTGAAATTAAGACTGGTGCAAGAAAAGGTAAGTATTATTTCTCAGACCTTATAGACAATATGGGTCCTGATGTAGGATGGGCTGACTTATGGCTGAATGCTATGGCTTCTTCTCCCGACCTTATTGGAAAGGTGCTTGACCAGGCATTCCAAAGAACTGAGTATGAGGTGTATGATGAGGTAGTTAATACACTGAGGTCCGACCTGCAATCTAAAGCAGAAGCTTTATTTGAAGCACAAGGTAATAGAGATACCTCATGGATGTATGAAAAGGATGAGAATGGAATCCCCACTGGGTATTACATAAGGAATATAGACTATGCCAAATTCGACAGAGAGGCTTACAGAAAGGTTGAAGAATTTGAGAAGAAATACCAAGACCCTGCTGATGTAAAGAAGGCTCTGGTGGCATGGAGAAAGGAGAATACAGACATAATTAATGGTGTAGAAACTCCTAAAGCTTCACTTTATTCCAACACTACTTACAATAAGCTGACTAAAGAGCAAAGAGCCTTCTATGATGCCTTTATGGAATTGAAAGGTAAGATGGATGAAATGGTTGGAGTTAGTGACAGACATAAGGCTATTCAGGTAAGAAAAGACTTCATTGAAAGACTTACTACCGGTAAGCTTAAAGATGCTCCAAAGGAGATTAAGCAGTCTGCAAAGGATGCTCTTTTCAGAAGAGTGGATGATGTAGGATATGCTTATAAGGATGTGCCTGTAGATTTCGAAAATAATCCTATCTATTCACTGCCTATATACTATGTGAAGAGTCTTGAGAATGCCTCTGACTTATCTACAGACGCCTATGCCTCTATGTTTGCATATGCTTCGATGGCTGTAAGATATAAGAGAATGTTAGACTTGGTGGATACTCTGGAGGTAGGTAGGTCTGTTCTTTCAAGAAGAACTGCCTATGAAACCTCAGGTGGTAAGATTCTGAGGTCGAGACTTCAAGGTCTGAAAGATGAGAGTTTCTTCGACCCTGTACTTAAAACTGGTGAAGGACAGAATGCCTATAGAAGATTCGAGGCTTGGATGAGAGACCAGGTATATCAGAGAGGTGCTGTAGATGCCGGTACTACTATGGGAGTAGACAACCAAAAGGCTACCAATGCTCTTCTTAGCTTGGCTACTATAAAGAGTCTCGGTCTGAATATTATGGTAGGTATGGCTTCTATCGCTTCAGGTCTTGCATTCACAAGAACTGAATCTATAGCAGGTGAATTCTTCAATATGAAAGACATGGCCAAAGCAGATGCTACTTACTTTAAGGAGCTTATGCCTCACCTTGCAGAGCTTACATCAGCCTTTAAATCGAATAAATTATCTCTGTTCCTTGAGAAATTCGATATATCCCAGGAAGGACTGAAAGGTCTCAGGGGTAAAGAGATTGAGAGGTCTCCGATAGCAAGACTATTCGGAATGAAGACTCTTATGTTCTTCTTGGGAGCTGGTGACCACTATCTGAGAGCCAGAGTAGCTATAGCAATGGCTAATAATACCAAACTGAAAGATGCTAAAGGTAATGATATTTCTCTGTGGGATGCTCTTGAAACAAAGCCTATTGACCCCAATAAACCTAATGCCGGTGCTCAACTGGTATTGAAAGAAGGAGTTACAAAAGCTGATGGTTCAGAGTTCACTACAAAGGATTATTTCAGCCTGAGCAGAAGATATGGTAGATTGATTCAAAGAGTAGTAGGTAATGCCAATGAAGGGGACAGAGCTATGGCTAAACAGTATATACTGGGTAAGCTGGGTATGCAGTTTAGAAACTTCATGGTTCCCAACTGGAATGCAAGATTCCAAAAATCTACTTATGATGTAGGTCTTGGTGCTGAAACTGAAGGATATTACAGAACTGCTGGCAGAATAGTACTGAATGCCCTTAAAGAGCTGAGAGAGGGTAGAGCTCTGTCCAATATGAATCTTACAGATTTGGAAAGGGCTAATCTGAAAAGAGCTGCTGCTGACTTCGGACAGTTTGCATTAGTGGTACTTGCATTCAATCTGTTAGTTCATGGATGGAAAGATGATGAAAATCCTTGGCATAAGAGAATGATTCTTTATCAGCTCAGAAGAATGCAGACTGAGTTAGGTGCTATGCTTACACCTAAGGAGGCCCTTAATATTTTGAGGTCTCCTATTGCAGCTACTTCTATCATAGAAAGTACCTACAATGTGGCTACCTCAATACTATGGCCACCTGATTGGTTCAATGAAGTAGAGTCAGGAAGATTCGAAGGTAAGACCAAGTTGGGAAGAAGTATTGCAATGAGCCCTATATCACCATTCCAGACATTCTACAATACAATGAATCCTGAGATGCTGATGAGGTCCCTGGAAAATTAGGTGTAGACCGTTAAAAAAAACTTGGGTAGTAATAACCCAAGCCTGTAGAAAGAAAGAGAGACAGTGTAAACTGCCTCTCTTTTTTTTTGTAGATTACTCAGCGACTACATACTTCACTCCCTTGTAAATCAACCACTTGATAGTGTTGATATTTACAGGACGGAGAGAATCAATGCTCATGTCCATGCACTGATACTTACCATCTCTGGAGGTGAATTGAACCTTGTAGCCTCTGAGGATTCTATCCTCTCCTTCATTCACAGGAAGAATAGGATTCTTGACCAAATCCTCAAAGTGCTTGGCAGCTACCTGAGAAATGCTCTTCTTAGAAGCTTTGGCTTTCTCAACAGCTTCTACAAAAGCTGTAATTCGGTCATTAATCTCCTTATTAAGAGCCTGTTTGGTTTTGGGAGTGTCCTGCTTCTTGAAGCATACAGTGAATACCTCAGGGCCTGAGATAGCTTCAAAGATGCTCCTGATACCCAGTGTACCATCTCTTTTGTCCTCTTTGGTTACCTTCTTCTCTTCAAGAGCCTCATCAGCTGATGCCATGAGTTCCTTGATATAGGACATACTGACAGTTACATTAGTATTACTCTCAGTATGACGCAGTTCTGCAGTTCCATCCTTACGCAATTTCAGGACTCTGTAATGAGACTGCTCAGAGAGAAAGTCCCCTTCTTTAATGTTTTTAATCATATCATCATTTCTTTTAAAGGAATAGCCAGCTCTCTCATCTGAGGATGAGCATTCTGTGCAGTTCTCAATTCAAAGAAGTGTTTCCAATCACTTATAAAACCAGTCATAACTAACTCTGTCTTTAAGGAGTTAGGAAGAATAGCTCTTGCCTGTTGAGGTGTCCAAGGATTATTTCTAAATCCAGTCTTATACCTTTTATCAGGAATCTTGTCATCCCACTTTTTCAATAAATCAAAGTAACTTGCTTCAGCAGCTTCCAAGGCTGTCAGGAAACAATTGCCATAGGTATTCCCATTATAGTTATAACTATCTAACCAACAAGGTTCAATAAAGGTAATTTCATTACCAAATTTGTCCTTAGAGTAGTTACAGTATCTGGTACTCTCCTGAGCAAAACTGAACACCCTATGCCTTACAAACTCATGAGATACTCCTCTATCACACACAAACCTTACAGTGATTCTCCTTTCATGATACTCTGTAGGCTCACAGATATACTTTAAGTCATCAAGCCAACCATTCTCTACCAGTACTCTGAGATTAGTAGTAACAGCTACTCTCTTCTGACCATTAACCTCACATATCTTGAACCCCTTTGAATAAGGATTCTTAGTATATTTGCCCCAGCCATTAGCCTCTATAGGTATTATAGTTTCCATAGGCATAGCCAGATACACTGTACCATGCTCCAGCATAGCAGTATGCCCTCTCTTTGTAAGCATCTCTACCATCTTCTTAGCAGTACCCTCCCCAATCTTATCTTCAGACTTGTAGCAAACCCTGGCACACCTCTCTATCTGTTTATAGATACCGGAAATACCAGCCTCTTGTGTCCAAATCTCTGCAGAAGGTCTAATTAGCCTCATTTTCTCCCATTTATTTCTTCCAGAGTCTTGTATCTGGTAAGCATTACCTTAACAGGATATACAATAGCCAGACTATTCATGTCGAACTCAGCATCTTTACATATCCTCTGGCAGATAGGTTTAGATGAGTCCTCACACTTCTCGTAAGGCACAAGGGCTCTGATGAACTGATAACCTATTTTATAGACATCAATAGACCATTCGAGCCCATCCTCCTCTTTGACAAACTGTGAGTCGTAGATAGGGTAATCCTCTAAAAAATCGAGGATTGCCCTTCCATCGACTACAGCTTCAGGAGATACTTCTTTAATTACTTCGAGAGCCTTCTGACTCTCAGGTCTTAATTCTTTCATTATTCTGCTACTGCAAAATCATCTTCCTCCCAGCCTCCATAGGCAGTGGTATATCCCTTAATCCTTGCATCGATACCATCCATTACCTCTTTGGGAAGTACAATGGATCGTCTTACAAGTTCAGTAAGTTCCTCTGGTGTACAACCTTCAGGTACCTCTACCACATAGTCCTTACTGTAAGTCACACTAACTGTTACCTTTTTGGTCTCAGTTTTTTCATTCCAAGGAGCTGCAGGGTCATATTGAGCTCCGGGAGGATAGTTTCCATTACTGCTCATAGTTAGGCTGTTAAAAGATTTTTAATCAGAGTCTTGAAGACTGGGTAAGTCATAGGACCAGTAGTTTTGGAAACTACCTTGTCCTCCTTGAAACAGATAATAGTAGGAATTGCTACTATTCTGAACTCATTGATGGCGCAATCATCTTCAGAGACATCTACATTCTCGAACTCCACATCAGGGAATTCCTTAGCTGCACTTTCCATGATGGTGTCCATCATGACACATGGACCACACCAAGGTGCTCCATACTTTACTACTTTGTACTTCATAATACTCCTTCTTTTCTCATTACATCTCTTACCTGAATAATAAGGTCTTCCAGAGAGCCATTATTGTCTATCTCATATTGAAACCATGGATAGTCATCAAGGTCTCTCTCTGATTGATGTACTTCCCTATTAATCTCATTCTTGTGAACTCTGATTAAAGTACCTGACCTTCCATTGACAGAATCTGCTTCATCTTTAAACCTGACATCAGTTATTAACCAATCCTCAGGTTTACCATCCATCACAGCCTTGTCATATTTATTCATTAAGAGGTCAACCCATATACCCTCATGTATATTCTTTCTGAAGACCTCAGTCCCCAGCTTCTGCATGAGTTCTCTATAGGTGCTTATCTCCAAGGCACTCTTGGTCCATGTATAGGGGACATCGGAGTTCTTGAACCACTCATTCTCAAGCTGCTCCATAGTGCACCCTGTAAGAGTACATACTACCTGCTTCAGCTTGTGGGCAAATGACCTTTGTTTCCAGGTGAAATAGTGGCTGTAGGGTTTCCACTCTTCCCTTCCTTCTATGCAAGCTAATACATAGTCTATGTCATTTACATACTTTGTTCCGACAATCTCCTTATACCGAGGACTTGCCTCGAATATAAGGAGTTGCCAGATTAAAGCTACAGTATTCTTGCCACTCTGTTTATGGCCTGAAATTCCTATAATCATCAGCTATTGTCTAACCAATCATAATTACTATAAGGACATTATGATTTTAGTAAAAGCAGCTTTCTCTATAGCTAATACCTTAGCCTGACATCTGTCATAGAGAGCTCGAACCTCTGTCTTTTCCAAATCCCAGAATTCTCCTTCGAAATCAGGGAATTCAGTGATAATTCTTATCCCCGGGGTTCTTCCCCCCAGATAAAATAGAAACTTCATCTGTAAGGCTCCTCCTGTCAAAGGACGAAAATGGATAGACCTAACTTCGTAAAGACTCTGTATAGTCCCTATTACTACCCTATACTCATCATCAGTCAGACTCTCAGCCTTTTCAATGAGGGCAAGAAGTTGTTCTTTAGTTAGTTTCATTTGGCTTCTCTAATGAATCCAATGGTCTCCAATAGATACATCTGCACCAAGAGGTATAATCTCACAGAAGATATCTCCTGCCCTGACCATACAGTCTACCAGCTTTTCAGATACCTCTTTAGTCAACTCCTTTGGACATTCCAGATTGATTTCATCATGGACTGGAATGGTATAGAGAACTGTGAATAACAAATCATTCTCCTCTAACCAATGGAATAACTTGATAGAAGCAAACTTAAAGCATAAAGCACCGGTACCCTGAATAGGATAATTGATACTTTGCTTTTCGGATGCAGACTTTCTTTTGAAATAATACTTTACAGGATGGACATATACATCTGCAAGGGTGACATTCCAAGTTTTATAGAGAGTCTGGTTGGCTTTCTTTTCTATATAATCATACTCACCTACCATATCCTCGAACTCATCCCCATTGGCAAATCTTTCATAGATTTGTCTCAAAACCTGAGGAGGTATGTTCCAGGACTGCTGACCTTTATACTGTTTGTATACAGACCAGAAATCTCCTCCAAACCTTTTCTTGATGCCCATAAGAATCTCATAATCATAGATATGTGCTCTATGTCCAGTCTTTTCATTAAGAAGAATATAACCTTTATTCATAACATCCTTGCGACGGAAGTCCTGATATAAGGCCATTCCTCTAAAACCTGACATATAGTTGTCATAGATTTCCTGAGCTTCCTGAATAGGTATACCCTTATTGACACTGATGGTATTTGCATCACCACCATAGTTAATGGCAAACTCTACGCCCTTTGCCTCCTGTCTCCAATGATGACCTAATTTCTTGACATCTTCCAAGGCAATTCCCTCCAAATGTTTAGGATATGCCATCTTAGCTGCCAGAGAATGAAGGTCTCCCTTTCCTCTCCGGAAAAATTCTATCATTGCCTCATCCTTAGAGATATTGGCAATAATGACAGATTCCTGCCCTTGATAGTCAGCAGAAATCCAATCACACCCATGTGAAGAGACAAAACAGGCTCTCGTCTCCTTATCACTGGGTATGTTTTGAAGATTGAGGTACTCTTCTTTTGTTTGTTTGTTCTTTCCACCACAACTCAATCTGCCAGTATCCATCAACTGATTGAACTGAGTATGGATTCTTCCTGATTTGGGATTAATCTGGTCAAGAAAGTTCTGCCCATAGGTAGATACAATCTTCTGAGCAGCCTTATATTCCAGATAAATAGGAGCAATAGAAGACTTGTCTTTCTGAGGCTCAATTACTTTCGACTCTACAGACTTCTTCATTTCTCCAGTATCCTTGTCTTTAACAAGAAGATTGAATCCCAGATGCTCCATAATAGGAATAACCTGAGTAGGAGAAGACCATTTTACAAGACATTGTGCAGAAGCTTGACTATCAGAGAATAAATCTCCCTGAACCTGTTTGAGAATCCAAGGATTCTTGTTAGGTACAGCCCATGCTTCTGTCTTCCATTCAGGAGTATTTATATCCTGTGCAGGAACTCTTCTTGCATTTTTCTTCTTTCTTATCTTCAGTCTCTCGTCATCTATCATGTAATTAGTACCCTCATTGCTTGTCCAAAGCACAAGGTGTTCTATATTCACAGTAGAAACTTTAAGACCAGGAGTAGTCTCACAATAGTTAATGAGCCACTCATCGAGGTTTTTCTCAGCCTCTTTGAGTCTTTTTTCATCCTTAAGCATCTTAGCTTTCCATTTCTCTGCATCGAGTTTTACTCCACAGTATTCGATGTAAGCCAATACTCTTACGAACTTATTCTCAACTTCTATTGCTACGGAAAGCTGCTGTTCTGCAAGAAGTTTATCCTGAAACTCCTTGATTTTCTCCAGGTACTTGACATCATCACAGGAATAGACGATGACTTCTTCGGATAGACCATTATAGTTAATCTTTCCTCTGACTGTCTTATCCAGTTCAATTCCAAGATATCTGTCAGCTGCATCCTTAAGACCTAAACCAGGAGAGCCTGGGAGGTACCCAAGCCAAAGAATTTTCTCAGCCAGATAACCATCCCAGACATTCTTGATTATGATTCTTTTGTGGTAAAAGAACTTAAGGTCAAACTTTGCATTCCAGAGAAGAAATAGTCTGTCTGATTCAAGATACTCTTTGAACAACTGCACATCAGTAGTAGTACAATCTACCATAACCTGATGTTCGTAATTACCTAACTGAATGGATATAAGTCTCTTTGTATAAACATCGAAACCTTCAGTCTCAGTATCCAAGCCCACTATTCTCATAGGTTCAAGAATCCTGAGAGCTTCTTCAGCTGTAATAATCACATACTCTTTGCTTTGTTCGAAAAGGTCTTGTCTCCCACTGACTAAATACCTCATTTCTTGAATGTTACAGTGTAGCCATAGCCAAGGATATAATCAATATATTGAATCTCCCCAGCACCCTCAAGGAGAGCCCCAACCCTCAATTCAGGCCCACCTCTTGGTTCTATGGCTATGATTTTTCCTGAATCATCATCCTCTCTGTAAAGGGTTGGATGTTCAACTTTCAGAAGATAAGTCGTCGATTCAAGCCCTTTAGCAGATTTCAGCTTCTTCAGGTGATTCTGGTACTCTCTTGATTTGAGAGTTATAATTTCTTCCATACGACCATCCGATTGATGTCAAGATTCATACCATGATTCTTGAGGAAAGGTATTCCCAATACACCATGAATTCTCTTGCCAATACTTGTCTCGAATCTCTGGAAAACTCCATCAAGACTTGCCACTGTGTACAAGTCTGTCAGCTTTGAGTTTCTATGAGTAAAGGTAAGCATGTAGTCGAGTGCAGTTCTATCTGCACCATCCACACCATAATAGGTACTTCCTTTGATGGCCTTTCTTTCCTCCTCACTGAACTCATCTATTACCCGGGCATCCAGATAACAGCTATTGGCTCCAGTATCTACAAGGAAAGTGTATTTTGTCCCATGCTGGGACGTAAGAGTGATTAACGGAGTTCCAAACTCCGTCAAAACCTCATAATCTACAGGGATATGCTCCGAAGGATTTGTAAAGATTACAGCTCCTTTCTTGGCAGCATATCCAACTCCTGCGATTATGAGTAGAAGAATTACGAGATAAACAATCTGTCCTACCATTTTGTAAATTTAATTGCAGGCACACCCTGCTACACCAGTGGAACCAAATCCACCTCTATCAACTGCACCGAGTTGTTCTACCTCAATAAACTCAAATCCATCTGAAAAGAGCCACTTGAGCTTATCCCAGAAGGTTGCCTTTTGAGACAGCTGAATCCTGAACTGACAGATTCTATCCCCTCTGTTTACTTCTCCCTCCCCAAAGAAAAGAGCAGGACATTTCCATTGGTCATTATCACCACAGTAAGAGTTGTCAATGACACCAATACTGTTGGGAACAATGAATCCGAAGTTCTTGGGAGTACTGCTTCGAGGGGCTACAATAGCCTCGAAGCCATGAGGGAGGTCCATAGCTACTCCAAGAGGAATATAGAACAACTCTCCCTTAAGTCCTCTTACAGGCTCTGCAGCTTTGAGGTCAATCCAATCCCCCTTGGCAAAATCTGCAATCTTACAGTCAGGATTGAAATATTTGATATATACTCTCAGTCTCATTTTTGGAATTTGTAAGTTTCATCCACAAGATTCTCTCCCGGATGCTCTACTCTGTAAAACACTTGGTTAGTAGTAGGCTTGTCAAGCCCTCCTACATTTTGGCTATAAGGCCCGAGTTTAATGAAATCAAAGTGTTTAAGGTTGATTTTATTAGATAATTCTTGCCTACCACTATACCAAGCTACCTTTATCTCAGAGCCTTTCTTGACCCATTCAGCCAGGAAATCTATCCAACTGGGTTCAGAATCTCCTCCCATGAAAGCTACACAAGTAATACCTCTGTTAAGAAGCATCAGACTGTGTAGTTCCATAATAGATAAAGGTTCACCAATATCCTCTGCCAAGTGAGAGCTGTGACAGCCCTCACAATGACATGGACAATTAGAAATGTTTATACATAAAGTAGTTTCACCAGGGACCTCTTGGAATGTTACATCAGTATCTACATATTTGAGCATTAATCTTTATTTCCATTATAATAAAATCTTTTGCTTGCTTCCTCCTGTCTTGCCATAGAGAAAGAAGAAACTCTTTTCAGATAACCGATTACCCGAGTGGCATAATCTATATTCTTGCTACCACAGGAAGGACACTCTTTCAAGTATCTCTTGTCAATGTGGCCACAATCATTACAGATAGTGTTGGGAATGTTATAGGTGAAATAATTGGTTCCCTCTCTCGCAGCTACTTTCAGAAGGTTTCTGTACTGCTCTTTACTCAGATGCTCCTCTAAGTTCATGTGCAGCGCACTTCCTCCATCAAGATAGGCTACATATCTCTTTCCGTGAAGCCTAAACTTCTCAAGAATATTGAGAGAGCTATCTTCAACAGCATAGAAATAGGAGTTATAACAGTCTCTTGGAACTTCATAGCCAGCTTCTTTATCCCACTTGGCATGTTTTACACCCAGATTCTCTGCTGGTACGAACTCTGTATTGAACATCAGCTCTTTAGTACGAGCTTTCTTATTCTCTTCAGAGATAGTACTGAGAATCATCTGAATGAAGGCTTGATAGTCTTCAGTATCCTTGGCTTTAATACCCAGGAACTCAGCTGCTTCTACTACTCCATTGACACCAATGGTGAGATACTGCTTTCTCAGGTCAATGAACCCTGCATTGTAGACAGTCAGCATTCCTGCCTCATAGAACTCTTTAAGAAGCTCATTATAAGAGGTTTGGAATTTATGCACAAGCTGAACCTTCTCCCTCAGATATTCCTGAATAGAAAGTTTCTTGGCTACAGCATCCTGAACCAGTCTATTGATGTTAAGAGTCATCACTGACTTGGAACCAGTAGCAACCCCTCCAGCACCTAAAGAATAGGAGAACTGATTCTCTTGTACTTCATTTCTCAGTCTGCAACAGCTACTAAGGCTATCAGGTGAATCGGACATATAGACAAAGAAAGAGTGTCCTTCAGACTGCATTTCTGCAGTAAAGTCAGCATATTCCTTATCTAATACATCCTCACCATCAGTCAGAAGAGCCATTGTTTCTCAATATATTCACATAGATTCGTTACTTCTATGCAGTTCTCTTATGAACTTCTGCATATTACTATGCAGTTTAGACTATATCACCATCCTAATAGGATGCCCCCCATTTCCACCCACTTGGGTGTACTCCCTTTCGGGATAGTCGTTGAACTTTTATCAAACAAATTCAAAGTAATTTCCATGATAAGGTCTGTTAGCTCTGATAGCCTTCTTCAATCCCTCAATGCAACCTGTGCCTAAAGTTCGAATAACCTCACTCATAGACTCAGATACATATCCAGATAATACCCATCTTACCTGTTTAGGATAAGTTTTTCCTCTCATAGAATTACCTAATACAGTATGAGAATGTCTTTCATTTTCAGATTGACTAACCCATTCCAGATTCTCAGCTCTATTGTCTGCTTTTATACCATTGATATGATTGACAAAGGGTTTATTTTCAGGATTAGGAACAAACTCCTGAGCCACAATTCTGTGACACATGAATCTTCTTCTAACTCCTTCCTTCATCAATACAATTCTTTGATAACCTTCAACAATAGTTTCAGTTAGCAAAGATTTTCCAGGATAATTTCTAAGACCATCTGTCTTGTACTTTACCTGTCTATCTTTACTTCTGAAGTTTCCAAGATTACTTACTTCAAAGTAACCTTCATAGCCTGTAATTTCTTTCCAAATTTCATTCATTTGATACTTAGCTGCTAATTGTCCATAAATTTAATGCAAAGATAAGTAAAATTTCTCACATTTCCAAACTTTACACTAACTTTATTAGGAGATTTCAGCAATTAAAGGGGTTTTCATAATAGATTACTCTACTATGCCGCAGATTTATTTACGGGGAATGTCAGCAGGTCTTTGGTTCTCTCTTTATTGAACCACTTCATGAACTTTCTCTGGAGCCAATCCAATGATTCCCACGAAGGTTTGGTACCATCTGGGAACACAAAGTCTCCAAAGATACCTTCGAAGTAGTTCTTGTCAAAATAGGAGATATTCCAGAAGACACTATTACCTGAGATATAAGGAACTCCGTTACTCTCTCTAAAGACTACTACTCCAGCATCCGTAGTAGGACACCATACTTTACCTGTATAAGATACTTTTTCATAGTTAGATACTCTCTTACAGTCTCTGAGATAAGTTGCAACATAAAGAGTTCTTCCTTCAGTTCCATCGAGCTTGGGAGTCTTATGATATTCAATAGAGCTTCCATAACCAGCAAGAAGTACTACCTCTTGAAGAGCTGAGGCAATCTCTTCATTATCACACTGCATAAGAAGCCGCCCATCTCTTAGCTGTTGACCATCTGATTTAGACCAACAGTCAAGGATTATTCTTGCCTGCCTTTGGCTTACCTTTCTAAAGAATCCTGGAAGTTTTTTCTTAGTATTTTCTAACTGTCTACAAATATTGTAAGAATCTGTAGCAGTAAGCCTTATCTCCTGAACTGTTCCCCATCTTGACACTTTAGAGGTAACCACAGTATACCCAATCCCCAAGGAAGAAAGACTCTGGATAACTTCATTAAACCCTGCTCTTGAGGGGGATAAGTAATAAGTAATCTTGTACTTCCCATGACTTTCTACTATACTACCATCAGTTAAAGCATAGGTACAGAGTTTTAAAAGTTCATCCCAAATAGGATAATCCTCTTCTCTCTCAAGGATTCCAGAGATGGGACAAGACAGCTTAGAATGCCCCCATAGCTCCCTGGCCTCTTTTATGGCAAATCTATTAGTGTTGGGTATCTTATAGACTACCCTATGAGAGGGAGTTACAGTCTGCTGGTAATTTCTTCCAGAAAATCTTAGGAGCTGCCCATCTCTATCACTATTATAGTTATAGACATTCAGCTTATTGATCTTTTGTATCTTATACTTCCCATCCACCCACACATAGCAACTATCCCCCTCTTTAAGCTCTTTGAGATACTTAAATCCTTGGGGAGTCCACAGCTGGGTATCTTCTGTAACACATTGAAAATTTCTTGCAGCTGCAGGTTGATTGAGATAGTAGACCACATTCTGAAAGTAATCCTCAATTACCTGCTCAATGGTTCTTGGATTCTCCTGAGTGAGGTCCTGATAGTATCCTACAGTAGGGTCAAAGACTTCCTCAACCTTAGTATTGGACTGTTCTACCACTCTTTCAAAGTCTTTCCAATAGTCCTCTCCCCACTCCTTCCTGCAGAAGTAGTCGAAGTACATAAGGAACTCAGGAGTAGCTACAGCACCAGCAAACTGAGCTGCAATGGTAAATACCATATTCACAAAGATACCACAGAAGGACCTTAGATGCTTAGGAGGTCTTGATATACCTCCAAGGTCTCTTAATCCATTCAGAAGCATAGGGTACATTGTGATAGCCACACAGTAAGGATAGATGGGAGCTGTTTCATCATGCTTATAGAGCTCATGACTTTCAAGCATTCTGTCATACTCCTTGGCTACTACAGGACCCCAAAGCTTCATATTCATATCTCTCATTCTACTCCTGTTGAGCTGAATGAACTTACCCTTCTGAAGCTCTCCTGCCAATGTAGTGACATTCTTCATAGTCACATTGGCATTAGAATCGAATTTACTTCCAGTCGCAGCATTTTGGGACTTCATATAATCCTTGATATACTGCTTCATCCCGACCAGTTCTCTTTCATTCTTATGTTCCTCTCTATAGAGAATAAAAGCCTTTGCCACCTCAAAGTGACCAGCTCTCATAAGGATGAATTCCACTTGGTCCTGGATTTGTTCAATAGGGATATTATCCCTGATAGCTACCTGTGATACAAGTTCTCTGATGCCTTGAGCATCAATAGCTTTACCTGTAGCATTAAAGGCAGACAGTATGGCTTTGAATATCTTGGAACTATCATAAGGCTGAATAGTCCCATCTCTCTTAATTACATTCATTCCTTCTCAGCCTGGTGATTTTACGGATTCCATTAACCTGATAGGTCTCATATGAATAATCATATTTACCCTCTCTTATATGCCACAACAACTCCTGCAGCAATCTTCTCCAGCCTTTCAGAACCTCCCCTGTCTTACTGTCCAGAAAGTCTCCTTCCCAGAAAGTATCCTCGAACTCCCAAGTCATGGGAGTTTGATTGTACCTGTTGATTACAATGAACCAATAGGGAAGAATAGTAAAGTCTCTGAAATATTCATCCTTGCTGATAAGAGCTTTGAGAATCTGTGTATACAGAGTCCCCTGAAGCATATAGAGCCATTGGATAAAGGAATCCTCGAACTTTTCCTCATCCTTACCTGTAGTCTTCAGGTCCACAGGTCTTATGGTCTTTTTGGCATGGTCTACTATACAGAAGTCCATCATGCACCTTACAGCACATTCAGCTATTTCTTCTGTTCTGAACTTCAGCTGATATATCTTCTCTACCTCAGGCTCAAAAGGATTTACAAAGAAGATTTTCTTAGTGAAGGGATTAGTTTTCAGAGCTTCGACACAAGCTTGGGCTCTTTTATAATCCTCAGTAGACATAATAGTCTTATCTCCTGCCAAGAAGAGTAAACCATAAAACTCTTTTCCTTTGGAGATGACATCTCGAAGTCTTGTCTCATCTTTCCAGTTAGGATAATATCCTACCTCCTGCATTGCTTCTAATAGAATAGATTCTTTGACCAATTCAAGAGACCTTGCAGGATTCTCTTGGTCAAAAGCTTTCTTACAGATAGTCTCTATTTTGTCAGAAGTAGACGGGAAATCCACAATGAAGAATCTCTCCTCCAAGGTCTCAGGTTCTGTCATAAGACAGTCTACCAAAGAGCCGAATCTAAGAGCTTCTGCATCCTTCTTATCATGCAAATGGGGTATTACCTTCTGTGACTCACGAGCAAATGTACTTAGCGTAGAATAACTTATGGCTGGGTCTGCTCTGTACTCCTCCTCAGTTACATTCCACGCAATTTCCTTAATACTCTTCATCAATGGGGTTTTCCTCCTCTTCCGGTTCAGTATCATCCAACCATCCTGGGTCAATCAATGATTGATAGTTACTCACTTCTGCTTCCAGAGTCTGTAACTTCTCCACATTCAGCTCTTGATACTTGGGATTGGGAGATTCCTTTTTCTCATTCCTCTTTATCCTTACCAGACAAGAATGAACAAGTTCCCACAAAGACTTGAAGTCTCTGGTCTTTATAAAAGTCTCAGCCAATGCTCTATCCTTAGGGGGTAGCTCAGGCACCAGAGACTTGATTTTTTCCAGTGGGGTCATAACTCTTGATTATTTGTATTGCATGATTAATCTGTGCAACTGACTGTACCTCAAAGAATTTATAATGTATTCCTGTGGTTTGACTTGCAAGCCAGTCAAGAAACATCTTTTTCTTTATAGGGTATCTGTCATTTGCATATCCCTTAGCATCGAAGAAACAATAGAGACGGTCTTTAATAACCAGGAAATCAGGAGTATAGGTAATAGGAAGCAGAGGCCTTGTTATAGTCTCTACCTCTTTCCTATTACTTTTACTCGGCTGATAGGCCTCTATAGTTTCAAGACGCCTGTTCTGAGGAGTCCATACAGGAATCTTGTAAGGTTCATACTGGACGAAGAATCCAGCCTCTATGAGTTTCAGATAACAAGACTTTTCGAGTTTACTCTTGAAATGGATTCCTTCCAAGTCAACAGTAGTGGCTCCCTTAATCTTCTTATTTTCCACTCTTTTTGAACAAGTATCTCTTGATGTCTCTCAGGATTCTGCAGGCAATACCTGCATCTTCAGGACTTCTGAAAGCTGCGAAGTTACGGAAGTTGGCAATATCTTCCTTATAAACCTCTACAACTTTGCCATTGCTTGAGGTAATCCCGAAGATTCTGGGAGAGTTCTTGATGTGGTCAGGGTACTGCTCATCCAGATATTTTGCAATGACCATCTGCAAAATATCGAAGGTTGCATTGGGGTGTACGCTGGACACCTCATTGAGGAACTCTACAGTTTTCCCCAGTGTCCAGTCTTTATTCTGTGCCAGAAGATTCACATAGAACATGAGGTCCATAGGAATGTCTTCTCACTTGAGAAGTTCCGGTTTATCGGACTTCTCTTTCAGAAGCCCTACTTCCAAGAGAAGGGGGAGAATTTCCTTGGTAATAGGAGTAGACAGGGTTACAGTAGCTCCTTCAGGAGATTTAGTAGAGAACACTACATGGTCCCCCAAGGCATACTCCTTCTTTGTAGCAGGATTATAATACTTTTTCATACCAGTTTATGGTTGTGTTGTTTTTTCTTTTGAGAATGACATTTATTTCATCAAACATAGTTGTTTCGAATCTTTGCCCAGTCCTTGCAAAATACGCAGGATGAGGGACCTCAAAGACCACATTACTATTATTGATGTAAGGCCTGAATGTCTTGGCCTGAGCACCATAGAGCACATAAATAAGTCCAGGACTATACATTGAAAGATTAGTCAGCATTTTGCTGATGAATTGTCTCCAATATATAGTGTGTGAACCTATTCTGTTAGCTTCTACAGTCAGAGCTGAGTTAATCATCAGGATTCCCTGCTTAGCCCAACTCTCCATGCTATTATCGAACCTCACCACTCCATGAGGAATGGTGGGGTTCAATACAGCTTCTTTAATGACCTTCAGGGAAGGTGAAAGGCTCTCTTCTGAAGTGTTGGGATTATTACCGAAGAGTATTCCAGTAGCTACTCCAGGCTGAGGATAAGGGTCCTGACCAATCATGACCACTTTCAAATCCTCATAAGGACAAAGACGAAAGGCCTTGAATACATTCTCTTTCAATGGCCAGATAGGATATTTCCCATACAGTCCATCCAAAAGAACAAGTACTTTGTCCATTTCATCTTTGTCAATCACTTTCAACCAACCTCCGAAATACTCCTCCTTCGTCATAGTATGGAGTTCCTACCAATAGTCTCTGCACAGGCAGCCACCACTTCTCCTACATCACTCGGAGATGCTGAAAGACAGTGGGTAATATAATGCCTTAAATCAGAAATGATTACTTCTCTTTCTGATGTTGAAGTCACCATATACTCAATGATATCCTTTCTTATACTCTTACAGAGCATATCATCTCTCCTATAGACATTGCTGGATACAAGGAGTACCCTACTAATCTCTCGAAAGTTTCCTCCCCCAAACCTATATTTCCTGGCAAAGATAAGAAGAGGACTTCTGTTGGCGTCCAAAACTACACCTCTGCCTACATAATAGACAATACCTTTATTGGTAGTAATCTTCACGAACTTATTATTATCTATTCTCAGGCCTTCTCTGAAAATAGTAATTACAGTCCTTTTCGTAGTACTATTTCTCAACGAAAATCCTCTTGTGAAGCTTACCTGAGGTATTTCTTCCAAAGAAGTCTTTCCCTCATTGAGAAGATTGGTTAGCTTGGAATGGATGGAAGCACCTATAATGCAGGGTATAATCACTTCTCCAGTTCCCAACCTCATAGAGCAGGTAAAGCCTATATCATAGGCATTACCCTCTCTGTTAGATAAAGGAGCTTGTAAAGAAAAGTGGTCCTCCAGTATACCACTAAATCCTTGTGTAATCATCGCTCTACTTTAAAGTACATGTAGTCTGCCCTGTAGGTAGTGAGGAAAGGAGTCTCTCTCGGGAAGGGCAATCCACATTCATTGGCACAGAAATTGGTGAAGATATTCACCATCACAGATGCAATCATGTTCGCCATATAGGAGGTCTGTTTGTAACTGCAAAGAGTCTCCTCTGCTTCTTCATCAGAGAAAAGGTACTCTTCCTCATACTTCCTCATAGCTGCTCTATTGTCTCCCGTAATGGCAAATACTTGAAACTCCTCAGCTGCCAGTCTACCATCAATGAAGAGATACTTTCCAGCATCCGTAGAATCAAGTGCTGCCGCCTCCCACTTCTTAAAGAATACCTTTCTTGCCTCCATATTATCGAAGCCACAAATCATGATAGGTGAGACACCAGAGTGTTGAGTGTATCTTTCATGAATAGAGTAGATAGTGAAACAATAACTGTACTCATTAATCATGGTCCTCAAAGCATCTACCTTGTAGCTTCCTATGAACCTACTATCGAAGAGCTGTCCAGAGAGATTTGCAACTTCCACTGTATCATTGTCATAGAGGACAAGTCTTGCAGGCTTCATTCTTCCCAGAAGAAAGCCTACATAGCTGCCGATGCCACCGCATCCTGCTAAGGTAATATCTTTTTCTTTTACCTTTTCATACCAGATGGCTGAACTGAATCTTGAGGTAGTCTCATCAGGACCTGTTGCAGGATTTACAGGGATAAGACCATCTACATTTACTTCTTCCATAGTTAAAGAATATAAGCCTCAAGAAGTTCTCTGTATCCTTTCAGATACTCATTCTTAGGCAATTTGTCTACTTCTACCAAGAGGTCATGAGCCAAGATGGCATTCATTTCCTCAATAGTAGCTCCTTTGGTTTCCAGGTCTCCACTATCTGCATTCCAGAAAAGGAACTCAAGATAAGAGTCAGCCCATTCCATGAATCCCTGAAGATTGTTGAAGCCCTTGTCATAGACACTGACCATATTGGGGACAAATCTCTGAACATTGAAGTTATCTCCTGTCATGGGACTGCCCTTAATCATCTTTCTCAGGACATCCTGTACAGACTCTTCAGGGTAATGAACTTTGTCATAAGGGATTTTCTCTCCCCAGAGGGTAGTTTGAAGACCTTGGTTCTCTTTCTCAATGTAGACTTCATCCCCTTCTTCCCATTTAGTGATGCCAGCCCCAATCTTCTTCGAATCCTTCTGGGAATTCTGAAAAGGGAACTTCTGCTGAGCTACATTCGCAGGGCCCGCAGATACCTCTTTCTTTACAGGAGTGGAATAGTTACGAGTATAGGGATTATATCCTCCATAACCTTCATAGGGTACAAAAGGAACAACCTTTGCCTTGTTCTTCGCACGAAGTTCCTCAAGGGTTGCATCCAATTCAGGAAAGGGAGAGGGGAGAGTCTCCTTCTCAATATCCAGAGGGAATGCCTCAATGACAGTGCTTTCACTGTCTATCTCTTTCCCTTCGACACTTACAGGAACTCCCTGATAAGTCTCATAGTTATAAGAGATAGTGAACTTTTCCTTGTAGTGGATTTTTCTGGTGACTTTTGCAGTATATACACCTGCATTGTTCACAATCAGAGAAAGGAAATGATTTCTATCAAGTCCTTCCTGTAAGAGAGTACTCTGGTCAGTACCAGAGAAGAATGTTTGCATGTTATTATGCGAATGAATGAGACCCATCTGACAGTCAGTAAGTTCATTCATTGCAATATAGCATGCAACATCCGTAGTGATTTCAAATTCTGTAGCTCCTGCAGAGCCAATATCCTGAACCACCATGTCCACAGCTGTGAGGACAAGGTTATTCTCTTCGAAGCTTCCTTCTGCCTTGTAGAACAGGACTCCTGACCATTCAAGAGAGGGAACTTTCTTACAGACATACTCAATCTTCTTAAGCAGTTCTGCTTGAATCTTGAGTTTATAGTGTGTAGTTACGTCCTTCAATGGAACCGAAGGAACTTGGGGTGTTTCCATAAACTAAGGTTATGTGTGTTTCTATTGCCTGAATAACCGCAATTACCAGGCTTGTATTGAGAGTTCTTGATGCTTCCTGTACAGTTGAGCCTTCTAAAGTCTCAGGAGGAATATAATGGAAAGTGACTGGATTTCCTTTGAAATAGAACAGGTGTGTACCCTCGTAGATTGCATAATTCCTATTATCGGTAGTAGACTCGGGAATATAGTTTATCAGTCTTCCATTCCGAACTATACTGTTCTTGATAATAGAGTTCTGAAGCAACTCTTCACAGGTGGCTGTAATCTCTCCGAGATGTCTCTTGGTGTTGAACCATTCTATGAACATGTTGCTCATCTTCTCTACTGTCTCAATCACAGGACTTCCCCAGAAATAATGGTCATTTGCAAATGCAATAAAGAGGCCAGTTTCTCTGAAGTGCTTACAGAAATAGGTGACAAACTCTGAAAAATGCTCCTTGGTGAAGTTCTCTGAAAACCGAGGGACCATCACATTCGAGACAGAATATAAAAGAGGCAATGACAATCTGGGAAACCTGACTATATCATGCTGCTCTCTCCACCTTCCATTATTGGGTCCTACACTTTCCATGCGATGATAGGGACCACCCTCTAAAGATTCCACATGAACATACTGGTCCAACTGTACTGCAAAGAGAGTCCAATCTTCCCAAGAAAAGTCTATAGAAAGTCTTGAGATAGTATCCCTGATAGGTCCACTACCCAAACATCCTCCCTGCCATTCAGTCAGATAGTCAAAACGAATAGTTCTCACATGAGAATGCAGGTAGTTGTTCTTACACTCTGCATGAGTAAAGGTAGCTCTGTGGAACTGAGGCCCTGAGTGGAGTTTTCCATTAGGTGATAGAACCACTCTGGCATACATATCTCTGATAAGATGGGTTCTGCCCCTCTCATTAGTGATAGTCAGTTCAGGAAAATGTACTATGATTATAGCATTATTCAAATTCTGCCTGAGAACATTTCTCAGTCTCTCCTGATAAACTATAAAGTCATCCTCAGAGACGTCTCCTATCAGCATAGTGGCTTTCTCAGGGAGAGTGATTAACTTCCCTAACATCTGAGAAACAAAGTCATCCTCAGAAAGAACTCCCTGTAGGTCTACTCTGTCCTCACCAAAAGTATTGATGAAGATAGAGTGGACTGTCTGAATATTCTCCAGACAGTCCTTATACCATGATTTGATGGTTTCTCCTCTATCCATCACCCTCTACTATCGCATTGCAAGAGCTCTCAACTCAGCCTCACTGTAGGGGCTGTCAGACTTCGAAGCTTTCGGAGCCTCCTTGGCGACAGTGCCAAGAATCTCTTCTGCTTCATAGTCCTCCAAGGTGCCATTGGACACCAGGAGCTCAATCAGGGCATTGAACTTGCCCTCCAGGGGACAAGCAGCTACCTCAGGAGCTGCCTTGGCCTTCTCCGACTTGGGAGCTTCAGGGGCTGCCTTGGGAGCCTTCTTCGAGAGGAAAGCTTCCAGGTCAGCAGTGCTCACCTGAGTGAAGTTCTTTCCGAACTTTGCCTTGATGGCATCCTGAAGACCGGAGTTCTTCACTATTGTGTAGGCCTCTGCCCGGCTCATAGCACCCGAGCGAATCTTCTTGTTTGCAGTGGTCAGAGTGAAGACCAGATTATTGGTCTTTGCACCCTTCCAATCCAGGTCTCTCGGGAGAACCGAGGCATCATCTACTAGCTCAGTACGGCTGAGACCCTCTCTGAAGGTTTTACCTTCATAGTCGATGCCATTCTGGGCGAGGTCTCTCTTGAGTTCACCCAGAGTTTCAGCCGACGACTGAATAGTCTTGTGACCATTTCCAGACTCCGAGATGATGGTGATTGTGCGTGCTTCCATAACTTTTTGTGTGTTTTAAAAGATTTGTTATTTTAGAAAGGACATTCGTCCTCTCCGATTTTTTGATTTGTGATTAGACCTATTATGGTCTGTTGTAATTTTTCTCTCCCATGATTATGGTAGAGGTCTGAGGGGTCTTTCGACCTTAGTTCAGTAGGGATTTCTATCTGTTTAAGTCCAAAGGTTTCAGCAAGTTTCTTTCCAAATTCACGTCCATAGTTTATCTCGGACCTAAAGTCATTATCATAGAGGACGTATACAGTTCTGAATCTCAGAAGAAGCTCACTAACTACATGAGCTTTGGGAATATAGCCTTCCCCTTGCAGACTGACAGATGGAATTCCTGTGTTTGCCCACATACATAGGGCATCTTTTCTTGAAGAGGTTATTATCAATCTGTCTCCCTTTTCAGGCAACTTGGACCATAAATCCCAGACACTTCTGTCATGAGTATTGCGCCATTTGTATAGTTTACTGAATGGTTGATATATCTTAAGAGTAGGTTTGTTATCCTTGAATTCTACAAAGACATAAGCATATTTCTCTGCAGGAATTACAATAGTACCAGTAGGCTTGTTAATAAAGATGTGTGAAATGGGATGTGTATCCCCGAACTCAAGCCATTCCTTATTTATTCCGTAGCTTTCCCAGTACTCTAAATCCCAAGGTTTCCAATCTCTCACTCTTACTTCGATAGTAACCTCACTACTGAATGATACTACCCCTTTGGGTGTGGCTGTATAAGTAACTTCTACACTTTGCTCATGGGCTATTATCCGGCTTAATTCAGAGAGTAATCTCTTTTCAGCTTCCTTGATGGTAGTCCCCCAGGTCTTTGCCATCAGTAGCTTGAAATTGCCGGTTTCTCCTGTACCAAAATCAACCCAATGTATCTTTCCTGAAGAACCTGATGTGATACTTAAGGAAGGACTTGAATCTCTTCTGAAAGGAGAGCTTATTACACAAGGGATTTGGTGTATATTGAAGTAAAAGGCAAGAGCTTTATACTCTATATCCTTACTCCAATACACACTATAATCACTTGATTCGCCTTGAGCGAAGCCCATTACTAATTAAACCAGTTTCCCTGAGCTTTGGGGGCCTCCTGCTGAGTCTCAGGAGCTTTGAAAGCTGTAGCCCCTACTACATATTCATGCAGAGGTTCTACAGAGAACTCAGTGTTGGGATAGCTCCCATTGTTCTTTGCAAGCTGGATTTCCTCGTCCAGTTTGCTGTAGTCAGTGACTCTCAGTCTGAGAGTCTTACGGATGAAGACATCCTGATACTGCTTGTTGTCATCAGTAGTTCTCACACCAAAGCACAGCTTTACCTGATTGCCCGGCTGACTGCCAATGACCTCCCGGATTTCCGAGACATCTCCCTTGAAGTAGTCCTCCACTCTGCCCAGCTGAGCCTCAGCATCTGCAAGGTTCTTGATGGGCTTCCACTCTCCAGTGTTGTTGTCCCGGAAAGTAGGACCAGGGATAACCAGGAAATTCTTGAGGAAATCCACCAGGTCAGCCTCACCTCTGTAGGCCTTTCTCATGCCCTCAGTGCTGTAGATGACCTTGCTGGTGCTTACCTCCATCTTCTCAGCCTCTTCCAAGGTAATCCAGAAGGTTTCACCATACTTGTTAATCATCTGCACCTTGGTGCCTGCAGAGCTAATCCACGGAGCCTTGGTGAGGAAGAAGCTGATCTTAGAGGTCATCTCAATCCCATTGCACTTCTCAGCATTGGACTTTACAATGAAGTCCAGACGAATCTGAGGATACTCCACACCATTAATGGTGGTTTTACCCACATAGGTGGGCTCATTGGGCATCTGAGTGCCATAAATCTTCTCCAGCTCAGCCTTCGAAGGATTTACAGCCAGGATGTACACAGGTGCCACACCAATGTACCGACGGATGACAGACTCCTTGGATTCCTGACCTGCTGCAAAGGCCATAAAGAGGACTTTTACTAAATTACTCATTACTTATATAAGTTTATGTTGTTGTACTTTGTTTAACCCAGGAAAGGTGCTTCCTGTACCCGTTCCATTTCAGGCTGAGGTTCCATGCTCACTTCAGCCTCAGGAATCTCAGGCTTGTCAGCAATCTCTACCTTGCCCTCATTGGCAATGATGATTTCAGGGTCAATGCCTCCGGTGATGGGGTCCATCATCTGCTTGTAGGCATCAATCTTGTCATCGACCTCTTTCAGTTCAGCCAGAATTGCATTGGCCTGCTTCTCCAGAGTGGCTCTTCTTCTGAGCAGCGGAGAAATGTTCTTCAGTGTTCTCTTCAGTGCGGCTACTTCAAACCGCGAAAACTGTTTAATCATTGTGTTTTGTGTTAAAAGAATTTTATGAGTCTACCCTCCTTATCCTTAAGGATAGAGAGTTCGTACTTTTCGGATAAGTCAGCCATGATAAGCTCCATAATATGGCTTTGCATAGAACAAATTTGTATCAATAACAAAGCCATCGAAGGCCTCTTACCATTAGCTACACAGTATTTATAGATAGTCTTAAGCCACCCATCCCTATTCAGGGAGGCCATAAATACCAATCTATCCATAATACTCATCCATAGCCTTGAAGACCAAAGCCAAGTCATTCGGAATAGTGTTCTCAGTGAACATGTCTTCCGGAGTTTTTGCAGGAATTTCTGCAGTACCTACCATACACTTGTGAGTGTAGAACTGGTAAGTGGTAGAGGTTTTCTCCATAGAGGGCTTGCAGTAAAGACAAATGGGAACCACCTCCAAAGGATTATAATGGTCCTCAATCATCTTACCACTCATCTTCACCTTCTTGGCTACTACAGCTCCATCAGAAATTACGTCGTCATCATGAAGCATGAGGACCACATTGAGGTCTCCTCTTGCATTCTCTGCTGTCTCGATAATCTTCTGAAAATGAGCAGCCATTTCAGTGAATTTTCCATAGCCAGTCTCTTTGGCCCTTCTGAACAGCTCTTTCTCGACAATGAATCTTGCATCATCAATGACAAGAGTGGTAATGTGAGGCTGGGAAGAGCTTATATGCTCAATAAACCCTACCACATCATCCCATTTGTCGAGATTAGCCAGGTTTTTGTTCTGTGCTGAGTAGAGAGCCCTTGAACCTTTGAAGGGAAGGTCTTTCTTCAGAACATTGACCACTACAGTCTTTGCAGGGTCAAGATTCTTTATACTCCGACTTTTTCCACTTCCGGTAGGTCCTACTACAATCAGTATTTTACCCATTCTTTTTGAATAAATTTGTGAAAAATCTCTTGGTTTTGTTTTTGTATACAGTCATGAGAGTGTTGCCTCTCAGTCTATTCAAGAAATTATAAACTCCCTGAATAGCCTCTTTGTCATCAGCTCTTGGTAGCTCTTCGAAGACACCTACGGCTCCATCGAAATACAATGGACATACCAGACCTCCAGCTCCATTGTCCCTATCATCGATAATCTCCATGAATCGGATATTATTTCTGAACATATCAATGTTATAGCCCTCATAAGAGTGCTCACCGAATTTAAAGGGAGAATAAAGCCCGAAGGCAGTATTGATATCTCTGATAGTAGATTTACAGTCTGCAAGACCACTTGCAGAAGGTTTCATTAACTTCAGTTTGATATTGTCTGTGCCCTCCTGAGCCTGCATCTGATGCTGAATAAGCACAGGAGACATGCCAAGCTGATTCCTCAGAGTGACAAAATACTTCGATAACTTCTCAATACTTCCCATCTTCCCAAGATTGCTTTCTTCGATTATATTCGAAGCATTATCAAAGATGATTATTACAATCTGTTCAGGGTCATCAGGAATATACTGGTCTATTACCTCAATCTCCTCTTCTCTGCCTGTATCAGGGTCTTTCTTCTTAATAGTGGTGTAAGTGAAATGCCCATGCTCAGCTGCCCAAGCTCTACAGTACTTGTTGACTCCAGTAGGATTGCCTATATCATCAATGAAAGTAACTGTATTGGCAAAAGAGTCGATATACCTCGTATATTCCTCAGATTCCAGTAAATCCAGAACTTCCTGAGGAACAGGTTTATCAGCTCTCGTACTCTTCAAATCTACAGGAGAGATTCGGATAGACTTGTTAGAGAGTCTGTAAAGAAGATGTGAATAGAACTCCATCATCTTATCCTCCTTACTCATCTCTCTTGTGAAATACAACACCTTGACACTCCCCTGCTGGGGATTCTCAAGGAAATAAAAGAAGGGGTCATAAACAAAAACCTTGTCAGCAAACTTGGACTTACCTATCTTTTGATTGGCAGTCACCAAGTAATACCTCGCCCTTTCTATACCAGGGAACCACACTCTGAATCGAGGAAAAGGAAAAGGAAGACAGTTGATAAGTCCTCTTAATATCCTATCCCTCCTATCCTTGAGTATTTGTAGTGCTCGTGTAGCTAAAGACATCAGTTAATATTTAAAGGAGAATAGGTTTCCCCATCTGAGTTAAACAATGGTACTTGTCCAATCATTTCTCAGGTTTTCTTCCTCACCTGCATTCTCCAGATAGGTGAGTAAATCTGATGTGCTCTCAACATCTCCGGCAGCTCCTCTTTCCTCTTTCCAAATGAAATATTTCAAGGTTCTCATAAGGCGATAATTGCCATTATGTCCCTCTACATATTTCTGAGCAGCTCTGATGATACTTTCATGTGGATATTCTCCATATTTCTTGAAGAACATCTTCAGTCTTTTCTCAATCAATGCCACTCCTTCAGTCCAAGGCAGATTGGTTCCATCTTTCTTTCCCTTGGGATAGAGGTCTTTCAAAGCTTGTGCCAATGTCTTTAAATCTCTGTTATCATCAGAAATAGCAGATTGGGAAAGGACATTATTCACAAAATCTCTACCTTCAGTACTTACGACAAATCCATTCACCTTTTGACCATTCAAATCAAAAAGAGGCTGTCCGAAACCCTTCAATCCCAAATCTACATAGATTCGGTCTGCAGGAGTTCCCTTGTTAGTTGCTGCCCAAAGAATTAGGAACTCCTCTAAAGTGAGCCCCTTGAGCAATGTCGTGTCTACTACAAGTTTCATAGTGGTATCTCAGAGAGGTCTTCCACAGTGTGAACATAATTCATGTCAATACCCTCTAATGCCTTTTCCAAATACTCCTCATCTCTCGTGCCCCGGAAATAAAGGATGATTTGTATAGGGTCATCAGCTCTCAGAGTTCTACCGAACTTTTGAATAAAGGCTCTTTCCTGACCATCTAATTGAGCTATTACACCCACTTCAATATCAGTCAAGTTTTGACCTTCTTGTAACATGTTCACAGCTAAGAGATTGCTTATCTCTTTGTTATTAAACCTCTCTATAGTCTTGAGGGAATCCGATTTCCTTGAATGAATTGCATTCTCCCCTCCCAGAAGTTCAGCCTGGTCTATGCTTCCACAGAAACAGATGAATCTTCTCTCTTTAAGTAATTCCAACAATGCTCTCAATGCAGTGGTTTTGAACTCTGCCAAAGTCCTTTTCCTCTCACTACCAAGTTGCAACCATTTATTCTTGAGAAACTCTTGTCTTCTCACCATAAACTGCCTTTTGAAATATTCTACCTTATTGGTAAGATAGTTATATTTCTGAAGCTGGTTACACTTAATCATAAGAGTAGTAGGTGGCATAGTTTTCTTCCTACTGATATAACTGAACATTCTTTCAAATGTGGTCTCCACAACCACTCTTTTCTTGGAGTCTCCCCAAGATTCTTCGATGACCTCCGAATAGTTAGCTCTGTCCAGAGAGAGAGGAACCAGATATATCTTAGGGACTGGTAAAAGTCCTTCAGATATTGCATCTCTGAGAGTAATAGTATACTTATAGAATCTACCATTAAAAGCTGCATTTAGCAGCTCTTCATCATCTCTTGACAGAGTTGCAGTTAATACGACTACCTTCTCCGTCTTCAAAGTAGAGAGAATATTCATTCTCAACTCTGATTTTGCATGATGCCCTTCATCAAGGATGATAATATCCCATTCAGTATCCTTGTAATTCTTCAGAGAGGCATAACATTCGACAGTCACCTTAGACCAGAGTTCAGGATTCCATCTCTCGAACTCCTTCTTCCAATTCTCCTTATGTGGTATTTCTGCCACAATGAGAAGTATCCTGGCTGGTTTATCCAAGGCAGCTATCTCTATAGCTCCTCTTGATTTACCCACACCAGTAGCCCAATTAAGAATTAGGTACTTGTGCTCCTTGGACAACTCCAAGGCCTGCTCTAATATAGACTCTCTTGTCATCATCCAACTCCAAATCTGTGAAGGGAATCCTCCCTCCCAGCTGAATTCTAAACCCTTGGAATCTTTTGAAAACTTCCCAAAGATGAAGATGCAAGACCATACCTTCATGGTATCTCATAGCCTTTAAATAGGCTAATGTGCTTGGTTTAACATCCCTACTCAAGAGTTCTTCATCTTGCTTTGTAAGGTATTCAGCTCCAGCACGAGTTAGAGTGATTCTCACTTTATCCTCCAGGTTCATCGGTTGTTCAGATAATCTTGAAGAAGTTTGAATGAGCCTCTCAGAGGAGCAGGGGTCTGCACAGGAGCAATGGCTACTTTGGTACCTCTTGCCTCGACCTTTCGGTTGATAAAGGTTTTCTGTCTGCAGAACATAGCAAAGCACACTTTCTCTTTGGAAATCCTGGAATACCAGTGTGTTGATATCCTTGCAACATACTTATTCTCTCTTGCCTTAGGCCCTTTAAGAGTAGCTAAGGAAGGAGAATTGTATATCTTCGCAGCTGCTCTACAGCAGGCAGCAAGAATATTCTCAGGGGTCTTTCTGACCTCTGCCCTGATGATGGCATCTGCACCCTCAGGAAATCTTACCCCTCTCATTCCCCCATGATTTGATAGGTGAAACTCTTTCCCCCGTAGTGCTCGCAAAGCCTCTGGAGATGAATCTTGAGTCTCTGCTCAGCAGACAGGTTCTTCCAGTCTTTTTTCTTGAGCTTCAACCCGAACATCCAGCTCTCGAAAGAATCAGCACTTGTCATCCAGGCATATGCTTCTCTCCCGAGAGAAATGGATTTGATGGCAGGCTTAGCCACCAGATTGTGATGTTTGAACCTGCCTCTCCTTACTACTTTCGCAGCAATTTCTTCAGGAAGTTTTTTTTTGGACCCTCCTTTTACGTCACCAAGAGTGAGGGCCCATTCAATCTTGGTAATCTTACTCTCGCGTACAAGAGTGCCTCCCTGCAATGCAATGCTCAGGAGGACTTTGGTTTCTGTATACATTAAATACAATATCCAGGGCACTTTATCTTTTAGTATTCCTAATAATCTATTGTATACTTGTCAATCCATTTTCTTACCATTGGATGGTCAGCATTGGGATTACCCATTGCAAGAGTAGTTAGGGCATCAAATGCCAGACGCCTACTATTGAGTGTAAGGTTGTCTATAAGTTTATCTTTGTCTTCTGGTAACCCTATATATTTTAAGGTACGAAGATACTTACTAACCTTTTCCTGGAGTCTCATTTTGGTTCTGTTTCTCCTTTTGGCAGCACTATTCCAAGCTTCCTTCCATCCTCCAAGAGGACCTATGAGCTTACCAGGTATTCTCTTGTAATCCAGGTGTGCAAAAACCACGTCTACAAACCGTGCAGGATGAGGACAATACTTATACATTATATGCTCGAAATAGTTCCAGTTACCTACATAATGATTGAAGGCTTTGAGTACTCCATTTTCCCTGAGATAGAACTTGAACAATGCAAGCCCTTCCTCTATTTCTTCATGCTTGGGAGGCCTACTCCTCTCTTTGATATTCATCGTCCCAATCCGGATGATTCTTGAGTAACCACCTGCAACAGCTCACCACAATCAGATGAGAAATACCTACTGCTGTAATTAATCCTATCACTACCCAATGCCAGGAAGGTAATACAGCCCAAGAGCTAATATAGATAATGTAAAGGAAGATAGCTATCCATGTGGTACTACAATAGATACAATACCCCAAAGGATATGCAATCCACCCAATGACAGGCCACCACTTAAGATTGTATCCTTCCTCACTGGCCTCTTTAGGCCATTCCATACAGAATCTTGCATTGTCCACCCATCTTGACAGGACTACATATATAGGGTTAAGAATCATATCTTTCCCCTTGAGACAATTCCTATAGAAAAGTCCCAGAAGGCCTGCTACGAGGCCAATGAATAAGAATTCACCAATCATTGTGTTTTTCCTTGTTTATTCTCCTTTGATTTTTAGCTCCGATTAAAGAGGAGCCATAGTGCAGTTAGCAGGGATTTCCATCTCTTTACTCCAGTCTTTGTAAGAGTCTGTGAAAACTACATGGTCATAGGTTTTACTCAGATTAAGGATTCCCAGAGGATTCACCATATGAACTACATGAATATCCAGAGAAGCCTGGGGATACTCTTTTCTCAGAAGCTCTGCTATTCCCATGAAAGTACCCCCTCTATCACAGAGATCATCTATCACAATAATATTATCAGCCTTTTTGAAATTATAGTCTCCAATTTCTCTTTGAATAGTGAAGCCTTTCAGTTCTCCTGTTTCAGGGTCCCTTGTCTTAGAACAGACAATCTTGGGATTGTTTCTGTAAAGACTTGTGTATCTTTCAGAAGCCCCCTCATCGGGAAAACAGATTACTTTCTTGCTACTAAGCCAAGGGTTAAGTAATACATTTTGACTGTTATTGATAAGAGACACAGCTCTTTCTGAATGAGCTTCATGAAGATTCACTTTAGTAGGATGGATGCTGTTGATAGCATTTGCCACTATCTCCAGACTGAAAGCTTCATTGAAGCTCATCACTCTATCCATTCTGGCACTCATCAGATATCTGATAGTAAGACTGAATGGTACTCCCTGTCTATTGAGAATATTTCCTACCTGCAACAGTACGAAGAGGTCATTAGGATTAGCTATTCTACACACTACATGTGCAGCATACTTCCTATTGATTTCCCCAAGTACTATATGAGGTTCTCCATCAGGAAATGTAGTGAGAGTATAGGGAACCCCTGGGGCTTCTCTATTTATCAGATTGATTAAGTTCATCTCTGTTAATTTCAATTAGGTTAAGTACAGAGTTCAGAGTGTCAGCTGCCTCTTGAAGACCAGCCCTGTCATCCAACAATATGTTGTAATAAGGTTTTCTGGTATTCATAATAGGGCTTTCATTGATGTAGTCTACCCTGATTCCAAAGTGAAGACAATAGTCCTTCATCCATTGCAAACACTTCTCATCCTCATTGGATGTGAAAAGAACCATAATGAAGTCCTCTTCTGAACATCTTTTGAGTAAGTCGATAGTATCTTTGACATCAAGACCTGAGTTATGATAGTCAAAGATAGTATTGTCGAAGTCAAAAGCTATAACCAGTTTTCTGTACTTTTGATACTCTTCCCAGAGTCTCTGAGTAGCAGAATGCTGGGTATAGGCTACACTAAGAGAGGCTTTCATCTACTCTTTTTCTGATTTCTTCGAGAGAGTGTCTTACTACCAGTTCTCCATTGATAAATACAGTCTCCAGTTGGTTGTCCATATCCTCTTCCTCTTTGGTTACCTGGTCAGTAGCTACATATTTGCCATCTACCAAATTCACTTTGATAAGGCCTTTGAGAGATTTCTTTACACCATCATCAGTCTTGGGGTCCTTGAAGATTTCTCTGCCTTCACCATTTACCTGACACCAGGTAGCTTTCATGGCAAATCCCAGAGAATCTCTCGACTTATACTGATAAGTGTAGGAACCTACACCTAATACAAGATTAGTGGCTGCAAATCCTTTTGCTTCCAATCTTGCATAGATAGTCTTCTGTCTTTCCAGAGTGATGCTGTCCCCATATATCATTCCAATATGGGAATCAAGGACTTTATAGCCCTTAGAATTGATTCTACCTCCAAACACATCCCAAAGGCACTCATAGGCACCTTTTCTGATATGTTCAGGGAGAGCTTCATACTCCTCTTTGGTGTATTTTGCAGGGTCTACACCACAGATAATGTCCTCAGGTACACCTGAGTCAGGTCTGATGATTACTCTACCCTCTCTTGCAAGAATGTCTTCTTTCAGTCTGGGTACATAATCAGTGATTACCTGCCAGAAGTCCCAAGTATCAGACACTATAGAGATAAATCCCTTAGGATAAACCTCTGTAATGAGTCTTCTGAAAGTCTCGAACTCATCCTCTTTACCACCAGCACACATTACAGAGTGCTCAGTTGCAGGTACAGTAGCTGCAATCAGCTCCTTATCAGCATCTGCAAAATAGTACTCCTCCAGAGCTTCAATAGCAGGAATGGTTTCAGAGCCTACGAATGAAGTAAGATGAGCCATACCTGACATAATTGCTGCTTCTACACCTGCCATTCCTCTCATTGAGAAATCATGTACCATGAATCCCAAGAAGTCATTCTCGAAGCCAGTCTTCTTTGCATGTCTCAACAGCTCTTTCTTGTAGAGTCTTGCTGAGGTTGCGGAAGTCATAGGCAACCAGAGAGAAGTAGAAATGAGTGTCTCCAGATAATTAGTCAACCAGAAGAACTCAGGCATAGTGTTGATGAGAGTCAATGCAGGAACTCTGATAGGGCACAGAGAACCTTCAGGAAGAGCTTTGATTTTAATGGGCAGATAGCCTAAATCCCACAAAGCTTCAATGTGTTTAGTGCCTACCTGATTGTCAGGGCCTAAGAAGGTATCTATCCTTCTTTTAAACCAGCTCGCAGCTTTTGTCTTGGGAACCTCAAAGAAGGACTTTTGCATCTTCTCGATGAGATACTCCATGATAAAATACTGTATGCCGAATACTACAACCCCTTCTTCAGCCTCAGGATAGTAAGCACAGCTCCTCGGAGTCCAGTTTGAATAGACAAACTGAGTTCCTTCAGGATATTGCCTTCTATGGTCCAGCTTATAGCCGTCAGTGAGTAGAATGGCATCCATTTGTTTTAACCATATTATTTATGTTATTAAAAGGTATTACTTAAGCTAAATTTTATCCTTATACCCTATAAATCCCTAATTTATCCTCATCCTAAGAATTCTCTTTAAGAGAACGAGTAATCCCAATATGATAGATGAGACCGTATTGAGAAGGGGGATAAGAGATAGAACGGCTATATAGTCTATTTCCTCCTTCTCCAATACATCAAGGAGGTCTTGGACAGTTTCAAACAGCTCTCCTGTATCTTTTGCCTCCTGGATAATAAACAGCCAGATAGCAAAGAAGGAGAGAATATAAACCACTATTCCAATTATCCACCACATATTACTTACTTACTTTTGTGATGGCTATCAGAGCCTCTCTGGGTGAGTTGAATCCCAAGGGATTCTCAATTCTTTCGGGAATAACTTCCTTTCCCTCCAACTTATGGAGAGCAAGACAAGTCTTGAAAGTATTTCCTTTGGTCGAACCAACTAATTTAGTGGTTCTAATCTTTCTTTTCATTGTCGAATTTAATAGTTAACACATAAAGCAGAGTGATGAACTGTACACTCAGCATAGCCCCCATAAAATTATTACCTTCCTCTAAAGGATAATTCATACCCAATATAGGCAGACATACTATCGTAGCAACAAAAATTGCCAGAAAGAAATTCTTCATAGCTACTTTCTGAATATTCGAGATATAAGAAAGACTACTATCGAAGAAACTATCATGATCAGCCCTATCATGGGTACTACAAGAACACCCTTGAATAGTTTTCGCCGCAAGTCCCTTCTTTAACTCTGTCATATTACAATTCACAAAGCCTGAGTTTCATAAATGGTACCCACATTTAAAGGCACATTCCATCAGGTAGTTCTCTCTGAGATAATACCCCTCAGGATTATGAGGAATCCATACAACTGTACCCTTCAGAGGATATTCTATAATGTCTACAGGAGCTGCTGCCTTGTATCTCAAATACTTACAGAACTCTATCCTTGAAAATTCAGGTAGGAGATATATATAGTCAGCATGGCGACCAGCGACCTCTACCACAGCCTGATAGATACAAGGACACATATAACCTCCTTCTATTATCCGGTTAGCCTTATGGTTTATAAGAGTTCCATTCCTAAAGATATTCAGTGCTTTCACATATATCTTTCTACGAAGAAACTTAGGTAGAGGCCTTTTCCTCTCTACACAGAAATCATAAATCTGTTTGTATATCCAGGTTTTCATGGTAGTTTTCATCCCAGTCCAGAGTTTAACTCTCTTTTTGATTTCCTCTATTGTCATAGTTGTAGTGTTTAGCATTCAAAGGTCAACTTTCCCCTGAAAGGTTTAAGGTCACGCATATGAATATTTACTATCTGTCCTGCATTAACACCCTTCTTTGCATAGAGTACAGTGACTTTCACTACCCCAGGCTCCAGACAGGTCATGTCAGTCAACATGAGAATAGCATCTTTCCATACGGAATTGGTGCATATGTACAACTCTCCCTAAGAGCTATCCTGCGCCTCTATATCTACTGTAACTTTCATTTTCTTTTCTTTTTAGGTATTTGTCTTACTCTGATTAATATCTCATCTCTCATCATCTCTTTCATCCTATGCTCAGCTCGGATTACATAAGTTTGGGGACTGTAGTAGTCGCTTTTTCTGAAGCAGACAGAGCACTCATCCGAGCCAAGAGTGTTTGCCCAAGTATCACATGTGTGATAATGAAAAACTATTCTGTCTGTGAAATACTCCAACCAGAATCTCTTCTTAGCCAGCTTTCTGAATTTCTTTAAGTAATAGATGTTCATAGTTTTTAGGTTTTAATAATAAAGTCAAGGTGTGCTGACATGGGCTATTACTCAGCTCTATTGTCTGGGCCATGCTCTCTATACTACTATACACCAGTAGACTAACCTTCCTCCTTGACTTGTAGTGACCAGAGTAATATCTCTACTACTCTGGTCTGTACTAATCCCCATAGGTGGCCTTCAGCTCAAAAACTGTCTCCAAAAAGCAGCCACTCCTCTCTTAAAATACGCTTAAAATTCAGTTTTTGATTGAGTTTGAGATTAGATTTCAATAGCTTCAATCTCTTTAATAAGAGCATCAAAGCCTTTACAGTTCGAGGTAATTATACTGAAGATGTTCGAGGACCATCCTGCAATGTTGAGAATTCTTTGGCTCTTGTGGAACACAGAATTTCCCTTGGTCTGTCTCAGATTGACCACGATGGTATTGCAGAAGGGATTAATCTTCTTGAACTCTTTGAAGAGTTCTACGAAGGTGGCACTTCTCTCTCCATAGCTTCTGCCATACCAGGGAGTGTCTCCTTTCTCTCCGAGCTGACAATCAGAAAAGACAATAAGATTGTCAATCTTGGTCTTATTCTTGATTGCATCTCTGAGGAAATCATACATTCCCTGTTCAGTGCTTGTACCACACTTTGCACCTTCAGCAAATGAATATTTGTTGAAGGCGAGAAGTCCCATATCTCTCTTGATGGGTACAGGAATAAGCCTGTCTCCAAACAGTCCAATGAATACATTGCTCTGTCTGAAAGCCATCATAGAGCCAAAGAGATTGCCAATCATGGCTGAAGTTACCTTCGAGAATGCAGATACTCTCGAAGAACCACCTGCATCTCCTCTCACTGAACCAGAGTGGTCAATGAGAATAGCACAGTTTCCTTCCAGCTCAGGGATATTCTGAACTGAGTACAGAAGAGCTTCCTCAAGAGCTTCAAGAAGCATCTGCTTCTTATCTTCGAACTCTACGGAACTTTTGTACCTCCGGTTTCTCTTGTCATCTTCGAATTGAATGACAGTACCCTTGGCTGTCTCCTTATTGTAAGGAATAGCCTCTACTTCAGAGTATGCTGTTGCAAATCTGAAGGGAAGCTGTTTGGACCTGAGCACCTTCTCCTTGATAGTGAGTTGTCTGCAAACCTCCTCTACACTATCAGGAGCATAGAGAAGAATATTGCGGAGATTTCTCAGCAGGGACATATAAGGAGCTCCCTGGGGATTGGCCAGTACCTCATTGATAGCATCAGCCTTCAGCTCCTCTTTGTCCTCCTCACTCTGAGCTGTCTGCCCAGCCTTGGACATAGTTCTCTCAAAGGTAGTGGAAGAGTAGAGGTCCTTAAGGGACATACCTTTGAGGAGTCTGTCATATGCCTCCTTATTCTTCTGAGTAGGCTGAGGATGAAAGAGATTCACCAGGTCTACCATAGTAATCTCTTTCTTCTTCATCTTGTACTTATCAATCTGATAAGGGTCCAGTCTCTCAAGAACTGCCTTGAAGCCTTTCTTGATTGCATTGGAAATCTTTCTCAGCTTGGGAAGATTGTTGAGATGCTGATATACACCGAGAATCTCAGTCATATCATCAGGTCTTACAACAATCTTGTTGAAGAACCTCTTGGCCCACTCTGCACCTCTTGCATTGCCAGCTACAATAGCTGCCAGGAGATGAGTTACAGAGCGCAGATTACCCTCTTTCCTTGCATAGAGAGCCAATTTTGCTACGAAGAGAGGATCCAGCTTCTTAGCAAGTTCAGTGATTTTCTTGGTCTCTTCTTTCTCTGTCTCATAGTAAGCACCCTGCAGGAATGTGGTCATGACAGTAGAGACGAGAACCTCTTTGTCAGTAAGCTGAAATGCTTTTTCGCCCATTTCATTCACTACCGTAGGCTGTACCGGAGTTTTAGTTTTGTTGTACTTACTCATATCATGAATGGTTTGTGTTATAACTTTTGTTTTAAGTTTACCTCCCCATCGTACAATCTACACTTACTGGGAGTGAAAATTTGAGTCATGCCATAATAGTTAGCAGTGCATTTGGATGGACACACGAGGATTGCGGTGAATCTGTCTTCTTCCTCAGTTTCATCAACTCCAGTCATCATCCAGATATCCATACCTGAATTCTGATGTAAGATGAGATTCCCCGGTTTAATCTCATAGCTCCACGCTGTGGGAATAGCAGCAGTTTCTACTTTCATATCTTTTAATTTTAGATTGTGGACTTATAAAAAAAAGTAGGGTGAAGAATAGCTCTCCGCCCTACCCCATAAACAATAAACAAAGAAAATCAAAAGCCAGCTAAGCTCTTTGGTCTGTGAAGGGATTCGAACCCTCTAATACCATGGCTTATACCATGAGTTATGCCTATTAACCTCTCTACAGACACCTGTGTCTCCTCTGCCAATTAGGCTTACCAAGTGAGGAGTTGACCATAACACAATCTGTCCATTAATGGATAACCATACCCTTTTGGTCTATCGATGGTATGGATTTATCAGGGGCTCACTATATCCCCCGGGAATAATATCCCACTGGACACCACTCCAGCTTACTGTTTAACCCTCAATCTGCAGCTTGAGTTATCAGTGGTGTAGGTAGCTCAAAGTAATTCAATATGTGTTTGTCTTTTGCTAAATTCCATGTAACATATATATCACTATTGAGCTAACTGTAGACTATCTTGCAACAGGATTATTTTGAATCCTCAAAAGGCAGCAGTGCTTGATAGTCTATATTATCAGGAAGGAGGATTTCTAACACTTGTAAGGATATCAGAACCTCATCTCTCATCTTCGTGATGAGTATGTTATTTACAACACTTCCTGTGTCTTAAACAGTATAGTACTGTTATGGTGCTGACAGGGACTATTGAAGTCCCCTAATTTATTCTCTATCAGCGTCGAGTTCCTCAGGCTTCAGTGGCGGAATTTCACCCCTCTTACTATCCCTCGCAGCCCCTCACCTTGTACTTCAGTGGTTTTTCATGTATAGCTTGGGCAGCTATTTAAAAAGAATACCTGACTCCCGTACCTAATTTCTTAGGCCTTGGCAGTGAATAATTTGCACCAGATTCTTCATCAGTCAGGTATAGTGATACTCAAGTTAACCAGAGCAGCGCTCTATTGTGCTTCCTTTTGCCGGCCAGGCGTCCACTGGTAGTTAATTTGAGTATATAGAAAGAAGAAGAGATAAGTTTCAAGAGCCTTTTGGCTGAATTTACCAGAGTTGAACTGGTTACCCTTTGTCCCAAATACAAATGCTCTACCCAATGAGCTAAAATTCGATGAAACCCTTGATGTCACTACTTCTTCTTAATGACCATAGAGAGTTTTTAGGCTCTCTATGGCTTGTTTAACTAAAATGGATTAAAATTAACTGGGATTCTGTTTCACAACAGTATCAAGGGCCAGTCTCCCTATGGAATGTGCAGAAGATAAATAGATAGAGAATCAGAATTTGCCTGACTTGAACAGGCCCTTTAGATTATCAGTCTAAAGCTCTTCCAGTGAGCTAAATATCGAAGTAACTCTATCTGTCACTATCTGCACAGGATATTATTCCTTTTCAGAAAGAGCCCTCAAAGACTTCATGAACTTTCTCATCTCTTCGGCCCTCTTTTCTTCCTCCATGAGGTTCTGTTCGAAGAGCTCCAGCTCTTCTGCTGTAGGCTCTTTGTATTCAGGGTCAGGAATGATGCCGAATTTCTTGAGAATCTCCTCTCTGCTCATGCTTTTCATCTGCTCCAGAACAGGACGAACCTCTGCCTCCATTACTACAGGACCTAAGTCCTTGGCAATCTCCTCCAACATCTCCATGTTGAAAGCCATATCAGGGAGAATACCAGGTTCACCTGACACCTCTTTGAGGACTCTCTTTTTCTTATCATAGTACAGGAGAGTCATCCCTGTGGGCATACTTGCCACAAAGATTTCAGTGTACCCATTCTTCCTATTCTTCTCATTGGAATTGAGAGGGAGATTGTTGAGGTTCTCAAGGGTAAGTTCCATACCCTTCTCCTTAAAGAGCTTAGCAAGACATGCTGCCTGCTCCTTGGCTGTGATTTTAAATTTCGTTCTCATTTGGATTTATTTGTGGAAGGGTTCTCTCTCCCCCCCCCCCTGGTTATTAATTTGATTAAAGTAGAGGGATTTCTCCCTCTACTGATTCAGCAACCTTTCAGTGCTTCTCTTTCCACAGGATGAAGCTGCTTGAGAGCTGCCCAGGCATCCTTTTCTTCTTTGAAATAAACTATGCCGGGGTAGTTTACTATTGTGTGTTTGAGAACTTCCCAACTTCCATCACTTCGAGGGCTGCAGAAATATCCAGTATTTCCATGAGTCTTGCGCCATTCTTTGTTGAGAGTATTGGCCAGTTTCTGCATAATTCCAGTAGCATTGTTCATTCTCGTCTGCCACGGTGCAAGTCTGCTCATAGGAATGAACCCTAAAAGCTCTCTTTCAGAGAAATACTTGAGTGCAAGTTCTGTTGCAGCTCCACCCTGCCTAAAGAGGGTTTTAGCCTCTTCCAGAGTGAATGTGCCGAGTTTAACAGTTTTCTCTTCTACCAGTTTCCATCCGACAATCTTGATGGGGATGTGATAGGCAGTCCTTTTATAGTTAGACAGCATTTGAGTTCTGGTATCTACATAATGCAGAAGTGAGGCGTAGACTGCAGAAATGTATACTGTCGATTGGTATGCAGGGAGGTAGATTGTGGAACCGGATGTCAGACAGTTGTGGGGGTCTTCCACATTGAAGGCATACTCCTTGCAGCTACTGGGGAATATAACTTTGATAGTTTTCATGGTTTCTCGTTGTTTTAATTATTGGATAATTTGTGATTCCTATAGGATTCGAACCTATGACCGACAGCTTAGAAGGCTGTTGCTCTATCCAACTGAGCTAAGGAACCATTGTGAAAAGGAATAGATAGATATTCCTCTTGTCTATTACTCACTACTCCATACAATTTGCCTCAAACTAATGTACTATAAATAAGTTACAGTCCTCTTGGATTTTGTATATCATGTAAGACTTGTTCATTTCATATCTCCCATAGACTTCGATATGAAATATAGATTGTACTTTAATCTATTGAAATCGTCTACAATCAGGACTATCTCAATCATGCATATCTAATGCTCTGTTAATAACTTAATAGTATTTTCTTCCACAGAGTATTGATAGACAGGGAAAAGGTAAACAGTATTAAATCCTATTAGTTTGTAGCAGAAAATCTACTTCTATTCTGTTTCAAGATTCTATCATCTACACTTATCATTTTAGAATATCTATATTCATAGTGACAAATGCTCATATTTTCGATATTTTTCAGACTATAACTAAGGAAGGAAGAGATACTGCTGATTGTATCTGACAGTAAATAGTGTTTTATCTTTTTATCTGCTGTCAGGGTTTAGGGTATTTGGAAAGAGAGATAAAAGGGGGAGATGGTCATAAATAACCACAATTCTCTCTTCTATCTCTCTCATTCTCAGTCTTTTACAGGCTTCTTGGAGCTCTATAACTAATAAGTACTATTGACCAATTATGGTCTAATTGTCCTATTTAGTAAGGCCCTTTCTTTCTGTCTTCAACTATCAATTTGTAGACTACATCACCCAATGCAAAAGCCATGACAAGCATAAAGATGATGAGCAATAACCAATAAGCCACAATCATTTCAGTATTCATTTTAGGCAAACAATCTCCTATTATAACACCACACCTCAGGGCCAAGAAGCTACAGACTTGTAGTAAATAGCCCTTGGATTCTAAGCCTGAGAGAGTAGGGTATTGACCTATTTCTCAAGGTGTATATATTATATATAGGTATAGAAAGAAAGTGAGAAGACAGAATCAATCTATCTTCCCACTTCCAAAGAAGAGGAGTACTACTCCTCTTCGAACTCTGCCAGCTCCACCTTATTGGCACTCTTGTGGAGCATGAAGCAGGTAGTGGTCTGACCATCAGACTTACGCTCATACTCTACCTCCGAGATGTAGGCGTCTACAGGGATTTTCTCTGCACCTTCTATGGTTGCAGCTACAAGCCCTCGGACCACTTCCTGTCCTTTGGCATTGAAGCAGACGAAGATGGTCTTCTCCCGACCATCTTTGGTCTTCTGGATTCCCCTCTTGGTGGAGGTGATGCCATAGCGAATTTTAGCCATAGCAAAGCTCTGCGAATTGATGAATCTGCCAAGATTCTCCTGATTCTGATTCTGGTTCATAACTTCTAATTTTAATTGATAGTTGATATTACTTGGGCCGGGGTATGACCCAACCCGCCGAAGGCGGGGAGGGGTTAGTGGTGATTAGGTAACCCGTATCTTCATCAAACTAAAAAAAATATTCCAGAAAAAAAAAATAAAAAAAAAAATAAAAAATTAAAAATTCATAATTTTTTTCCTTATAAATTTGGATTTGTCAGTTTTTTTACTTATCTTTGTCCCATCAAGGTTAATTCTAAGTTGACCCTCTGATTGAGTGGTAGCTTTCAGCTGCATAACACAAGAAGTCCTATTGATGTATTCAGGGTGGCACACCTACTTAGATGCGAAAAGGTTGAGGATAAAGTGCCCTTTGGGATAACCGGGAGTGAGAACTAATAATATATAAACGCCCCTGAAATAATAGATAGGATTGAGGTAGGCTATAAGACTGAAAATCAAAGGCTTACTTAGACAGGGTGACATCTGGACCAGGACTCCCTATATCTAATAGTGAATGAATATAGATTATTCTATTGAACAACGGTTCTAAGAGTAGTTTATATATTGGGGAGATTATGAGTAGAAGAATAATGTTCTATAGTCCTGAGTGGATTACTATGAATAATAGACTCATCAGGGCTAAAGCTAATGAATACAGAGGAAAGCTGATTAGGAATGCTACAACTGCTGAGAATAAGTTGAATAAGGTGTTCTTGAATTCTCCTTTGAAGAACAGGTTCAAGTTTCAGCATATTATATATGTAAAGAAGCCAGGAACCAGAAGTATTGAAAGGTTCTTTATTGCAGACTTTTTCTTTCCGGAGTCCAGACTTATAATAGAGTTGGATGGAGGATATCATCATGACCCTGAACAGTCTAAGAAGGATATAGAGAGGACAGGGATATTAAAAGCACTTGGATATACAGTCCTGAGAATGGATAATGATAAGGTACTTTATTCAAAGTACTTTGATTCTTTAATTGATGAACTAATACATAGATTGGATGAAATTAAAGGTAAAAAGAGGTATCTTCAAGGTTACCAAAAGAAAGGGTAAAAAGAAACTATATACTCTATACCCTATTGCTCAGAGATATGAGGATAGTAAGCTGACAGCATTCAGCTTTATGACAGAACTGAAAGGAAAATGAAATGGTATACTAAGTTAAGAAGATGGACATGGGAATTGCCTCAGAGTTTACTGGGTGCAGTTCTCTTGCCATTTTATGAAAAGACAAGACTGAAGACCTTTGAATATAAAGGTCAACAGGTTTATATATATGACAAGTTCCCCGGTGGAATATCATTGGGATACTATGTTCTTATAGATTATGACAGATACAGCTGGAACAACCACTACATCAGGCTTAGTTTGAGAAATTCTGTAAAGCATGAGTCTGGCCATGGAGTTCAGTCTAAATGGTTAGGGCCTTTATACCTACCTACTGTAGGACTGTTGAGTGGAAGTCATAATATAATCTGTAGAATAAAGGACTATTATCACAAGAACTACGATTATTATAAGTTCTTTGTGGAAAAGTCTGCAGATAAATTAGGTGGAGTTAAAAGATAAGATATGGGATATCATAATTGTTGGGATCCTATTTATAGAATAGGAACCAGGGAGTTCAGGAAGAGATGTTGCATCAATACGAATAAGGCTATTTCTCTGCAGAAAGATATAGATGCAGTAGATGAGGCACTGAAGGATAAGGGAATCTCCACAGAGGGATTCACACCTGAAGATTACAAGAATGCAATAGAAGAGCTGAGTGCAGAACAGTATTATGGAATAGAGTTTGATATTACTGACTCTTCTCCATTATGTACAAGAATCGGAGATATGCAGCTGCATTCTACTCTTCCTGTTCATTCAAAGATGAGGGGATGTTTGCTCGCAGACGATGGCACTGTAGTAAAGTATCTGAACTCTTCAGATTGGACATCTGAAGTGAGAGATGGTTCTCAGGGACAGGTGATGGTGGAGGTTCCAGAACACTGGATAAGATTCGAAACTGATGGTAATAAGAGAAGAGTATATGTTTCTGAGAGAGAAATCTCTTCTTTTATGAGAGTCCCTAAATACTATGTCTCAGCCTATGAAGCTGCATTGGATAGAACTAATAACATATTGTGTTCTGTCGTAAATGATACAGCTCAGTTCAGAGGAGGTAATAATAACAGTGATTGGGATGGAACAGGTAAAAGTGTTCTTGGAAAACCTGTCACTGGTAAGAACAGAGGTCAGATGAGAATTGCCGCAAGAAATAGAAATTCTACAGACCCAAGATGGAACATACTAACTTATGACATATACAAGGACTTGTTCTGGTTATATTATATAGAGTATGCTAATTTGAACTGCCAGGATACCTATACTGGAGAAAGAGATGCCAATGGTTACAGACAGGGAGGCCTTGGAGCGGGTGTTACTAATATATCCTCAGCTGATTGGAGTGCTTTCAATGGCTATTATCCCTTTATTCCATGCGGGTATACTGATTCATTAGGTAACAGTACTGGTGTGGTTCCATTTGAAATGCCAGCGGAATTTGGTAAAGAACTGACTACTTATGTACCAAGATGGAGAGGTATTGAGAATATCTTTGGGCATTTATGGAAACATTGTGATGGAATGATAATAGATGTTCAGTCTGAAGAGGCAGGTGGAGAGAGTAAATTCTATGTATTCGACAGACCTGAGAACTACAAAGACACTATAGATGAACATGCTATTTACATAGGAAATCAGATTAGAGCTGAAGGTTACCTGAAAGAGGTTGCTTTTGGAGATTTCGGTGATATATATGCCACAGCAGTCAATGGAGGAGCAAGCTCTACAAAGTATTTCTGTGACTATACTTACAACCTTAATTTACCGACAACAGGTAATTCATTAAGGACCCTTCTCTTGGGTGGTTCTGCTTACGATGGTGCTGCTGCGGGCTTGGGTTACTTGGTTTCTAGTCATTCGGTGTCTCATTCTCATTCGCACTATGGCTTTCGGCTTTGCTTCATAAGTGAGTAAACAAATATAACGATAAAGGCTGTTTATCCTCAAGACCCTAATCTTAGGTAGTAATGCTAACAATAGTGCTAATGCAGGCTTAGGTAACTTGAATTCTAATAATTCAGTGTCTAATTCTAATTCGAACTATAGCTTTCAGCAATGATTTATAATTTGGATAAAGGCCTTGCCTATTGGCAAAAAATAACAAAACTCAAAAGGAATTAGTAGAGAGATATC